CCAACGACGGCAGCGCGGCCTGGCAGGGGAAGAGCCAGAACAGCAAGCAGCTGCTGCATTTCCACCTCGACCTGATCGACGCGCTCCAGGGCGCAGCGCCGGCCGTTGCAGAGGAGCCTGCTACGCCTCCGGCGCCCGCGCCTGCCCCCACGCCAGCGCAAAAAGCGAAGAAGGCTGTCGCTGCGAAGACGCCGAAGGCTGAACCGTCCGGAGCGCCCGCGAAGCCGACGGCAAAGGATCTGCTCGCCCAAATCCCCTGGGACACGCTGCAGCTACCCACGTCGAACACAAACGCTGCGACGGTCAACAAGAAGCTGGCCGCAATCAAGACCGCTGCCGAGGCCGGCGACGTGGCCGCGCTCGAGGCGATGACATGGGGCAAGAACACCTACAACAAGAAGCTCGCGCTGGTCGCGCAGGCGGCGATCGCGGCGCTGAAGGAGGGCGCGCCGGCGCAAACGTCACAGTCGAGCCCGACGCAGCAGACCACTGTGACACCCGAAGCGAGCCAGTCAGGCTCGGTGCACATGGACGGCCACGAGTACAAGAAGGACGCCAACGCAGAGCACGGCTGGCAGTTCAAGGTGGCCGACAGCGAGCAGTGGCACGACGTGCTGAACCACGATGTCGTGGCGAAGCTCAACAAGCAGCACGGTGGCGCCACGCCCGAGCCGGGCCCCAAGGACGGCGACACCAAGCCAGCCGCCGACGGCGGCACGCTCGTGTTCAAGGATGGGCACTGGCACAAGCAGGATGAGCCGGCGGCCGCCTCTCCAGCGGGCCCGGAGCTCGTGTTCCACCACACCGAAGACGGCCACAACAAGCAGTGGTCGGTCTCGGTGCACGGTTCGAAACTGGTCACCAAGTACGGGAAGATCGGCAAGGCGCAGCAGACGACGGAGAAAGATTTCGGCAGCGCAGCGTCAGCTCAGGCGGCCAAGGAAAAGCTGATCAAGGAGAAGACCGGGAAGGGATACAAGCCGGTCGCCGGCGCGGCCAGCGCCCCCGCCGTGGGGCCAAAGCCTGCACCCGCTCCGAAGCCCCAGAAGCCCGCCGCGACGCCTGGTGCTGTTCCGTCCATGGACGACTGGCAGCAGATCGGCCCGCAGGGCGGCTCGAACCCGGGCGGCAAGTTCAAGGCACCGGACGGCACCGAGTATTACTGCAAGTTCCCAGAAAACGAGGACATCGCCAAGTCCGAGGTGCTGGCCGCGAAGCTGTACGCGGCCGCGGGCCTGGCCAGCCAGCGCGCGATGCTGGTCACCAAGGGCGGCAAGATCGGCATCGCGAGCAAGTGGGTCGAGGTCAAGAAAGGCAAGACCCCGGCGCAGCTGGCAAAGACACCGGATGCCCAGGGCGGCTTCGCGGTCGACGCGTGGCTGGGCAACTGGGATGTGGTCGGCCTGGGCTACGACAACCTGCAGATCGGCGCCGACGGCAAGGCCGTGCGGGTCGATGCCGGCGGCTCGCTCGAGTACCGCGCGCAGGGCAGCAAGAAGAAACCTGGCGAGTTCGGCCCGCACGTTACCGATCTCGATACGCTTCGGGATGCGTCGAAAAATCCGCAGGCCGCGTCGATCTTCGGGAAGATGACCCAGGCCGATATCGCCGCCTCGGTGGCGAAGGTGGCGGCCGTCACCGACGAACAGATCAAGGGCCTGGTCGAACAGTTCGGCCCGGGCGACGCTGCAGCGAAGAAGGCGCTGGCCGTCACCCTGATCGCGCGCAAGGCCGACCTGCTGGCGAAGTACCCGAAAGCGGCGCAGGGCGTCGCCAAGGGCACCTCGTGGGTGCGGCTCAAGCCGGGCGAGCGCATCGTCGAGACCGGTGAGAAGTTCGGCGTGCAGTGGGCTAAGATCAAAGTCCCGCCGAAGGGATTCCACGCGGACGCGATCCCGACCCCGCCCAACTTCTTCATGAACGGCAACCAGGGCCCGACGAGCACCTGGAAGTCGTCGGTCCAGCACGTCAACGAGGCCAACAACCAGGCCGGGCAGTCGATCTACGACGCGGCGATTCACCACAAAGAACCGGAGCCGGTCCAGAACCTGACCTTCGACCAGATCGACAAGGCGACCGGGCAGAAGACCGGCGTCAAGATGCCGTTCGCGCAGCACCCGGCCGGCGAGATCAAGGAGTATTTCAAGCAGGTCACCGCCGAGCTCGAGGCGCAGACGAAGGCGACCTACAAGACCGTTCAGAACGGGTCGTTCACCCAGAGCTATTCCGCCGCGGCGATGTCGCTGGCGGCCGACTTCACGCCGGTCGACTACACGAAGTTCAAGGCGCACGCCGCGAAGGCCGCGGACTACCTGGTGCTGAGCAAGTCGGCAGCGGCCGGCCTGCCGTCGCCGGACGACGGGGCGTTCGAGGAACAGTGGGAAAACGTCAGCCCGAAGCTGATCGAGTTCAAGAACGCTTGCAAGGCTACGTTCCAGGCGCTGACCTCGGCCGAGCAGACGGCGTGCAAGGCCTATACCGGCAGCGCCTACGCGAACTGGAACCAGGCGCTCCGGTCGGGTGACACGGCCTCGGGTGCCTACCACAACGCCCAGCCGATGGTGAAAGCCTTCAAAAAAGCCGCGATCGACATCCCGGAGGGCACCATCCTCTGGCGCGGCATCGGCGTGGGCGAGGACACCTACAAATCGGTCACGGGCGCTGTTATTCAGGACGGGTCGTTCCAGTCGTCGTCCTTCGGGTCATCCCCAGCTTTTTCCGGCCACAAGACTTGGCTAAAAATCCACGTCGGCAAAGGTGTAAAAGGTCTGCACGCCACGTCTTTCTCAAACTTCGGGTCTTCCGAACGGGAAATAATCATCAAAAATAATGTAAGATATGCCGTATTGAACGTCACCCATCACAAGAACTTCGTGGACAGCAAAGGTCACAGCCACGGCCCGAAAACAATTGTTGACCTGATGGCCCTGCCGCACGAGGACTAATTCATGAGCGAACAAGAAAAGAACATGGAGCGCATGGCCACCGATGACTCGGGGGTCAAGGGGCCGAACGCCGACAACTCGCCGCCCTGGTTGAACTCGACCGAGGCCGTGAGTGCGATCGTGCGCCAGTTCGCGGCCGACCTGATCCGGCGCTACGGCCAGTCCAGCCACAAGGACCTGATGGCTTGGCTCACGAACGAGTGCTTCCGGATGAACGAGCTGTTCATCGGCGCCGGCCTGGACACGACGCCCTACAGCCGCGGTCCCTGGAACACGCCCGACCATCTCGGCCACCACCTCGCGCTGGCGCTGCACATCGACGGCGAGCTGCGCCTGGCGGTGCGTGACGCGTTCATGATCTTCGCCAGCAAGATCGGCGAGCTGATGCGCCAGCACCAAACCGAGGACAGCTTCCCCGCGCTCCAGAAGGCGCTCGACACGGCCGTGGCAGAGTTCGCCAACCAGCTGCTCGGTCTCGATGGGGCGGCTTGATGGAGCTCCAAGACGATCTCGCTAAGGCCCACGTCAAGGGCCACGTGCGCGCCGACGGCACCTACGTGCGTCCGTACGAGCGCGGCGAAGTCAGCCTGCCGAATTCCTACCACCATCCCCGCCATGGCGAAAATGGGAAGCCTGTCCTGGTCGAGCTGCCGCACCACGCATCCGCCCCCTCGACCTGGACGTCGCCTGATGCGGTGGCCACGTTCGTGCCGAACGGCGACGCGCCGCTGTCGCTGAACAAGGTCGCGCTGCGCAGCTGGAAGGATCATCCGAAGACGATTGAAGGGTGGAACTACGAGGATGGCATTATGCATGACCTGCATGAGCCGGCGCTGCATGTCCCGCTTGGGAAGAAGGCCAGTTCGGGCGTGGTGATTGAGGAACCTGATGGTCGCGTCTGGCTCGTTTGCCCAACTAACGGTTTTGGGGGGTACGATGCCTCGTGGCCCAAAGGCTCGATGGAGGATGGACTATCGCTGCAAGGAAACGCATTGAAGGAAGCTTTCGAGGAAAGTGGTCTTCGCGTTCAAATTACTGGTTGGATCGGCGATTACGAACGGACGACATCTGTCGCCAGAATGTATCGCGCGCGCCGCGTTGGAGGAGACCCTACCCAGTGCGGATGGGAGTCCCAAGCTGTTTTGCTCTGCCCGCGAGGTCACCTTTACGAGCAATTGAACGGTCCCGCCGACTGGCCGATCGCTGAAGCGATAGGCGCTGGCCCGACGCCGCAAAAGTGAACCTCATCACGCGATCGGAAGCTAAAGAGCAAGGGCTGAAGAAGTTCTTCACTGGGGTTCCTTGCCCAAGTGGCCATGTTGCAGAGCGATACGTCGGGAACAACCAATGTTTTGCATGCCGCTCTGCACGGTATGAATCCAACCGAGAAGAAGCGGCGGAGTATGCGCGGAGATATCGCGAAGAAAACCGCGAGCGGTTGGCCGAGTTCGATAAGGCGAAGTATCGTGCCAATGTAGCGCAGCGAAAAGAATACGCGCGCCAGTACGAACAGAAAAATCGCGCAGCAGTCACCGAACGTCACCGACAGTGGCGTGCAGCGAACAAAGACGCTCTCGCCGAGGCTCGCCGAAAATACTTCGAGGCGAACAAAGACCGGATACTGGAAAGCCGGCGCAAAAAACGGATCGAAAACAGCCAGCAGATTGTAGCCAAGGTGCGTCGTTGGAGAGAGGCGAATCCAGATAAAAAGCGTGCTGCGCACGCGCACCGCCGTGCTCGAAAGAAGAAGGCCGTGCCACCGTGGTTTGGCGAATTCGACCAGTTCGTGTGGATCGAGGCTGCCGATCTGGCGCGCCGGCGCCGCGCCACGACCGGCCTCAAATGGGAGGCTGACCATATGATCCCTCTGATGGCGGACTTGGCGAGCGGGCTGCACGTGGCTGCCAATTGCCAGGTCATCCCCGCGAAACTGAACGGCGCCAAGCACAACAAACTTGTCCTCACCGAGCCCCTCGAATGGCTCCGCTACATATAGATTGAACACATCAACAATTTTGATGTATGATGCCTTCACTCATCAATTTTTGTGGAGGCAATATGTGGGTTTGTCTGAATTCTGCTTTTTTGAGCATTGTCGAACCGACCGGCCAGGACCTAAATACTGGCGACATGCTGCTGGTCCGCGCACGCCGCAAGGGCGATATCGAGTCGGTGTTCCCGAACGCAGCGGTCGAGAAGCGCCCCGAGCGCGACTACCTGTTCCGCGCGCTGATCCCGCGCCAGGAGGTGGCCGCGGCAATGGCCGATCAGGTGCGCGCCATTGGATATCCGAATTTTAAGGACTCGGTGAAGAACAACAGGCTCCACGACGCGTATGCGGCCGTTTGGGGAATCATGGCGAAGCTGCAGCCCACGCGGCCGTATTCGGGACGCGGTGGCGGGCGCCAAGGTGCACTGCTTTGACGACGCGCGTGCGTGTGGCAACGAAAGCTGTCGTCGCGCACTGCGCGGCAATGTCAGTCGTTGCCGCTCGAAAGAATAGAATTGATCTTACGGGTCAGAAATTCGGAAGGCTGATCGCGGTCCGTCGTAGCGAAGCGAACCCAAGAAACTGGATTTTCGATTGCGACTGTGGGGTGAAAGGCAAGTCGATACGCAGCGACGGGCCCAAAAGTGGAACCGTGAAAAGCTGCGGCTGCTTGCATCGTGAAGCTGCTGCGTTGACTGGTAAAAATACAGGGCCACAAACGGCCAAGATATTGACCGGGCGACGGTTTGGAAAATTGCTCGTCATAGGACGTTCTGGCAGCAGCAAGCACAATAACGCTACCTGGTCGTGTATTTGCGATTGCGGCTCCGAATTCACAGCAGTTGGCAGCTTACTGCTCCGAGGAGACTCGGCTTCCTGTGGTTGTGCTGTGATGCTTAGGGAAACTGTACGCCCTTTATTCGCCAGAGAGAGAACTCGCACGGCGATGTCCAACAGGCGGCGAACTGATCCTAAATTCGCACTGACGTCCAGAATGCGGACGGCTCTTCACCAGACGTTAAAGCGTAAAGGTCGCGAGTCGAAGGCGGGACGGACCTTCGACCTTCTCGGGTACTCGGTTGAGGCCCTGGAGAAACACCTTAGAAAAACAATCCCCACTGGGTTCACATGGGCCGATTTCATGTCTGGGGCACTTCATATCGACCACCGCATTCCGCTCGATGCCTTCAATTACACGAAACCATCGGATCTCGATTTCAAGCGCGCGTGGGCACTCAGTAATCTTCGGCTGATGCCGGCCCTAGATAACATTAAAAAGAATGCGATGCTGGATGAGCCATTCCAGCCATCGCTGTGCTTTTAGCAGACAACTTCATCGTGACGCCATCCTCACCGGATGGCAAAAATCACGGTAAAACTTCCCCGTCTTCATCCAGCCCAGCAGGCGTGTCTATCTGGTGCAAAGCGCTTCACGATCGTTGTCGCTGGTGAAAAGTGGGGGAAGCGGACCCTTGGTATTGAGGCGCTCCTGGCGTCCGAGCGCGGAGCCTTGAGCACGCTGAACAGCAAGCGCCCGGTCGCGTGGTTCTCACCTGATGCCGAATCCCTCAAGGAGGTGCGCCGCGCTGTCGTGAACGCGCTTGGCGACCTGGTCAAGCGCCGCCACAGCTCGCGCCGTATCGAGCTCGTATCGGGCGTCTTGATCGATTTCTACGCGCTTTCCGACCACCACGACGTCATGGACCAGTTCGGGCTGGTGGTGATCGACGGCGCGCGCCAGGTCGAGAACTTGCTCGACAAGTGGGAGGACCTGATCCGGCCCATACTCCAGCAGTACAAGGGGCAGGCCTGGATTTTGTCGGACGCGTACGGGAAGAAGAACGACTTCTACCGGCTCTGGCGCGCCGCGGAGCGCGACCCGGAGTGGGCGCGGTTCCACTTCGATTCCTTTTCCAACCCGTTTCTTCCGGAGGAAACGGCTGACGAAGCTGACCGCGTAACCGAGCCTGAATTCAGGCAGCGCTTTGGCGGCGAGTTTCTCGAGGTGGCCATTGAGCTGACCGCAGAACAAAAAATTGTGCTGCCCGGAGAAACGTTCATCCGGTGGTGTGAGCGGTTGGAAGAATCCGGAATGAAGGTCGACGGCAAGGCTTTCACTTTGTCTGACCGACCTGCAATGCGTTTCATTTACGAGCTTATCCCATCGACGGTACAGGATGCCTTCGACCGGATCGACGTAATTATGAAATGCACTCAAGTTGGCTTTTCGGTCTTCGAAATGTTGGCGATGATTTATCTTGGACTTCGCTTCTCGCCAGCCAAAATTGGCATGTTTATGCCGGCTGTGGGCGCTGCAACGACGAAGTCCTCGATACGCTTTATGCCTATCGTTCGAACCATACCGGAAGTGCACCGATTGATGACAGATACATCATCCAGCAGCCGTCGCGGCGGCGAGGGTAATGTTCTCGTTCGAACCATGGGAGAGTCGCGATTCCACTTCCTCTGGACGACGGGTAAAGTTTCGACCGAATCGAATCCGATGGACGTTGTCTCGTTCGACGAGGTCCAAGAGATGGCAATCGCGGACATGGAGAAGACCCGCGAGCGTATGTCAGCATCATCGATTCGTTACACGCTAATGGGATCAACGGCAAACTGGCCGGATTCGGATATCCACTGGTGGTACAAAAAGGGGACCCAGCATCAGTTCCATACCCTTTGTCCGCACTGCGGCACCCACCAGGTGCTCGACGAGCATTTCCCAAATTGCATCGCATATGACCCTGACGCACCTCGGCTGAACGAGCGCGAGCGTGAGGCCGGCATGGTTGGCGAGTATCGTTACCGATGCCACGAGTGCGAAGGCTGGATCGACGATCCCCAGCAAGGGGAATGGATAGCAAAGGTACCTGACGCGTCTGTACGATCCGTACACTTCCCACAGTTCCTGTCCCCGACCATCACGCCCAGGAAGATCATCACCGGCTATCACGAAGCCGATGATATGAAGTCATTCCACAACAGGACCCTCGGAAAGCCCTACACCGACCCGTCGCAGGTCCCGGTCAACCTGGAGATGCTGAACCAGTGCGCCGCCGAGGGCATGGCCGCCGGCCTGACCTGGAAGCGCAACGCCCGTGGCACGTTCATGGGACTGGACCAGATGGGTTCGTTCATCGTCGCCGTCATCAAGGAGCGCATGCCGGATGGCCACCAGGCCGTGGTGCACATCGAGTACATCTTCCGCGCGCCGACCAAGGACGACCCGGATGCCTCGCCCTGGGACCGCTGCGACGAGCTGATGGCGGCCTACGGCGTGCAGTGTTGCGTGGTCGAGACCCTGCCGAACTACGATAGCGCCAAGAGCTTCGCGCGGCGCCACGACGGCAAGGTGTTCCTGGCCGGCTACGGCAACATGGACGGCGACATGCTCGCCTGGGGCGACGCGCCGGCGCTCTCCACGTCCGAGCGCCGCACCGACGAGGAGCTGCGCGATCGCTTCACCGTCCGACTCGACCAGTACAAGTGCATGCAGGTGTCGATGGCGCGTTTCCAGAAGCGCATGTGCCTGTTCCCGGATCCGGACGGCCTGGTGCAGGAGGTGCTGGAGAAGGGCAAGCGTCGCATGGCCGCCGTCTGCAAGGAGTACGCCTTCTTCCACTTCACGCGCACCGCGCTGGTGGCCGAGAAGGACGAGGAGGAGAAGAAGTTCAAGCGGCGCGTCGTCAAGGTGGGCATCGACCCGCACACCAGCTACGCCAACATGCTGTGCGACGTCGCTTGGGCGCGCGCGCACGGCACCAATATGTTCATCCTGCCCGGCGGCGAGGAGCGCCAGGCCGTCGAGGTGAACGAGCACGTGAAGTCATTGCCGGGCATGAGCGACAAGCTGGTGGCGGCCGCTACCGCGCTGGCCGACACCTGCGGCCAATGCCAGAACCGCGACCCGGAGAGTGGGATCTGCGGCGAGACGTTCATGCGGGTGAAGGAAGAGACGCCCGGCTGTATCGGCTTCCTGAGGGTGGTTTAGGCCGTCTTCCGCTCGAACGCGAAGTGGCCGAGCAGGCCCAGAAGCGGCAACACCATCACGTCCGTGCTGTAGTCGTGGATACCGAAGGCCTGGGCCCGGTCGGCGAAGAAGGCCAGGTACGCGAGCAGGCCGGCGCCGAAAAACAGTTTGCTGACAAGATTGTTCATGGTTCGCTCCATTTTGGGGTGACGTACAGCAGAACAGGTTTAATTTCAGCTACTTTTTTGAATCGGATTTCGGTTGGAATTGGCCGCCCGGGCCCCGCTTTCGCTGGCGCCGGTCCACGGTGACGATCTCGCTGCGGAGGCGACGGCAGGGGCCGGTGTGGAGGGCTACCGTTAGGGTGGCCGGGTCCGGGGCGGCTTTGGCGGTCACGGTATGGACCTCCCGATCTCGGCGGCGGCGCGCACGATGGCGAGGCGGGTGGCGGCGAGGTCGTCGTCTGCATCGGCCCCGATAACGGTACCGTCGGGCGGAATGGCGTAAGCGTACCGCGAGCTCGGTTCAACTTGTATCCGCAGGAGTACCGCCAGCTCGAGCGCTTGCCCGCTATTCTGGAGCGGGTTCCACAGCATGTCGCGCGCAATCTCGTGACCCTGGTCACGCAGCCAGTCGTAGTCCCATTCGCCTCGGCTTTTGCCGGCAGCCTTGGCTGCCAGCGCCAGCAGCTCGCGATCGGTGGTCAGCTCGCTCACTTCCCGCCTCCCTGGCACCCCATGTGCGTCTTGCCGTCGGCGGCGATGCGCGGGGTGCGCGGGACAAAGTCGCCGGCGCCCGAAATCTCGGCGTAATACTGACAACCCGTTTCCGGGTCGGCGTAGTAGTGCGTGGTCGCACTGGACACCCGTCGCGACATGACAACCTCTTCGCGCTCGCACCCGGCCAGCGCCAGCGCGAACAGGACCACCCACGCAACGCCGGCAAACCATAACAGCCGGCGCTCGCCCTCGGTCAAGTCGCGCGGCTGGCGCAGCGGGCACTCGTCGCCCTGGCCGCAGTTCTGATTGCAGCAGGTCTGGCGGCTCACGGCTGCACCTTCGAGACAATGGCGGCCAGGTCGAGGTCTGGGCCGAGCAGTTCGTGAATGATCCTGGCGCCATTTTTCGACACGTTGTCCGGTCTTGCGATCCAGCCACGTACGTGGACAAGCACCGCCTCGGCGATCGCCATGTCGCGGGCGTCGCGGTCGGCGCACACCTGGTCGAACTCATTCTTGCGCAGTTCGCGAGCCAGCTGCAGGACCTCGGCCATCGGAACCACCTGCTCATTGTCTACCGCGTCGCGTAGGGCGGCGTTGGCGATGGCAACAATAATGTCGTCGTCGGTGCGCAGGTCGCGCCGCATAGAGTAGTTGCCGAAGTTCACTTCGACTTTGGCACCAACGACACCGAGACGTTCCGCCGCGGATTGGACTAGTTCATCACCCGTCATCCCAGTCACCGGGTACTGCTTCTCCGGCTCGGGCCAGCGGCATTTATCCCAGCGAGGGAAGTCGGGATTGACTACCTCGCACAGATTGCCGTTTTCACCGATGATGGTGTTACCCATGAACACCGGCTTGCCGTCGATGTAGCCGAGCGGGGTCATGACGAGGTCGGCGTCCCGCGGTTCCCGGGTGATGCTTGCACTCCCTTCGGAGGTCCAATTGTTGGGCTGTTCAACCCAGCCGGCGTCATAGATTCCAGCAAGCGGGAACTCGGGGTTCTTGGCACCCCACTTCAGGATCTCGGCTGACTTGCCATTCCGGCAGGCATACGGCGCCCCCGCCTTGGCGTGCTCCAGGTTGAACGGCCGCGTGAAGAACTTTGCGGCTTCGGCTTTCAGCAGGTCTTTTTCGTTGGGTTGCATACTCCTCCCTGTTCATGCGCCGGCGGCGCTTTGGTTCGTCTTCTGGTGCACGCACTCGGCGCAGCCGCGGTCGGTCGCGCTGGCGTCGTAGCGGCAGTCGGTGGACATGGTGTGTTTGATCTCGACGTAGCGCGGCTGGCGCGAGAACCAGCCCCAGCCCTCGTTGACGGTCGGGTCGTACCCGCTTTGCGCCAGGTAGCTGCTGCCCGCCGTCGGCCGCGGCCGGTTGTGGCAGCCATAGACGCGGTCCGTCATGGCTGCTTCCCCGAGCCACCGCACGCTGGGCATGGCAGACGACCGCCGACCTTCCCCGTGCCTTTGCACTGGCCGCACAGTTGCTCGCCATCGTTGTCGTTCAGGTCCAGCGACGCGGGCAGGTTGTCGGGCAGGACCTTGGGCAGCGGCAAAGAAACTGACGGGAGTCGCAACGGTGCTGGCGCGATGAACTCGCCGTCCATGCCCTGTTTCATCTGCTTTGCCATGCTTTCGGCAAACCGGTGCGCCTCCGGCGTGCTGGTGATGCGCTCTGCCAGCGCCGCATGCATCTTCTCGCGCGTGGTGTCCGCCGGCAGCGGCAGCACGTCGTCGAGCGGGTCGTTGGGCATGGAGCCGGAGATGTGGTCCTGCAGGTCCTGGTACACCCGACTGGCCTCCAGGCTGACGTGGTTGGTCGCGCCGCCGGCGAAACTCCTGATTTGCTCGGGCGAGAGGTGCCGACCTGCGGAAAACAGAGTGTCTCTCTGGCGCATGCTCATCACGATCGACAGCTCGCCATGGCGGTTCGATGGGCTGCTGGCGGCGAGCATCTCCTCCGCCCGCTCCAGCCGCGCGATCAGCTCCAGCACGACGGCGGGGTTGGCGGCGGCAATCAGCGCCGCGTCAGCAGCACTGCGGATGTTCGCGGCCACGCAATACCGACCTTCGCCCGCGGGTTTGTTATTGCCTACCACGTACAGGTCGTCGAACTGAACCGGTTCCCACGGCCCCGGCGTCGCCGCCTGCGCCAGCTCCTTGAGGCTGGTGAGGTCGAGGGCGGTCATGCCAGCAAGACGGCCACGAACAGCAGCCATCCCCAACCGTCTTTGCCATTAGCCATCAGATAAATGGCCCCGCCGATGCAGGCCAAAATTGCCAGCCATTTTGCAACGTCTTTCATACCTTCCTTTCACCGCGCCCAGCTCGCGCCGGGCGCATCGTGGTTGATCAGGCGCCCTGGATCAGGCCCTTGCGATCGGCCTTCTTCAGCGTGCGGTATACGGCGCGACCGCAGCTGAGCACCAGGTGGCGCTCGCCGAGGAAGGTGGCGCCGGGCTTGCCGGGCATCATCGGTGGGATAAAGGTCGGCTTGGCCGGCTTGGTCTTGATCTCGCGCGGATGCTTGCCGATGTTGCGCACTGCGCGTCGGAAGGCTTTGGACTTGCGGCCGTTCATGCCGGCACCTTGCTGGTGATGAAGTCGACGGCCTGCTGCACGGTTTTGATCGTCTCGACGTCCGTGTCGTCGATCATGAGATCGAACTCATCCTCCAGCGCCATGATGAGCTCCATCTCGTCCAGCGAGTCGGCGCCGAGGTCTTCGATGAACTTGTCATCCGGCTTCAGGTCGGCCTGGGCCACGCCGAGCTGCTCGGCGATGACTTTCTTCACGCGGGTATCAATTGCTTCCAAAATTGCTCCTTCGATTTGTGCCCGATCGGCGCCCGGGCCAATGCGCTCGCTGGAACATCCAGCGGTAACTTTTCAGGCGGCGTGGCGCGCCTGCATGGCGGCGCGGTACTCGTCCAAGCTGGTGGAAGGGTGGCGCGGCGGCTGGACCTGCCCGCAACACGCGCACAGGTCAGCTTCCGGAGAGACGCAGGTGAAGCACTGTACGCACGAGCCCGGCTCGGTGATCTCGCCACAGATTTCGCGAACTGCGTTGCTCAGCTCCCACACGTTGTACTTGAGGGTGAACACGCGCAGCTCCTTCGCCGAGCCGGTGGCCGCGAGGTCCTGGTCATGCTCGTGGATGCTGTAGTCGGCGCCCGAGCGGCAGCGCACCGCGAAGAAGAACCGACCGGCGTGCACGGTGCTGCGCTCGTTGCGGCTGATGACGGTCCACACCATCCCATTGCTGCGGCTGGTCCTGCGGCTCATGCTTTTCTCCCGAAAAAGGCGGGCGGGATGCCGTCTTCGATGAAGCCGCGCACCAGTCGCTCAATCTTGCGCAGGTAGCTCGCCAAGACTTCCTTGTCCTCGTGGAGCAGCTTGCGCATGCCGTCTTCGTCGAGCCCGCGCTTCGTCTTCATGTAATTCACGACGCTTTCTTCAATCTTGTCGAGAACATCTTCCCGCGTGGTTCCAGGTGCCAGTTGCAGCTTCATACTTTTCCTCTTGTTCTGTGGCCTTACTGAAATAATACATCAAATTTGATGCATGAACTAAATATTTTTGCTGTCTGTTGCTTACTCGTCGTGACGCCACCATCGCGTCATGACTACCTCCGCGCTCACCACTGCGTTTGACTCGGGCGCTCCCGCCGAAGAGCGCCGCGCCGCCATGTCCGAGGCGCAGCAGGCCGCTCTACCCCAGACCGTCAAGGACATGATGCCGCTGGTGGAGTTCATGCAGCGGCAGGCCGACGAACAGGAGTTCAACAAGGCCCTCACTGGTGCAAAGCTGATCCCCTTCCCCAGCCCGCGCGCGAAAGACCGCGAGCCCGGCATGCAGTCGGTCTGGGTGAACGACTCGTACGGCAACTCGATGGGAGAGTGGCGCGAGCGCTGGTCTGGCATGTCGTTCGACATGATGCGCAACATGGTTGACCAGACGCCGGTGCTTTCGAGCGTGATCCTCACGCGCCAGCGCCAGGTTAAGCGGTTCTGCCGGGTGCCGGACGGAGGCAAGGGCGCGGGCTTTCAGGTCCGGCTCAAAGACCCGAACGCTAAGATGGGGAAGGACGAGCAGAAGTCGATTGCGCTGCTGCAGGACTTCTTCACGCACTGCGGCTGGGAGAAGAACCCGCGCCAGCGCGCGCGGCTCAAGCGCGACAACTTCTCGGGCTTCATGTCCAAGCTGGTGCGCGACAGCCTGATCATGGACAGCGCGCCGATCGAGACCGAATGGAAGCGTGATCGCAGCCTGGGCATGGACGGCCTGTACGCGGTCGACGGCGCCACGATCCGCCTGGTGAACGAGATCGGCTACCGCGGCGACGACGAGATCTTCGCCGTCCAGGTGGTCGATGGTTCCGTGCGCGCGGCGTATGGCTACGACGACCTGATCTACGTGCCGCGCAACCCGCGCACCGATATCCTTGTCGGCGGCTACGGCATGTCGGAGACCGAGCTGCTGATCAAGGTGGTGACCGGCTTCCTGAACGCCTTCACCTACAACACGAGCTACTTCGACAAGAACGCGATCCCCAAGGGTCTGCTGCACCTGACCGGCGACTACGACGCGAACGACCTGTCGGCCTTCCGCCGGTACTGGAACGCCATGGTCAAGGGCGCCGGCAATGCCTGGAACCTGCCGGTGATGGTCTCGAAGAACCAGGAGTCGAAGGCAGCGTTCGAGAATTTCGGCGTCGACGTCAACGAGATGATGTTCACCAAATGGATGACGTTCCTCACGTCGATCATTTGCGCCATCTACGGTATCGCGCCGGACGAGATCAATTTCGAGAGCTTCACCAACGGCACCAGCTCGCTGTCCGGCTCGGACACCGAGGAAAAGCTGATCAATTCGAAGGACAAGGGCCTGCGGCCGCTCCTGTCGCACTACGAGGACCTGTTCTCGGACTATGTCGTGGCCGAGTTCGGCGACAAGTACGTGTTCCGCTGGACCGGCATCGACGATGAGACGCCGGAGCAGCGCTGGGCCAAGGACCAGGTGATCTTGACCGTGAACGAGGCGCGCAAGGATCAGGGCCGCGAGGAGATCAAGGAAGCCTGGGGCGACGCGCCGCTCAACCAAAACCTGATGCAGGCCTGGATGGCCGAGCAGCAGGCGGCCGGCGAGGATTACGGCGACCCGGATGCGCAGGACGGCCCGGGTGGATCGGGGGCGTTCGGTAATGGCGACACCAAGCCGGGCGGCCAGGCCGAGAAGAAGCCGCCGTTTGGCGGCGGGCCGGCAGCACCAGGCGAAGACGACAACGGGCCGGAAATCCAGAAGGCCTTCGGGCTTCCGGTATTCAGGGTCGAGCCGTGAGCGCGAACAAGGGCGACGAGGTCTTCTTCCACCACAAAGGCGAGCCCAAAAGTGGCCGGGTACTGTGCACCGGCAAGCACGGTTGCCACGTCGAGGACGGGGAAGGCGCGCGCCACAAGCTCAAGTGGGGGCACATCGCGGGGCACAAGAAGCGCGCGCCGCAGACCTACAAGGTTCAAGAAGAGGGCGAGGATGGGCTGATCGTGGCCGACGACGCTGGGCGCCGTCGCCTGGTGCGCATCCCGCCAGAGGCGCGCGCCGAGCAGCTGCAACTCGAGCCGCAAGCCATCACGCAAGGGAAACGGGCCCGCAATGCACCTGGAGCCTAACAGGTCCGGCAGGGGCTAAGCTGCCGGTATCACATGCCTCGCTCCGGCCGGGGTCCGCGCTGGGTAACCAGTGGCGGTAGGCAGTCGGATAACGGCCCACCAGCGCCAGGGCGGCATCGGCGTAGAACGTATGGTGGAGTGGAGCTGGCGGTCGGCGCCAATCGACCGCCAGCGACCACGGTGTTGCGGAAAATCAAAATTACTTGCGCAAAATTTTATTATTGCGGTAAAATTCAGACCTCAGCAGTAATCGGCGGCTGTCGGTTAGCTCGGCAGAGTGTTTTGTCTCCGTTTCCCATCAAGTACGCTGCTTTATGCGAACGCCGATGTTTTACCGAGTGCCCGGCTGTTGTGGCCGGCGACACAGCCGGAGAGCGTCACCGGCCGACTGGCTCACGTTACGAGCCACTACACGACTGTCGATTTACTCCCGGCACAGTGACGCGGTGTATAGGGGCGGGCCATAGGTATATCCTTCCTGGCTGGCAGATTCATGGGAGCCCTAAAGCCTTCATCCACTCCCTGCTAGTAAGTCGCCAGTCGTGTGGTGCACCCGATTGCAGTTCCACCAGGAGCAGCCATGCCGTCGACGACGCACCCGAGCAAAGAGCAGGTGAGGCAGTGGATGGCCGAGCGGAAGGAGCGCGCTGCGCCGCCGCCGTCGCCGGAAGAGGTGAGGCGGCAGCTGGGGTGGGAGATGTTGTACAATAATGATCCGCGTGCGGGTGAGCGTGCGCGGTAGCTGAAGACACGAATGTTGCGCGCTTCGTGGTGAAAACCACGGCAATTTCCCAGAGTGCTGGCGCAGCGCTGGGAGCCTAAGCCAGTACGGGCCTTGCGGGTGGGATATCTCAAGAGACTGGCGACTACCTGACAGCCTGGAAAGACAGGCACCACACGCATGGCGATTGTTCCACCGGGTTTGACCGGGGTTGTATAAGGGACCGCCGCAGTCGCCAGCCGTGTGGTGTGCGCCGACGACGAACGCAGGCGCGCAACAGGATCGCCAACGCTCTGCGCCTGGCACCACAACAACCAGCCCCACTTTCCAGATAGGACTGGGGGCAAACCAGTCTCGCCCGCCACGTGCGGGAGGAGCATCTGAGGCCCTGCCGTAGCAATGCGGTGGGGCCTCTGTCTATCGTCGTGACCCTACCCTCGTCCCATGACCGGCCTCTTCCTCGATATCCAACATCTCTCCTGCTGCGCCACGGATAACGCCCTTGAGCACATCTACAAGGCGCACACAGGCGACGGCGGCGACAGCGCCTGGTTGCCGCACGAGTCGATCCTGATCCGGCGCCTGATCGAACTGTTCTCGCAGCGCGGCCTCGATCGCCTCGCCAGCGTGCAGGAGGAGATCGCCGCCTGGACGCTGGGCCACAAGCACAAGCCCTCGCCGGCGCCGGTCGCGCACCCGGGCATGATGACCCGCTGGTCGGCCGACGAGCTCGAGCTGGTGCGGATCTACCTCGAGGCGCTGCCGCCGGCGCAGTGGACCATCGACGACCACATGCTCGCCGTTGACCTGGTGGTGCAGCGCTACCTTCCGGCCGACGAGCTGGTGGCCGAGGCGCAATGGCTGTCCACGCGCGCGGCGATGATGGGCAAGGTGCAGGCGCACATGGCAAAGCCAGCCAGCGTCGCCCAGGCCGATCTGATACTGGCCGCGCTGCCGTCCACGGCGACCGCCGCGGCGCAACAGTTCGCCCTCAATCCGCTGGAGCAGGCCGTGATGCAATTTGCGCGCGTGCGCTGCGCCGAGAACGTGCGTGCGCTCTCCGAAGACGTGCGGCACCGGATGAAGGGGACCGTGCTGCAGCACCTGGAGCAGCAGCTCGACGGCGCGCCGGGCTCGTCGCTCCAGACCAAGCTCCTCGATCAATTCGGCACCCTGAACCGCGACTGGCGCCGCATCGCGGTCACCGAGGCGGGCGAGGCGCAGACCATGGGCCTGATCGCCAGTCTGCCGTTCGGCACCAAGGTCAAGCGCGTCGAGCAATACGCGAGCGCCTGTAACTTCTGCAAACGCATCGACGGCGTGATCGCGACAGTCGTCGATCCGGGTAAGCCGGACAAGGACGGCGAGACCGAGATATGGGTCGGCAAGACCAACATCGGCCGCTCGGCCTCGCCCAAGAAGCGCGTCGGCGACGTGCTGGTGGCGCGCGCGCCGGATGAGATGTGGTGGCTGCCCGCTGGGCTGGCTCATCCGCATTGCCGCGGGCGCTGGGTGGTCGTTGGCGACGCCGCCGCGCCCGGCGATGATCCAGCGTTCGCCTCCTGGCTGAAGGCTGCCCTCAAGTCATGAACTGTCCCCGGTAGGCGGCCGGGGTCATGCCGGTGACCCGCTTGAATGCGGTCGTGAAATGGCTCTGGCTGGCGAAGCCGCACTCGTATGCGATGATCGCTAGTTGCGCGTACGGAATTCGCATTCGCTGTTTCGCGCACTCGACGCGGCGCAGCACAATGTAGCGGGCCGGAGTGATTTTTGCCGTTTTGTGAAACGCCCTTGCAAAATGAAACGGGCTGAGGTCAGCGATCCCGGCCAGCTCCTTGAGCCGAATCGTATTAGCGATATTGTCGTCGATGTACTCGGTGATCCTTCGCATCGTGTTAATAGGCAGGCCGCTGGAGTACGGCGCGACTTTCTCCAGCATGACGGCGCCGAGCTTTTGCATCATCCGTACGGACAGAGCAATGCCAATCGACTCGAGCATCATTTCGGATGTGTCACTGCCGCCGCTCGCAGCCCATGAAAGGGCTTCCATCAGGTTGAACGCGACTGGGTCCGTAATGCCATGCAGGAACTGCGAGTCAACCTGCTCGAAGTCAACGACACCAAGCGCAGCTGCCCGAAAGACTGCGTCCGAAATGCGCACGAACGTGGCGCGAATGGGTTGACGGTACAGGCTGCGAACCCTGAATGCCGGAGGCAGGTAACCGATGGTCTTCGGCGCCCATTCGATATCGTGGGCACGGCCCTCATTCAATGACGTTGGGACTGTAGCGCCGGTACCTTGGGACACCGCGAATGCATGTTCATTTTGGAGAAGGATTTCATTCTCTCCGGTGATATCTGCGACCGTCTGGACTTGAACGTGGGCGGTACCGATGAATGAATTGGGCGAATCGAGTTCGAAAATGGGTTTGGTCATGATTGCCACTCACCTGACCTGCGGCGCCTTTCTTAGCCGCTGCCTGAACATGGGCGTCGTGACTTCATCATCCGGGCATGACGATCGAGCCACGCCTACTCCTAAAAGCGTCTTCCGTACCAGAGGGTTCCCACTGGATTACCGTACATCCAGCCGGAATCGGCAAGGGCCAGCCGGTGCTGATCCAGCCGCAGCAGGATGGGTCGGCTGTGGTGATCGGCGGCGCCGGTGGTTCGCTGAACCATCTACGTCTGCGCGGTGTGAAATCGCACGCCGACTACAAGGAGGAGGCCAAGGGCAAAGCGGCCGAGCAGCGCGCCAAGAAGAAGGAACAGATCGCCGCCGACAAGGCCTCCGGCGTGCACGGCGCCAAGCAGGACGCGCGCAAGGATATCCAGAACCAGCGCCGCGCCGCCGAACGCAGCGTCATCGAGGCGGTCGCCAAGAAGGCCGGCTGGGATGAATCGGACCTCACCTTCCCCGAGCAGGACTACGCGCACCTGTCCGAGAAGGCGCTTGCCAAGGTCAAGGACCGCCACCACCGCCAGTTGCTCAAGCGCGCCAAGGAAGTGATCCAGCAAAGCCGCGAGAAGTTGGTCAACGACGCGGCGGCGCGCGCCGATGCGGGCGTAGGAGAGCTGCCGCTGTTCTCGGACGCCCCCGAGCACCTGTCCGTGCAGGACCTGGACCCCATCAAGCCACCTGGTGCCGGACTGGGTTTCCAGGCCGATTACAAGGGCCGCGCCACCGATGCGGGCCTGTCCCAGGATGTGCTGGCCGCCGAGGCTCAGCAAGTCAAGCTGGCTGGCCTGACGGAAGAGCAGCGCCAGGCCGCGTTCGCGCGCGGCGACGCGGGCAATCTGATCAAGCAGGAGCTGGCCGGCATCAAGGAGCCGGCCGCGCCCAGCGCCGATGCCTCGCTGCTGTCGGCCAAGGATGCGCTGGAGCTGGTCAAGGAAGGCAAGCGCCTGGCCGAGATCGAGCGCCTGGCGCGCGCCGCGCATGCCGATGTGGACCGCGGCGCGGCCGAGCCGAAGGCGTTCGTGCTCGAGGTGTCCGACGGCGGAGACGTCGCCGAGGACCTCGCGAACGACCTGCGCACCGTCCAGACGTCAGCCTTCCTGTCCGAGGTCGGCAAGATCGCCGGCGGCAGCCCGACGGAGACCCTGGGCGGCCATATCGGCGTGGGCGCCTACAACAGCATCAACGCGCTGGCGCTGGCCGTCGGCGGCGAGGCGCTGGTAGACCGCTCGGTGGTTGACGTGCTCGGCATCGCTGGCGCGGCGCAGGTGCTGGCGCGGCGCGTGCACGCCGATCTCGCGCCTGAGGAGGTCGAGCATGTTGCGGCCGGCATCCAGGACTGGCACGTCAACCACTACACCGCCACCACCACCGAGGCGCTGAAAAAGGCGCGCGACCTGCAGGAGGCCGCCAGCGCGATCGAGCTATCTACCGAGGCGCGGAACGGTGCGGACCTCGCAGTGGCGCAGGAACTGAACGCGCGCCGGCGCGCCGCCATCGGCGACGCCCAGCGGATCCTCGGCCAAGCCATGGGCGAGATGGAGGCCAATGCCGCGCTGGTGCTGGCCATGAAAGCGCCCGGCGCCGGGCCGCTGCAGGTCTCGCTCGGCAAGACGGCCGTGGAGCAGGCAATCCAGCAGGTGCGCGCGATCGGCCTGAAAACGGGTGACTATTCGCTCGAGAAGGTCGGCGGCGACACCTTCCTGACCGTGACCCCGGCCGGCATGGAGCGGCTGGCAAAGCCGGTCAATCGCGAGGACGTACAGCAGGTCCGCCGCAACCTGGCGATCATCCGCGGCGAGCACGACGAGGATGGCTGGCTGCCGCTTGGCGTGGCGAATCGCCCTGACCTGGTGATGAATGTGAAGCCGGGCGTCGCTGAGCGCCTGGCGCAGCCGTTCGCGCCCGGGCCCGACCTGCAAGCGGCGCTGCGCACCTACATCGGTGCGCGCACGGCGGATGGCGACGCCCCGGCCGACATTCTGGCCGATGTCCAGTCGGCCGACTTCTTCCAGCGCGTCGGCGCCGGCCGGGCCGAGGAGTACCGCCAGGCGCTCGACGCCGTCGCACCCCTGAAGGATGCCGACGGCAACCAGCAGCGCGCCGACGCGCTGGGCGACACCTTCGAGAAGTACGCGGATGAGCACGTGGCCCAGCTGGGCGGCGAGCGAACCACGCTGAACCGCCAGAAGTTCAAGGTCGACCAGAAGTCGGTCGATGCGCTGCACCGGGCGCTGGCCGAGACGCCGGAGGGCACTGCCGCCTACAAGCAGATCGGGGAGCTCACGCCCAAGGACCAGGCGGCGCTGCGCGAGCACTTCTACCGCCACATCGCCAAGGAATCGCCCGATGCCGGCAAGATGCGCGCCGAACTGGAGCAGCTGAACGGCGCCGAGCCGGAGAAGGAGACGACCGATATGTTCGGCGACACGGTGCCGAACCCGGAATGGAAGGATTGGCGCGCCACGCGCGACAACCTGGCCGAGAAGCTGAGCTCGAGCTCACTCACCTGGAGCAAGTACCTCAAGACGATGGGCAGCAACGAGAAGGCCTACGAGGCCGTGCAGGACGTGATCCGCTCCAAGATGGCGGCCACCTTCGTCGATGCGCACAACAAGCTGAATCCGGACGCGCCGATCAAGCTGGGCAAGCGGGTGATCCGCAACAACCTGGATCACCTCGACGCGGTCGACCCGGACGCTCGCGATTCGCGAATGGCGAAAGACAAGGCGCTGATCGATGGCTTGCGCAACCGCAGCGGCGGCAAGTATGCGGCCGGCGGCATAGCGGACAAGATCGGTGCCGCAAAAGAGCAGCAGGCGGCATTCGACCAGGCACAGATGGGATTTTTCTCGTCGGAAGAAGCCCCGGCGGCCACCGCCGGCGGCCAGCCGGCCGGGCTGGCGCCCGACGAGCGGCATACGCTGGGCCATGCCGCGGAGCGCCAGATCGCCGGGATGATGGAGCACGTCGGCGCCAACTTCAAACCGGGCCAGCCCACGAAACTGTGGGGCGTCTCCATGTCCGGCAAGTACGCGGCGCAGCAGCGCGCGATCAAGCTGCTGGCCGCGAACAAGCGCATGGCGCTGGCGGCCGGCGCCGGCAGCGGCAAGACCAACATGATGCTGGGCGCGCACGCGCACCTGTCGGGCCTCGGCACGGTCAAGCGCTCGATCATGATGGTGCCCTCGATCGTGCAGGGCCAGTTCAACGGCGAGGCGCTGCGCCTGCTGGAGGCTGGCAAGTTCAAGGCCCATATCCAGCCGGGCGCGTCGCAGGCCGAGCGGATCGCGGCCTACAAGGACCCGGATACCCACATCTGCGTCATGACGCACCAGTCCTTCCGCGACGACATGGTCCACCTGGGGTCCAAACAGGCCGGCGTCGACGAGGCGGCCATGGTGTCGAAGGTGGCCGCCATGAGCACCACGGAGCGGCGCGACTGGGTGGCCAGCGTGATGGCGGCCGAGGGTATCAACTTTGACGCTTCCTTCATCGACGAGGCGCACGACACCCTGAACCGCGCCGGCAAGGAGAATTCGAGCCTGTCGAACGTGCTGGAGGCGGTGGGCCACCACACGCCCTACCACGTCTACGCCTCTGGCGACCCGGTCAAGAACGACCCGAGCGAAATCCATTCGATGCTCCAGAAGCTCGACCCCGAGCGCTACGAGGACCGCGCCGCCTTCATGCGCCGCTACGGCGCCGACACGATCGCCAGCAAGCAGGCGCTGCAGCGCGAGATGGCGCGCTACGTGTTCCCGACCTCGATCACGCCGGACGTCGCGGTGAGTCGCAAGCAGGAGAAGGTGTCGCTGTCGCCCGGCCAGACGCAGGCCCTGGGCGAGCTCGACAAGCACCTGGCGCGCGCCCGGCTGGCGCAGCGCGCCGGCAAGGTCGACGTCGAAGCGGCGCGCGCGATCTCGCCCAATTCGTTCGCCGGCGTGCCGGAGTCCGATCACGAGAAGGTCGCGGCCGCGCTCCAGAAGTCCATTGGGATCCTGAAGTCCTCGGCGGTCAACCGGATCATCAACTCGCACCCGGACAACGCCAAGGTGGCGCGCGCGGTGCAGATGGTGGCCGATCGCCCGGGCAAACAGGGCGTCATCTTCGCGCGCAATCGCGACAGCGTCGAGCAGTACAAGGCGGCGATGGAGACGGCCGGCAAGCGCGTCGTGGTCATAACCGGCTCGGACAGCGCCAAGGAGAAGGACAAGAAGCGGCGCATGTTCAATCCGGAATCGGGCGAGGCCAAAGCCGATATCCTGATCGCGTCGGATGCAGGCGCCGTCGGCATGAACCTGCAATCCGGCCAGTTCCTGATTCAGCACGATATCAGCCAGACCGCCAAGACGCACAGCCAGCGCAACGCCCGCATCCACCGTCTGGGGCAGAAGCAGGGCGTCGAACTGATCGACCTGGTGGGCGACCATGCCGAGGAGCGCCGTTCGCGTGATCGGCTGGAGAAAAAGTACGCCCTCAAGGATTTGATGGCGTCGCCTTTGGACGGTATTGACGATTCCGGTGTAGCCGGAGCGATTAATGCGCGGCGGGTGGAAGCCCAAAGCGGGCAAGGAGCGATGTTCTGATGTACAGTGTAACCATGAAGCTATCCGCCCTCGCCTTACTCTTCGTGCTCGCCGCGGCGCCGGGATCCGCTGCCGACACGGGGTCCTGCTACGCGATCGGCGACGCGGACGCGCGCATTTACTGCCTGGCGCGCGAGCGCCGCGACCCGTCCCAGTGTTACGCGATCCAGCGCGCCGACCTGCGCGCCCAGTGCCGCGCCGAGGTGTCCCGATGAAGCGCCACATGGAGCGGGTGCGCACCAGCCTGACCGATCTGGCCGGGCTGGCCTCCAAGACCGAGGCGGCCGAGCGCAACATCCTCAAGGCCGCCGAGAAGCGGCTCAAGGCCGTGCTGGCGGAGCTCGAGCGCGCACAGCCCGGGGTCGAGGCAGCGCCGGACCGGACGCAGGACCGCTATCTGGCCTTGGTGCGCGAGCGCGGCCAGCTCGAACTCGTCGTCAGCAAGGCCAGACAGACACTCGGCCTGTAACACCCCTCCGGGCTGTCGTGACGCCACCATGGCGTCAATATGAACCGCGACGCCTATCTCAATTCCGAACTGCTCAGCATCGAAATGATGCTCAAGGCGACGCCCGCAACCGAGGGCGATCGGCGCTTCATCTATCTGGAAGCGTCGCGCGAAGAGCGCGACCAGCAGAACGACATTGTGCTGGCGAAGGCGCTCGAGCAGTCGGCGGACCACTACCTCAAGTTCGGCAACCTCGACATCGACCACAAATCGATGCCGTCGATCGCGGCGCTGCACGGCATCGACCGCCCGGACCTGTGGGAGATCGGCGCGCCGGTTGACGTGCGCGTCGACGGCAAGTCCACCTTCGTCAAGGCCGAGCTGTTCACCGGCACGACCGATCTGGCCGAGCGCGCGAACATGGTGTGGGACAGCATGACGAAGCTGAACCCGCCGCGCAAATGGTACCCATCGGTCGGCGGCAAGGTGCTGCGCAAGTCGGCCGCGCTCGACGACAACGGCGACAAGGTGACTGTCGTCTCTGGCGTGCGCTGGACGAACATCGCGCTGTCGCAGCAGCCCGTGAACCAGCACGTCGGCGGCGTCGCGACGATCCCGTTCGGCGTGCTCGCGAAGTCCTGGGGCGTGGACGGGCTCGACCTGATCAAGGCGCTCGAGGCGAGCTACGCGACCGATGCAGGCGCAAAAACCGGCGGCGCAGCCTTTGGCGTGCAGTCGATCGACGCGGGCCACCACGGCGCGCCGGCGTCCTACTACGAATTCCGCGAGAGGTTGGCGAAAGCGCTGCGCAAGGGCGCCGTCGAAGACCAATCCGCGAATGGCCTGGTGCAGTACGCGGCCGGGAATTTCTCGCTGTCTCACGATGAGGCTGCGGACTGGGTTGATCGCTTTTTGAGCGATCTGAAATCGGGTCTTACCAAGAAAACGACGAGGTAAATTTTATGAGCACTACTGAAGGAAAGAGCGACTTCGCCGAGCTGCTGAAGGCGATCAACGACGAGGAAGCCAACGCGGACAACCTGATCAAGTCGGCGCCGGCCGTCGATGACAAGAAGGGCACCGCGCCGGACGACCAGACTATCGAAGACGCAAGCACCAAGAGCGAGGATGACGATGACCAGGACGGCAAGGATGCCGACCTGACCAAGTCGCTGACCGTTACCGGCCCGGACGGCAAGCCGGTCGATGTCGTGGATGCGACCGAGATCATCAAGTCGCTGCAGGACCAGGTGGGCGAACACGGCAGCGTGCTTACCAAGGCACTCGGCGGCCTGACCTCGACCATCGCCAAGCAGGGCCAGCTGATCAAGTCGCTCCAGGAAACCGTCGCCAAGCTGGGCGGCCAAGGCGCGGGCCGCAAGGCCATGCTGATGGCGGTCGAGAAGCCCGCGGCTGGTGCCACGCTCGCCAAGTCCGGCGGCGCCGAAGACGGCAAGCTGACCATCGACGAGTTCTTCGCCAAGGCGCAGACCGCCTACGCGAACGACAAGATCAGCGGTGCCGAGCTGCGCACCATCGACGTGTGCCGCCGGCACAACGCGCCGATCGACCCGGCTCTGATCCAGAAGGTCGCCCTTTCCTAACCCTCTGACCGGCAACGACTCAGAATTCTGAAAACAGCCTCCTAAAAAGGAAACCCATGGACGCTCAAACTCTCGCAGCACAGTTCGCTGGTCTGAATCCCGGTGGTGCCAACCCGATTCTGGGTGGCTCGCAGGGCGGCGGTCTGGACATGATCTCGGATCTGACCAAGGCCCTCGAAGCCAGCAGCTATCAAACCGATGTCTCCACCCTGACCGGTGGCGGCGCACTCGGTATCCAGTCGCTGGATACCACGATGAAGACGACCATCCAGGAGAACAAGCACTTCACCCTGATGAATCGCCTGCAATCGACCAGCGCGACCAACATCGTCGACGAATACAGCCGCCAGACCTCGATCGGCGGCTTCCTGGGCGGATCGACCAATACCCAGATGGGCCAAGTGCGCGGCGCGCAGGGCGAGTACCAGCGCGAAGTTGGCTTGGTCAAGTTCCTGATGACCCTGCGTCAGGTCGGCTACGTCCTGACCATCGGCAAGAACCTGGCCGAGCCGATCTCGCTGGAAGAGCGCAATGGCGCCCTGCAGCTGCTGACCGACGCGAACTACCTGGGCTACCACGGCAACGCGGCCGCCTCGCCGACCCAGTTCGACGGCGTGTTCACGCAGCTCGAAAACGAGGTTGCCGCCGGCAACGTGAGCGACGACCACGTCGTTGACCTGCAAGGCCAGCGCCTGGACGACGTCGATGCGATCTCGCGGATTAACGTGGCGGTGAGCCGCTACGGTTCGTGGGGCCGCTCGAGCGATATCTTCCTGCCGAACTCGGTCCAGAACGACCTGAACAAGTACCTGGACCCGTCGTTCCGCTGGCTCCCGAACGGCAACAACACCCCGGTCATCGGCGGTCACGTCGAAGGCATCCGCCTGACCAACGGCGTGCTGCGCACCAACATGGACACCTTCATCCACGATGAAGAAAACCCGATGGTGTACCCGTTCGAAGTGCACAACGCCTCGCTGGCGGTCGCCAACGCCGCCTTCAAGCCGCAAGGCGTGACGGCTGACGGTACCGCCTCGGACGCCTCGTCGCAGTTCAGCGCGCCGCGCGCCGGCGGCTACTACTACGCCGTGGCGGCCATCGGCTCCAAAGGCGAAGGCCAGACCGAGATCGTCAAGACCACGCAGGTAACCGTCGCAGCTGGCAAGAAGGTCGTCCTGACCATCACCCGCTCGACCGCTGGCACCGAGAGCGGCTACGCGGTGTACCGTTCGCGCCAGGACGGCACCAACGCCGCGAGCGATTTCCGCCTGGTCAAGGTCATCAAGTGCAACGGCGCGACGACCACCTTCACCGACGTGAACCGCGATATCCCGGGCACGGTGATGGTCCCGCTCCTGAACCTCGACCAGGGCGCGGATGCGATCGGCTGGCGCCAGTTCCAGCCGATGACCAAGATCCCGCTGCCCTTCGGTATCGGCATGATGCCGCAGTACTCGTGGTTCCAGTTCCTGTTCGGCTACCTGCGCATCACCAAGCCGAAGCACCACGGCTTCATCAAGAACATCCTGCCGTCGAACGCCAAGTGGCGCCCGCACACCGGCGAATAAGCCAGCAGGATTGACCAACCCGGCAGGGCATCTTCGGGTGCCCTGCCCTTTGTGAAGGATGCGAAATGGCGAAAGTGATTTGCACGCGCCCCAATGCGGGCGAGGTGATCAACGGCGTGAAGTTCACGCTGCACAAGGACGACGAAGGCAAGCCGGTCGGCATGATCTCCGAAGAGGTCACCATCGAGCAGGCCGAGCACTTCATGCTCGTTCCGGGCTTCGATCTGGTGGAGGAGGAAGAGGTTGCGCAGCCGACCCACGCTCCAACCCCGGCCCCTACCCGAACTCCGACCCCGAAGCCCACCGCTGCTCCGGCCGCGCCGAAGAAGCCGGCCAAGGAAGATAAGGCTGCCCAGAAGGCTGGCGAAAAAGCCGACGATCCGGCCCCTACGCCGGCACCGACCCCGGAGCCGACCTCGGCACCGGAGCAGAAGCCGGACGCGGACAAGCCGGCCGCCGATTCGCAGGCCGAAGAGACTTTCTAATTCGGCCGATCCAGCCCAGAACTGACCCCAAACCGCCGGCCCGGCTTCCAGGACGGCGGTTTTTTTCTTTGGTGCCCTCATGCTTTCTCTCATCAAGAACCAGCCCTCCACACTGACCGCGACCTTGCGCGCCGACGGCCAGCCGGTTGCGATCGCGCCATCGAGCGCCGTGACCGCGCAGCTGTTCGACATCACCTCCGGCGAGCCGCTGTTTGCGCCGGCGAAGGACCTTGAGGCGGACGCCGGGGACTGGAGCGCCGGTCTCGTCGAGGTGCCGCTGGCACCGGAGGATACGGCCGCGATCACCGCGCCCGAGGTCATGCTGGCCGTGGTCGTGGCCGGGCGGCCTTATCGCTTCCGCGTGAAAGTCGAGGATAGCCCGGCAGCCCTCACCCGTTCGGCGCTGTTCGTGCGCGACTTCATCGTGGATGAAATGCGCACCGACCGCCTGTACGCGGCCATGCAGTCGCTGCTGCCCGACCTCAAGGTGTCAGACGACTACATCTGGCAGAAGGTGCTGGCCGCCGAGTCCGAGGTCGCGCACACCCTGCGCGTGCGGCTGCAGCCCACGGCTTTCTTCCCGGTCGCGCCGTCGCCCGAGCAGGTCGAAGCCCTGGACGGCATGCCCTGGGACGTGGACACCAGCTACGATTACGACCCGTCGATGTACACCGGCGAGTGCTGGGGCATGTTCGTGACCCACAACCGCCCGGTGGCCGAGGTCCGGTCCATGCAGCTCGTCTACCCGGGCGCGGGCGGTCTGGTGTTCGACGTGCCGGCCGAATGGCTTCAGGTGTTCAAGAAATACGGCCAGGTGCAGCTGGTACCGACGTTCGGCAGCTCCTTCGGCTCGCTGAGCCCATACATGATGCAGGTGGTCAGCTCCAGCCGCATCGTCCCCAACATGGTGCGCATGGTCTACGTGGCTGGGCTCGAGAACCCCGCGCGCGACTACCCCGAGCTGGTCGACGCGGTGAAGAAGAAAGCGGTCCTGAAGGTGCTGGCCGACGCCTTCCTGCCGCAGTCTGGCTCGATCAGCGCGGATGGCCTGTCGCAGTCGGTCAGCGTGGACATGAGCAAGTACGAGGACTCGGTCGACGTGATTCTCAATGGTCCCGCCGGCGGCAACGGCGGCCTGATGACGGCGATCCACGGGATCCGGACGGCGGTGCTGTGATGAGACTCAATCCCGCAGCCTTCAACCGCCATATCGAGCACATGGGCCAGCAGGTCACCTGGCGCAAAGCCTTCGCCTGCCCATGCCGCAATCCAAATTCCGGCGCCGCCGACCCGCGGTGCCCGCACTGCGCGGGCAAGGGCCAGCTTTGGAATCCCCCCAAGGATGGGGTGATCGGCGTGACCGGCTCGCGCACGCAGCGCGAGTGGGCGCAGTTCGGTACCTATGAATCGGGCGACTCGGTGGTGTCGATCCCGGAGAGCTCGCCGCTCTACGAGATGGGGCAGTTTGACCGCGTGACCCTGCTGAACGCCGCCGAGCAGTTCTCGCTGCCGCTGGTGCGCGGCGCGCCGACCGATCGCCTGATCGGCCGGGTCGAGAAGATCAGCCGCGTGTTCTGGCTGGACGCCCAGAAGCACATCGTCGAGGGCGGAATCCCTCAGGTGCAGGCGAACGGCACCCTGGCGTGGGATGCTGGCGCGCCGCCGGCCGGGACGCAGTACACGATCAGCGGCAGCCGGTACCCGGAATTCTTTTGTTTTGGGGCCTTTCCGTCGAATCGGAATGAGCACCAAGGGGCACGGCTACCGAAGCGCGTCGTCCTGCGCCGGTTCGACCTCTGGGGGCGGTCTAGCCCTTCAGGGTCGCCTTGATCGCCTCGGCGAATGCCGCCTCGGCCTTTGGCTGCATCTCCGCCGCGACCTTCTGGGCGATGAACAGGCCCGGCTGGGCAGGGATCACCCAGCCCGAGCTGCCCTCGATCATGATGCGGAACGTGAGATAGGCGCTGGATTTCGCCCCGCCCGGGGTGCTGGTGTTCATGCGCACCATGCCGGCGTAGCGCTTCGCCTGGGCGGCGTCGAGGCCGGCGTCCTTGAGTGCGCCGCGCTTGAGTCGGCCGCCCCAGTCGTACATGCGCTTCGCAACCATCGTCGCGCCCTTCGTCGCCGGGTTCGAGAGGTAGGGCGACTGGTGGGCCGCGGCATGCATGCCGGCCTTGGGCGAGAGGTGCGTCACCTCGCCGGTCGGGCGCATGCCTTCGGCCACCACGCGCGACATCTGCATCTTGGTGGCCATGGACTTCACCCCGGCCGGCATGCTGGACACGTTGTGCCGGAACGGGATCACGAGGAAGCGCCGCCCGTCCTTGGTGCGCCGGACCTTCTGGCTGGTGTCCAGCATGCGCTTGAGGTCGCGCGCGGGTCGCCCGGTCTCGATCTCCTCGGCGTACTTGTAGTCCGTCGAGACCTCGGCCGAGTAGGCGCCGGTCATCTGCCAGGTGATCGACCCCGCATAGGCGTCTTTCTCGCCGCTCCACAGCTTCGTGCGCAGCACCGCCTCCTGCCAGTCCTGGCGCGTCTGCTGAGCGACGGCGCGCACCGCCTGGTTCAGCAGCGGGATTACCTCGGCGTTGAGGATCTGACTGACCGAGCGCGGGACGCCCGACAGCTTCACGGAGACTTTGAATTCGGCCATGTGCCGACTCTAATGTCACGCCCGTGCAAACGGTCGTGACGGGATCATGCAAGCCATGATCTCCCTCATCCAACCGCTCGCTGCCGGAAACGCGCTCAGGGTATTCCTGCAGCCGCCGGCCGGCGCCGCGTCGTGGCGGCTGCTGCGCAAGGTCGCGGACACGTTTGCTGGTGAGGCCGATCCCGATGCGCTGCTCGTGTATGAGGGGTCCGACAATGTAACGCTCGATATCACGGGCCTGACGAACGGCACGCTCTACTACTACCGGCCTTACTACCTGTTCGACGCCACCTGGGTGGCCGGGCCGACCGCCACGGCAACGCCGAACGCGACCTACCAGCAGCTCGGCGCCGACGTGCTGTCGCTGGTGCGCGAGCGGCTCGATCTCGGGCTCCAGGAGGAGCTGCGCCGCGGCACCCTGCTCCACGATCAGGGGCACATCAAGGTTCTCACCGCGCCGCCCACCTTCGAGGACACGGTGTGGCCGGTCGTCACGGTGCACCTGGGCAGCGAAGGCCCGGCCGAACGCGCGATCGGCGAAATGATCGAGGTCGACGAGTTCAGCGCCGACAGCTGGACGGAAAAAGAGGGCTGGCTGGCCCGCACGCAGCTCAACATCATGGGCTGGTCGGAGAACCCGGACGAACGCATCGAACTGCGCCGCGCGCTGCTGCGCATCGTCCAGGCCAATCTGCCGGTGTTCGATTTCGCCGGCATGGTCGAGATCGAGTTTTCGCAACAGGATATGGAAGACTTCGCCACCTTCGTGGTGCCGGTCTACCAGGTCCTGTGCACGTTCTCCTGTCTTGCTCCCGCGCAGGTGGGCGCATCAGTGGGGGCGATCAAGGAAGTTATTTCAACTATCGAGGGTAACTAATGGGCAAAAAGGACCAAGACGCTCAGGTGGAAGCACCCGAGCACATGACGCTCGAGGAGTTCTGCACGCGGCTGTCGAAGAACGACAAGCGTGTCGAGCTGATCGGTGGCTTCCACCACTCCGAGCTGGCCGCCGGCCGCATCAAGGACGCAGAGAGCGAGTTCCAGACCCGCTTTGCTGCCTTCGTCACTAAACCTGTCTGAGGACCGACATGAGCGTATTCTTCAATGGCCGTAAATGGACGTCGCCGGCCACCATGTCGGTGGTCGACGACAGTGCCATGAACAACAAGAACCTGACCGTCGGTAACGTTCTGGCGGTCATCGGCCGCTCGTCCGGTGGCAGCCCGAACACCCCGCTGCGCTTCGGTAGCCCGAGCGAAGCGGTCGCCGCTCTGCGCGACGGCGAGCTGCTCACGGCAGTGCTCAAGGCGTTCGATCCGAGCTCGCAGACGAACGGCCCATCCACGGTAGTGGCGGTGCGTGTCAACCCGGCGGTACAAGCGACCCTGGTGCTGCTCGACTCGGCCAGCGCCCCGGCGATCAACCTGGCATCAACCGACTACGGCCTGTACACGAACCAGATCAAGGCGAAGGTCGAAGCTGGTACCACGACCGGGCTCAAGCTGACCACCCAACTGGGCGACAGCTACTACTCCGACGACAACGTCACTCGCAACGCCTTCAGCGTGCGCTACGCGGGCGGCGCGCTGACTGCGGTCATGTCGATCACCGGCACGGAAATCACGCTCCAGGCGCCGTCGGGCTCCACTGTGGCCACAATCGACCTCGCGTCGTTCCCCACGGTCCAGCAGGTCGTGGACAAGATCAACTCGATCAGCGGCTTCACGGGGGCTGTCCTCGACGGCAACGCGACCAAGCCAACCCTGAACGGCCTGGACTTCGTCACGGCAGTGGACGTCAAGACCGCCAGCTACACGGTCAAGGCCGACCTGCAGGCCGCCGTCGACTGGTTCAACGGCATCGGCGAAGGCTTCATCACCGCAACCCGCGCCAACAACGCCGGCAAGGTGCCGACCCCGGTCAGCTTCACCTACCTGGCCGGCGGCTCGGACGGTATGGTCACGAACGCCGAGTGGAGCGCGGCCTACACCACCCTGCAGACCGAAGACGTGCAGTGGGTAGTGCCGATCACGTCAGACGCGTCCATCCACTCGATGAACGATACCCATTGCGCGTTCATGTCCGGGCAGATGCGCAAGGAGCGCCGCGGCATCGTGGGCATGGCCTCGGGCTCGACCGACGCAGCGGCCATCGCGGCAGCCAAGGCGATCAACAGTGACCGCACCTCCCTGGTGCACCTGGGCTACTACGACTACGACGCGAAGGGCAACTTGACCCTGTTCCCGCCGTACATGCTGGCTGCCCTGCTGGCCGGTGCCTTCTCGGGCGTGAACCCGGGCACTGCGCTCACCAACAAGGCGGTCAAGGTACGCGGCCTGGAGCGCAGCCTGCGCAACCCGACCGACACCGATGTGCTGATCGATGCTGGCGTGCTGTGCGTCGAGAACACCTCGTCTGGCTATAAGGTGGTCAAGTCGATCACCACTTGGCTGGGGAACGACAACTACAACCGGGTCGAGGTTTCCTGCGGCGTCGCGGTCGATTTCGTGGCGCGCAACGTGCGCGAGGCGCTGGACGTCCTGCGGGGCGAGAAGGGCAACCCGATTGTGCTCTCGCGCGCGGTGAGCATTGCCGATTCGACCCTGCGCGAACTGGCCCGGCCGGAGCCGCAAGGCCCGGGCGTCATCGTCGGCGACAAGAACAGCCCCGCCTACAAAAACATCAGCGCCTCGCTGGAGGGCGACGTGCTGCGCGTCGAGTTCCAGTGCTCGCCGGTGATCCCGGTCAACTTCATCCCGGTGACCATCTTCGCCGTCCCGTACAGCGGCACGGCCTCGATCTAAAGGAGCGTATAAATGAAGCAAAATCAGAACGTCCGCTCCGGTAACCGGATCGTCATCCAGCTCGACGGCAAACAGGTCGGGCTGATCCAGTCGGTGCGCATGTCGGACGACTATGCGCCGGACTCCGCCAGCGGCATCGGCGATATCCACGTCCAGGAGCACGTGCCCACCATCGCGCGCCATACCGTTTCGGTCAGCACCATGGTGATGAAGCGTGCAACCCTGCGCCAGCTGGGCCTCGCGTCGGAGAACGGCGACGGCGCCCTGCAGGGCCTCGTGTTCGACATCGTCTCGTACGACAAGGACACTGGCGAGGAGCTGCGCAAGTACATGGGCTGCACCTATGCCTCGGGCGAGCTGGAGATCACCAAGCACGCCATCGTTATGTCGTCCGGTACCTTCCTGGCGACCGACGTGTCCGGCCTGGCCGCATAACGGGCGCCATCCCAGCCCCAAAAGCCCGCCGCGTGCGGGCTTTTTCGTGTCGTGACCTCATGCTGGCATTCACCAACCCATTTTCCCATTCAAGGACCACATGACCCGCCCCGCTGAAGCTACTGATTTCTTCGTCGAGGTGCCGAGCGTCGGCACCTTTTCCTTCGCCAAGCGCATGCTGCGCGACGAGCTGCGCATCTCGGCCGAGTATTCGCGCGTCACCGAGGGGGTGGAAACGCCCACCGCTTGGCTGCAGCTGGTCGGCGGCTGGTACGCGGCGCTCAAGGTCCTGACCGTGACGGCACCGCTGGGCTGGGACATCGACAACCTCGACCCGCTCGATCAGGAATCCTACACCAAACTGCGCACCGTCCACGCGGCCCTGCGTGAAAAGGAGCAGTCCTTTCGAACGGGAGCGAGCCAAGCAGTCCAAGCGCCGCGGCCGGGAGATGGCGACGTCGCTGGAGTTCTGGTACCGGCGCAAGTTCAACCTGGCGCCGACGGACCCGCGCTATCTTGACGCCACGTACGAGCAGATCGAGGCCGAATACTGGGCCCACGTCTACTTCGACAAGCCGCCCGGCGAGGAAATCGAGGACGAAGACTTCGACAAGGAAGCGGTGATGAAGCAAATGGAAGAGGAGGACGACCCCGCTGACTGGGGCGAACCCATATGACCGGCATTAAAATCCCAGTCAGCGCCGACTTCGACGGCAGCGACACCGACAAAGCAATAGCCAAGCTCAACGAGCAGATGAACCGGCTTGCGCAGACGGTCGCCTCTGCCAACAAGGTGAAGTTCAACCCGGTGCCCCAGGGGACGCTGGCCGAGCTGAAGCAGATCGAGGACCGCTTCAAGGAGCTCACCAAGGTCTCCGGCGCGCTGCGCGATCGCATCAAGGCGACCGGTCAATCGGGCACCGCATTCGGCGCGCTCGACTGGAACCGGCTCTACGACGACCCGGTCCTGCGCCAGAAGCGGATGCAGCAGGCGTTCCAGCATGTCACTGCTGGCACGGCCTATGGGCTCCAGGCTCCGGCCCCTGCGCCGACGCCGAGCGGCGCGCGACCGAGCGCCCCTGCCTCAGATTCCTCTTCGGGCGGCGGAAAAAGGAAGGACGAGCCGACTATCGGCTCAACGCTGGGCGGGGTTGCCCGTGCTGGTCTGCGCGCCGCCGGGCCGGTCGGCGGCGTTGTTGCGGACGCCGGCGCAGCTGGCATGGCCGGAGGGATGGCCGCAGGGCTGATGGGCCTCTTCGGCGGCCTGGCGGCCGTTGGTATCAGCAAGGGCATCGGCGCCATCAAGGGGCAGGCGGACGCGGCCGGCCAGGAGGGCGTCGGTTACGACACCCTGAAGCGCACGCTGGGCGACGTGAATGTCAGCTTTAACCTGCTGCGCGAGTCGCTGCGGGCCGCGTCCTACGATATCGACACCACGTTCGATCAGACCCAGAAGCTCGGCGCAGATTTTGCCCGGCTGTCGGGCATCTCGCGCGAGCAGTACAAGACGCTGGCCGACGAAGTATCGGTGGGCGGCGGCTTCGGCCGCAGCTTCGGCATGGACCCGGAGCAGTCGAACCAGTTTTTCGCGCAGATGCGCCAGTTCCAGGTGACCGCCAACACGAACGACAGCCGCCGCCTGGCGCTGATGATCGGCGAGGCGGTCGGCAAGTCCGGATCGTTCGGCAAGATGGACGAGGTGCTGCAGGTCATCTCGTCCTTCGCAGTCACGCAGTCGCGTGCCAGCCTGTCCGGGGCCAACGTCGAGGGCTATGCCGGATCGCTGTCGGGCCTCCTGGCGTCGCGCACGCCGGGCCTGGATCCGCAGGGCGCCGCGGCGCTGCTCGGGCGCGTCAACGGCGCCATCATGGGCGGCGGCGCGGCCGGCGAGGCGGGCCAGAACTACCTGTTCTCGGCGCTGGGCAAGAAATACGGGCTCGACCCGGTGCAGGCCGCCATGCTCCAGCAGCAGGGCGCGTTCGGCACCGGACGGCTGGCGTTCGGCAAGGACTCGCTGTATTCGAAGTTCTCCGCCAAATTCGGCGGCGGCGTGTCGGGGACGGCCGCCACCTCGGACGAGACCAATATCTCGACCATCCTGTCGAAAATCCAGCACGACTACGCCAGCAACCCGAGCCTGATGCTCAATGCGACCGCGCGCCTGCTCGGCGTGAACGAGAATCAGGCGATGGCGCTGCACACGATCGCGCCCCAGTCACTGGGCGGGATGACCGGCCGCATGGGCCGGCTGGGCCTAGATCTGGGGCAGCTGTCGTCTACCGGCATCTCGGCCATGGCCAACATCGAGACCGGCGACCGCTCGACGCTGCTGGGCCAGGCCGATTCACTGCGCAAGAGCCGCAAGTCGCTGTCGGTCGAGGAAAACCAGCGCCTGCAGTCCGCCATCGACGGCGGCGACACCGAGAAGCTGCGCGACATTCTGGCGGAGCTGACCTTCTCGCGTGAGCAGGAACAGACCGACGGCAGCAAGACCCGCGAGTCGATCAACCAGGTCGATAAGGGGATCCGGGAACTCGCCACCAAGCTGGTGCCGCTCATGACGGATATGCGGTACGGCATCGTGCACATGGCGGGGAAGGGTCATCTGGGTTCGACCGGCATTGCCGAGGCCGTGATGCGCACCGAGTCCGGCGAGCGCCTGAGCAACCTGAAGACCAAGAACGACGCCGACATCGAGGAGCAGCGCGCGATCATTAAGGGCGTGGGCGTGAACGACGCGACCGGCGAGCTCGGCAAGCTGAGCGAGGAATACCGCACGAAGATCCTGGGCGCCAAGACGGATGAAGAGGCGAATGCCGCGCGCGCCGAGCTGAAGCAGAAGCGTGACGAGCTGCTGGCGAAACGCACGGCGGCGCAGAAGCGCATCGTCGAATTGCAGGAGCAACTCTCCAAGGCCGAGCAGGACGAGAAGGACAGCCTCGAGCGCAACGTGCGCCAGCTCAAAATCGACGCTGCCTCGCCCGGCGCCAGCTCGCCGCCCGCCGACCCGAACGCATCGAGCCTGAAGAACCCGGACAAGGTCATGCGCGAGCTGGCGCGCACCGACCGCGAGGTGGGCCTGTCGCCTGGTACGTCGGCCGCCCAGATCAGCAAGGAGAGCCGGTTCAATCCAAGCGCCTACAACAAGAAGAGCGGCGCAATGGGCCTGGCGCAGGTCATGCCGAAGACGCTGGCTGCGCTCGAGCAACGCCTCGGCCGCAAGCTCGACCCGTACAACGAGGATGACGCGGTCATCATCCAGCGCGAGGTGATGCGCGAGAACAAGGCCAAGTTCAAGACCGACGAGGCCGCACTGGCGGCCTACAACAGCGGCTGGGACCAGTCCAAGTGGGGCAATGCCGAGACGACCGACTACGTGTCCACCATCTCGCGCAATCGGGGGCATTTCGCCACGCCGATGCCTGACGGCGCGCCCAAGCAGGCTGCAGGCGGACCGCAGCAGTCAATCAACTTGAGTGGCGAGATCACCCTGGTCAGCCCGACCGGCCAGAAGATGGCGGACCCGTTCACGATCAAGAAGCGCGTCACCATGCCGGCGCCATCGGGAGCTGGCTGATCATGGGGCAGCGAAATATCCCGGTGCTGACGCCGCGCTTCAAGGTCACGCTGTTTAAGACGGTCCAGCGCGACACGATCGACGGCGAGGAGAAGGTCTCGGTGCGCTACGGCAGCACGGCCAAGACCATCGACCTCACCCCGTTCCTGACTGATCAGTCCACGATCTCGACGTCCAAGTCGGCGCGCGAGCCCGCGGGCGGCTTCGCCATCACCGTGTCCGACCAGCCGTACTCGGTGCCGGCCGGTGCCGATACCCTGGCCGGCGTGGTCGAGCCGATGGACATGGTCGAAATCCGGTTCCAGCACGTGCCCAATGGCGCGCCGCAGCCGCCGGTGGTCATGCGCGGCTTCGTGTCCGACGTGACCAGGTCGGAATTCGTCGACCAGGACGGGCGGCCGACGCGCACGGTCACCATCACCGGGCAGGACTACGGCAAGCTATGGCAGATGCTGCAGCTGTTCTACGGCCCGGGCTACGTGATCGGGCAGGACATCATCTCCGCCTACGCCATGTTCGAACGGTTCGGCGCCGGGATGAAAATCGGGCAGAAGGGCTCGGAATTCCTGCAGGAGACCTTTGACAAGATCCTGAACCCCTATGTCAAGAACATCGTCGAGGGCAATTCAAGCAACCCGAGCACGATCGAAGTCAAGGCGCTCCAGAAGCACGGCGTGACTTCGCTCTCGGGAACCCAGAACCAGGAGGGGGCGCTCTACGACCTGCTGCGCCGCTTCCTCGACGTCGGCACCTGGAACGAGTTGTTCATCACCGAGGACGATACCAAGGTCTACTGCATCTACCGCGCCAACCCGTACCTCGACGTGCACGGCAAGCCGATCGACCCGGACACCAAGGAGCCGGTTGCGTTCAGCGCCGGCGGAAGCCAGGACCCGACCACGCTCGTCTACTACGACGTACCAGCCGAGGATATCCGCAGCATCAACGTGTCGCGGACGGATGCCAACGTGGCGAACTACTACTGGGTGCGCGCGCCGCGCTACGAAATGGTCAGCGACATCTACCATAAGCAGGCCGGCGCAACCCCCGGCGACAAGAAGACCATCGACCTGACCGAGTATGTCAACACCAAGGGCAAGCTGTACGGAATCCGCAAGCTCGAAGTGAACACGGAGATGGGCGGCGACGAGGTTGGCAATACCGCGTCTGGCGTTTCCGAGGAGGAGAAGACCAAGCGCGACACCAGCGTGGCGAACTGGATCAAGAACCGGCGCCAGCTGCTAGTCGAGATGAACCGCGACAACGTCCTGCTCGAGCGCGGCTCCCTGGCTATCAAGGGTAACGAGAACATCCGGGCTGGCAACTACATCAAGCTGCGCCGCGGCACCTTCACAGCGCTCTACTACGTGGTGCAGGTCGAGCACCAGTTCTCGCCGTTCAACAACTTCACGACGGTGCTGCAGGTCGACCGCGGGCTCGGGTTCGTCGAGCGCATGCGCAAGAACGGCGGCCCGGAATCCCCCTACTATTCTGAAATGGCGAGCTCCTGATGGCCCTGAGATTTGGCGTCGTGGTCGCGACGCACCCCGAGGATCACTCGGTCGACCTGGTGATGACGGACGACTTCTCGCGCCTGGCCGGGGTGCAGGTCCTGACCTCGAACGGCAACGGCGCCTACGGCCGCAACGACCTGTATGCGCCGGAGGAGAAGAGCGGCGACGCGAAGTGGGACATCAGCAAGGTCGGGCCGAAGAACCCGGTCGCGGCCGTCGATTTTTCCGGCATCATGCCTGTGGTGACCGGCTTCCGCTATCCGCAGGTTAACCAGATGACGTTTGCCGAGAAGAACCTGCGGGTGGACCGGCACGCGTCCGAGGTCTACTCGACGCTGAACGAGGCCGGCGACTTTGAGATGGCCTGGCCGAACGGCACGTTCTTTCGGGTCGGAGCCAGCCAGGATCACGTCGACCTGACCGGCAAGGGTGCCGACGGCAAGTGGGCCACCGAGAAGAACACCGGCGCATCGATGCACCTGCGCCTGGTGCTGGGCGCCGGGAAGCTGGACCTGCACGTGGACCCGGACGGGAACCTGACCCTGACCCATGACGGCGACTTGACCCTGCATACCAAGGGCAAGGCGACCGTCAATGTGGACGGCACAGCCGATGTGACTGTGGGCGGCAACACCACGCTGACCACACCTCACCTCACTGTCGATGCGCCGGAATCTACGTTCACCGGGCACGTGACCATAGAAAACGGGATCTCGGTGTCCGGCGGGGCCGGCGCCGCGGCGGCGATCACCGGCAACGTCACCGTCAGCGGCGGTGACGTCAAGGCCGATACCATCAGCCTGAAGTCGCACAAGACCTCCGGCGTGCAGCCTGGGCCAGGTCTCAGCAGCACCCCAGTGCCCTGACCAGCCAGCCCGGGTCGTGACGTTACGATCCGGGCATGAACCTCAGTCCCGCCAAAAGTCAGAAGGCAGAAGACCGACCGATCAGCTTCATCCTCGACGCCCGGGGTGGGGATGCGGACGAGGTGACCCTGTTCATCCGCCCGGAGGAAATGTCCCGGAACCACCCGTCGCGCACGTCCGTCAACCAGACGCTCGGCGGCGCCTGGATCGACTCGTTCGGTGAGGGTCTGGAGTCCACGACGCTCTCCGGCACGCTCGGTTGGCGCACCGGACCGGACGGTCAAGACGGCGGCGATCGCCTGATCGAAATGCGCGAGAAAACCTACCACCAGTGGCACAAGCTGCGCCAGGAGGCCGTTGACCGCGGTGACGACCCGAACGACGTCAAACTTCGGTTCGTCGATGCCCTGAATAGCTACTCGAGCGTGATCGTTCCGCTGGCGTTCGAGATTCGGCGCAACAAAAGCCGCCCGCTGCTTGCCAGCTACCGGATTTCCTTCATCTCGGTGGGGAAGGCCGGCGTCCCTGGTGCCATTTCTGGCCTGTTTGGTGGCCTCGGAGGGCTGTTCGGCGGCGCACAGGGACTGGGGCTCGACAGCCTGTTTAGCTCGCTGGGCGAGATCAACTCCGCTATCAACAAAGCCCGCAACTTCGTGGACAAGACCATCCTGGGGCCGGTGACCGACTTCATGCGGCTGTCGAGCTCCGTGTTCACCTCGGTGCACAGCACCATCCAGAATGGGCTGTCACTGGCGGACCCATTTGTACTGGTAGCGCGCAACCTCGCGCAAACCGGCATGAACGTGTTTCGCACGATGGCGGCCGTCACCAGTATCCCGTCCCAGGTGAAGGCTGAGCTGATGCAGGTGGCGGGGGCGTATAGCAATGCGTTTTGCGTGCTGCACAACGCCTTGAAGAAGACGCCGACTTACGAGGACTACAACCCGCTGTATGGCGCGTCAAACTGCTCGTCTACCAGCGGCGGCAGCCCGCCATCGGTCTATGCAGGCCAGAACCCGTTCTATGCGATCAGCCCATCCTCCGGAGGCGGTGTCGGCGTGTCACCGGTGGCCAGCGCGGCGATGTACAAGCTCTCGCACCAGGACGTCGTGCTGGCACCGCTACCGCTACCAGTGATCGGTGCGACCCTGTCCGAGGTCAACAACGGGGTGGCCGTCTGATGACCGACTTTACCCGCCCGATTACGGGCTTCCGGTTCGTCCAGACCCTGTACGGAGATACCCTGCGCGCGGTCGCGCTGCGCGAGCTCGGCGATGCGGCCAAGTGGTCCCAGCTGAGCTGGATGAACAACCTGGTCCCGCCGTACCTGACCGACAATCCGGCCGAGGTGCGTGTCGGGGTACTGCTGACCGGGTCGACGATCCGGGTACCGGCCGCCAGCGCCGAGGTCGATGCCGGCGTCGATCCAGACCAGGTGTTCCTAGCCGACTGCCAGATCGAGGACGGACAACTTCAGTTCGCCGGCGGCGACTTCGCGCTGGTGTCAGGCCGCGCCAACTTGCGCCAGGCGCTGGCGCACCGCATCGAGACCGATCACGGCGAGCTGATGTTCCACCCGCGCTATGGGGCGAACCTGGGGCGCCTGATCGGGGCGCTGTCGGGCCCGGTACGCGAGCTGGTGGCAGCCGACTACGTGGACGAGGCGCTGCGCTCGGAGAGCCGGGTCAAGGACGTCAGCCGCGTGACAGCGACGACGCAGGGCGACCGCCTGGCGGTCGAGGCGGAAGTGGTGCCGATTTCCGGCGTGGCGTTGGATCTGAACAGGGTGGTGTGATGGCGTTTCAAATCAAAGATTTCGCGAGCATTTCAGCCAGTATGATCAACTGGATGCGCTCCACTCAGCAGAAGCTGACCGACTTCAACATCGGCTCGGCCGCGCGTACCATGGTCGAGGCTCCTGCAGCGGAAATCGACGAGCTGTACCAGCAGATGGTCATCGGACTGAAGGAGGCAATCGAGGTCTCCGTCTACAATAGTTTCAGCTTTGACGAAGTTACCGCGCTGCCGGCGATCGGTTACATTCGGGTGTTCGTCACCGCGGCTACCACGGCCGCGCTGATCCCCGACGGCACGGTGTTCACGCCGACAGCGGGCGGCGTCAAGTTCACCTCGAACGCCAGCGTGACAATCCCTGCTGGCGCGACCTATGCCGATGTCCTGGTCACCTGTGATCAGCCGGGCGTGGCTGGCAACATCGCGGCCGGCGTGTCGTTCACGATCGAGCCCACGCTCCAGTCCTTTGCCTCGGCATCGAGCCTGACGGCGTTTGCCAGCGGCGTCGACCAGGAAACCCCTGACGAGCGCAAGGCACGCTTTAACGACTTCGTGTCGTCGCTCAACCGCGGCACCATCAAGGCGCTGCGCTACGGGCTGTCTCTGGCCTTCCTGACCGACGCGAACGGCAATCGTACCGAGCGGGTCGTATCGTCCTCGATCATCGAGCCGTACCTGACCAATCCATCCGCCACGGTCTCGCGGGTGCTGTGCTACGTGCACAACGGCGCCGGCTCAACCTCGGCTGATCTGGTCGCACGGGCGAGCGAGGTCCTGCACGGCTATTACGACGCCAGCGGCCAGCCGGTGCCGGGCTGGAAGTCTGCCGGGGTGAAGGTCGAGGTCTTTGCTGCGATCGAGGCCCTGGTCAATGTGGACGGCACGCTGACGGCGGCCGACGGCTACGACAAGCCGACCTTGGTCACGCAAGCCGTGCAGGTGGTTTATTCATACCTCATCTCGCGCGGCATCGGCGAGCCAGCCATCCTGTCGGAGATCATCAAGCAGGTTAAGGAAATCCCGGGCGTCTACGACATCGTGTTCAGCTCCCCCTCGGCCAATGTCACCGTCGACCAGACGACCAAGCTGATGCCTGGTGCGATCACCATCCTATGAAACTGACGAGCCGCCTGCTGTCCTACCTGCACCGGATATTCGACAAGGATCCGGCGCCGTTTCTCGCACTGCGCCTGAGCTGCGACGGTACGGGGATGACCTGGTCCGTGCGCGATGCGCGCCTGACCACAACGCCTGTCGGCGGCACCGCGCAGCCGCTCGACGTCGACCTGACCCAGTACAGCGTCGCGTCGTTGGCGAACTACCTTGCCGTGCAGCCAGGCTACTCGGTGCTGTACAGCGACGACTCCGCCTACTCAGTGCTGGGCGCCGGCGTGCTGATCGATGCGAGCGGCGATGTCAACACGTCCAACGGCGACCACCTGTATGCCTACACCAGCGTGCTGTGGTCGTACATGGAGGCCAACGCGCGCGAACTCGACGCGGCCGGCCGCCAGATCGAGAACATGCTGCTGCAGATGAGTACGAACACGGCCGAGGATGTGTGGCTGGACGAGCTCGGCGGCTACTACGACGTGCCACGCCAGCAGGACGAGCCGGATTCGGTGTACGGGCCTCGGATCATCGCCACCGTGCTGCGGCCGCTGGGCAACAACGTCGCGATCGAGTCGGCACTGCGCGTGATCAACGCCGGCCTGCCGGCCACGGTCAGCGACTACGACCAGATCGTCAACGGCTCCTATGGCCTGTTCGACGTCGACTTCGAAGTTTCGCTGGAGCAGCTGGCAGTAACCGCTTACGTGGCCCTGATCCTATCCATCATCGAGACCATCGACCGCATGCGCGACGCCGGCACGTTCCTACGGCGCCTGGCCATCATCACTCGCGTGAAAGCAACGCTGTACGTGGGCGGCGCGGTGATGATCGGAGACACCTCGGTGGTCGGGCTGTCCGATCTGCTACTGGACAATCCTCTGCTGGCCGAGGGCGCGACCTATGGCGAGCCCGCGACCGAGGAAGCCGTCGACGTGCTGCATACGCTGTTGCACTCGCGCCTGACGACGGGCGACTACCTAACCGGCACCGATCTGGAAGCTGAGGCGCTGGCATCGGGATCCACAGTAACCGAGTCCGCGGTCGACGCGCTGCATACCGGCCTGCACGCAACCATTCCAACTTCTAACTACTGGTAAACCATGAGCCTCTTCGACAAAGTTGCCCGCTTCTTCCTCGACGCCGACAAGGCGCACCAAATCGTTCACGGGGACGCGAATACAACCGTAACGACCGACGGCGGGCCCGTGCGGTCGCTGGCCAAGCTGGTAGCGGATAACCAGGCGGCGATCGACGCGCAGGCGCCGTCGCTGGCGCAGCTGGCGGCGGTAGGTGGAGCGGGCCTGGTGATGCACGGCACGGAAAGCGTCGCGTCGGAGCTGGCCGCCCTGCAACTGGCCGACTACCCCGCCCTGCGTGCCTACGCTGGTGCGCGCAAGAGCGTGTATGTGGTCGCATCGGGCATTGCAGGCATGTTCGTGCGCGATGATGCTGATACCACGACTGCGGACAATGGCGGCACGGTCATTGTGGCGAGCAATGGGAAACGGTGGAAGCGCCGCTTCGACGGAGCAATCAATTCCGCATGGTTCGGCGTGGTATGCGATGGCGTCACCGATTCAACATCGGCACTGAACAGCGCAATTCAGTACGCAAAATCCAGTGGACTTAAATGCGTCACCGTACCGCCAGGCAACATGAAAACCAGCGGCTCGATTACCGTTGGTGGAAACTTCGGCGAAGGCTTCGAACTTCGCGGGCATCGTACGACAATCACGGCAACCGCGAATGCCCCGGTGATCGTGATTGATGCTCGCAATCCCGATTCAGCACCAGAAGTGCGTATCCACGCGCTCGTGCATGGCTTCGACATCATTGGGCCAGGAAAGTCCAACACCAGTTCATCTGCCATACAGGCCCAGCATGGCGCAAACGTCCATGTTAAAGACTGCACGCTCAAGAACTGCTATCGCGGGCTGTATGGCTATGGCAACCTAATCAGCCAGTATGAAAATCTCTTCATCGAGAACTGTGCGTACGGTATTGACCTAGCTATCGATTCAGAATTTGCCCCAAATGATCTCCACTTTTCCAGGTGCCAGATCATATCTAACGATAAGGCGATTCGCGCCGTAGGCTTCCCGAATGGGGCAGTCACTTTCTCTGGATGCGAAATCGAAAGTAATAACGCCAGCGGCAACACTACAGACGGAGTGCGCGTGGTGGAGTTCTCGCAGGCCGGTAAGGTTACGATGATCGGCTGCCACATGGAGGCAAACCCAGGGCAATACAACATCTATTTTGATGGTACCGCGGGTACCCACTTGAACGTGATCGGCGGCGAGATGATCCCCGGCGACAGCTGCAAAAACGTTATCTACATGGATAACGTCAGCGGCGGCGGTGCACTCTTCCTTGTTGGCTGCCGGGCGACAAATAACAATACCGGTCTTGGCCAAGAGCAGATCCATATCAGCACTGGCGCAAAAGCAACCATCATTAATTCGTTTTCTGGCGCGCTGACGGGCGACCCTTCTCAGACAACGTGGATTGAGCAAGGTCGCGTCACTCTTGGGCGGCAAGATCCGCTTGCCGGAGGCAATGGAATCACATTCCCGGCGACACAAAACCCGTCAACCGATCCGAACACGCTAGACGACTACAAAGAAGGCACATGGACGCCTACTGTTGTCGGCCAGTCGACCGCAGGCACAGCAACCTATACCGCGCAGAATGGCCGCTACACAAAAATCGGGCGGCAAGTTTTCGTCGAATGCTGGGTCAATTGGAGCGGCGGAACTGGTACGGGCGACCTTGCCATTGCTGGGCTTCCGTTCACTGTCGCGGCATCCAGCACGTACCCGGCAGCGAACATCGCGCGGACAAATAACCTAACCTGGACGGCAGGATCTATCCCGCGCGCAAACTTCAACCCTGGCGCAAATAACATCCTGTTCTTCCAAGAGCCATCTGGCGGCGGCGCAGTTGCAACTATCCCATATAAGGCGTCTGCCTACATCATGGTTTCTGGCACCTATACGGTTTAAGAGCCACCCATGACCATCATCACCTCCACCATTGGCCCCTACCGGCGCGCAGCGCATGAAAGGCTGACATGACCACCATCGCCCAACCCATCGCCAGCGCATCGCAGCGCAACCTGCTGAAAGGCTCGCCTTGCCCGGCACCAGTCGTGAATCAACAATGATCCAACGCAACCAACCAAATACGCCATGGCCCTGACCGACAAAGTCCTGCAGTTTGAAACTGACGCTGACATCGCGCACCAGGTCGTGCACGGGGATGCGAACACCACCGTGACCACTGAGGGCGGGCCGGTGCGGTCGTTCGCGAAGATGCTGGCGGATTCGGCCGCCTACGTGGCCGACATTGCCGGGTTCAAGTTCGAGGCAGCGGACTACGCTGCCTTACGGGCGTACAGCGGCGTGCTGAAAAGCGTGTATGTGACGGGCTACCTTGGCACGGCTGCGCCATCGGGCATTGCTGGCATGTTTGTGCGGGATGACAGCGACACCACGACCGCTGACAACGGCGGAACTGTGATTGTGGCGAGCAATGAGAAGCGCTGGAAGCGGCAGTATGACGGCAATGTGTCGCCTGATTGGTTCGGCGCTGATCCTCTTGGCGTTACCAATTCTAGCCCAGCGTGGGCGGCAGCCATTGCTTACCTAAAGACTGTTGGCGGCGGGGTGGTCGAAGGAACTATCGGCGCAAGCTACCTTTTAAACGGCATCGCTGGTGCTGATGGTGCCTTGAATGGCATTCTTCAGCCCTACACTTCCGACAACGGAACCACCGGGCGCATCCACATTCTTGGTCACTGCTGCCGGTTCTTGGCCGGATCGGATAACATGATCGTGCTTCGCACTGCGGACAGCCACAACAGTGGGCGCGATTTCACGATTTACGGCAATGGCAAGGCTAACGTCACCGGCCATGCGATTTACCCGGAAAGCACGACGCAGACCACCACCGTGGTTTCGCAGAGTTACAACCGCTTCGACAACGTGTATGTGGTCGGCTGCACCGAAGGCGTTGCGCTCAAGTGCGGCCCGTACAACGGCTCACTGGCGTCAGGTTGCTACTACAACACGCTGAGCAACTACAAGGTTTATCAGTGCGTGCGCGGTCTGTGGCTTCGCTCTCCGACGAATGCCAACGGCTCGCTGGTCAACCGCAACAAGTTCGAGAACTGGCGCATCGGGCAAACGGTCGCCAATACCGGCGTCCAGATCGACGCTGGCGATACCAATGTGTTCGTCGCCGTCCATTGCGAACTGGTCAATTACGGCACGACACCGAACGCCACCCCGACCGCAATCAAGATTCGCGCGTCCGATCCGGTTACCGGCCTTGCCAACAACAGCAACCGGTTCTTCGGATGCATGATGGAAGGCTGCGGTCGCGACCTCGACAACGCGAACGCCTACAGCGAGTTTTTCGGCTGCGGTATGACCGGCTCCAAACTGCTGCTGACCGCCACGCCGCTCGTGATGGCAGGGGGTAGCGATGCGTCCGTGCTGCCGCAAGTAAACAGCGCGTACACGCACCAAAACAATGGCTATCTGGCTGGCGTTGATCAGGGCGTGATGTGGCTGAACACGCCCAACGGACTCGCGCTGCCGACAACCGCGTACGCCTACGACCAGGGATTGAAGTGGCAGAACTACGCGCTGACCACTTCGAACATGACCAATGTCGCCTCCATCACCGAGATGAAGTCAAAATTCATGCGCTTTGGTGGATTGGTGCGATGGCATTTCCGCGTGCGGTTCCAGACCACGGACGCGACTGCGAACGTCGTCATCACCCCGCCGCGCACTCCTTCGACGCATTACACCTCGTTTAGCTCCGTGCAGCCGGTGTTCATTCCATTCATCTGGTGCGGGGCGCTGGGGCAGATCGGCACTGGCTGGGCACGCTTCGAAGCTGCCGGGACGATCACGTTCTACGCGCCGAAAGTCGGCACTACGGCTGTCAACTGGAATGCGGGGACCGCAAGCGAAATCCATCTGATGCTGGAGTACATGGAGAGCGGCTTCTAAATGACCATCATCCCCCAACCCATCGCCCGGCGCGCAGCGCATGAAAGGCTGACATGACGATTGTTGTAACCCCATCGCTTCCAACCCGGCGCCCGACTATGCGTGGCTGACAACGCGCTCACCAAGCAGCCACCCCACGCCATGCCAGAGCTCGTCGTGACACGACAATGACGGCATGGCGACCTTCTTAGCAAAACTGACCCAAGCCGGACTTGTGCTGTACACGGCCGCGACGCAAACCGGCGTGCCGGTGCAGCTGACGGCAATGGCGGTTGGGGACGGTGGCGGTAACCCGACTACGCCATCAGCGGCGCAGACGACGCTCGTGCGTGAGGTGTACCGGAACAACCTGTCGAGTCTCGACACCGACCCTACCGACCCGACGCTGCTGTATGCCGAGCTCCTGATTCCACCGAACCAGGGCGGTTGGGCAATCCGCGAAGTGGGACTGTACACAGCCAATGGCGTGCTGTTCGCCGTCGCCAACTTCCCGGAGACCTACAAGCCGGTGGTGGCCGACGGCTCAACGCGTGACCTGGTCATCAAGTTCGGCCTGAAGCTATCGAACGCTTCGGCCATCACGCTGGTGATCGACGCGACTATCGTTGGCGCTACGCGCGACTGGGTGCTGTCGACCATCACGCCAGCGCTGCTATTCCCGGGTGGGACCACCGGACAGGTGCTGCGCAAGAAGACCAATGCGGACGGCGACACCGAGTGGGCCGACCCGACAGCATCGCTCAACATCGCGGTCGACGTGATCAAGGAGATCCAGACCGCGGTTGCAGGCCAGGACACGTTCACGCTGAGCGTGTGCACCACGGATGGTGTCGCCGTCTATGTCGACGGCTCGCGCGAGTTCGAGTTCGCCATCCTGAGTGCGACACAGGTTCAACTGGCGCGCACGCTGCCGGCCGGCATCCGCGTGCTTTTCGTCCAGAACGAGCCGAATGAACCGCTCAACCTGCGCAAACTGGTCGCGGGGCGATCCTACTTTATGGGGCAGTTTGTATGACGCTTGGAACTGGCAAATTGGGCAGCGCCGATCTGGCGGCGGCCACCGACACACTGCTGATGGACGCGCAGACGCTCGACCTCGTCGTCAATGTTCGGCTGTGCAATCGCAACGCGGCGCCGATCAAGATCCGCATCGCGATCGGCGCCGGGGTGGCCCCGGCGGCAGCCGACTACATCGAGTATGACTCGCGCGTCGAGGCCAACGGCGTAATGGAGAACACCGGACTGGCGATCTCCGCTGGCGAGAAAATCTGGGTGCGTGCTGACGTTGCCAACGTGTCGGCGCGCGCACACGGCATCCCAGTCAACTAATCGAGGCGAAGAATGGGCCGCAATATTACGCTGCCGGCATCGGCAGACACCATCAACATCGTTGACAACCAGGTGGCTCGTCCAGGTGGGTTCCTGGGCGAATTCGGCACCGGCCGCTGGAAGGTGTTCTCGGCATCGCAGGTATGGGTCATCCCGGCGAACGTCTCGGCGATCCGCGTGCGAGTGATCGGCGGCGGTGGCGGCGGCAGCACTACGGGTGGCGGTGGCGGCGGCGGTTACGCGCATGGCGCATTCACCGTCACGCCGGGAGCGTCATTCAACGTGACCGTCGGCGCCGGCGGCACTGCCGGCAACATCGGCGGCACGAGCTCCTTCGGAGCGCTGATCTCCGCTACCGGAGGCATGCAGGGCGGGAATGGCGCCGGCGGATCTGGTACCGGTGGCGATTTCCAGGCAAAGGGCGGAAAAGCTAATTCTCTTGGCGGTGCTGGGGCCGGCAGTCAGCTGGGCGACGGTGGTAACTCTTACAGTGGCGGTGGTGCCGGTGTCGGCGGCGGCGATTCGCTTGCCGGTACCTTGAGCGGCGGCTCGCCGTTCGGGCTGCCGATCGGTACCTATGGTGCCCCTAACATTGCCGGCCTTCGGTCCGGCGGCTACAACGGAAGTTCTGGTTCAACCACCAACGTCAATAACGTGAACGGCGACACCAACCCGATCGCTGCTGTTATCCGGTTCCCATTTGATGGCTTCGTGGGTGGCGGTGGCGGGGTCGACTCGGGCAACAACCCGATGCTTGGCGGTATCGGTGGCGGCGGAGCGACTAACACTGTCACGTCTTCGACCAGCATGTGTGGTGGTGGCGGCGGCGGTGCCAATAACGGCGCTCCCGGTGGCATCGGTGGTGGTGGTGGCGGCGGCGCGACGAGTGCCGGCGCCGGTGGTACTGGCCTCGTGATCGTGGAGTGGTAACCCCATGAAGAACTTCGCACGCATCATCAACGACGTTGCTGTGGACGTGTCCAGCGACCCGGAAAACTCGTTCCACCCGTCGATCGCAAAGGACTTCGTCGAGGTCCCTGACAACGTACGGCACGGCTGGCGCCTGGCGGACGGCAAGTGGAAGGCGCCGCCGCCGGTCGTGGTGCCGCCACCAAGCCCCGCGCAGTAAGCCTCTCCCGGGCCCAGGCCCGGCGACAACGAAAGGATGTATGAACGCACCGACCAAGCTGACCAACCTCGCCGCGGCGCTGACGGCTGATACCGCTGGTAATGTGATCGCAGCGATCACGCCACCGCAGTTCGACGTCACGAAATCCCTCGCCACCATGGATGCCGTTCAGCGCGCGCTTGGCAACATGGCCGGCAACGTCCAAGTGGCCGGGCCGACTGGTAGCCTCACGGCAGCTGACGCAGGCAAGCGCGCTGTCTGCCTGGCGACGACGCTGAATCTCCCGTCGACAGCGGGCCTCCCGCTGGGGGCAAGCTTCCCGATCTCATTTTCGTCTGGCGCCATTACAACGATCACACCGGCAGCTGGCGACACCATTTTTTGCGGCGAAACTCTTGCGGCAGGAGCCAGTGCAACCGCCACGAATGGCTCTCACGCGAACATCGTCAAGGTGGCAGCGAACACCTGGTGCATGCTGGGCACCGCCGCACTTCCTTATGAGCATCAGTTTGCGCGCTCGCTGACCACGAACGGCTACCAGATGTTCCCGGGTGGGCTGATCCTTCAGTGGGGTCAGGTCCCGTCTATTGCTGGGAATGGCAGTCAAACCGTCACTTACGCGATGGCTTTCCCAAATGCGTGCCTGTCCTGCATTGCCACTGCCGGGGCAGACAACGTCGGGAAAGTGGCAATCTCTGGCGTGAATGCCAACACGTTCAACAAAACTGCGTTCGTTGCCTACAACACCAGTGCATCCGTGGCGACGCAGCCCGGGCTGTATATCGCCCTTGGTTTCTGACCGCTGTTCCGGATCTGGCGCGTCGTGATCGTAGGATTGCCCCATCGAAACGCACACGCCCCACCGGGCATTCTTTAAGGGCCGACAATTGGCAAACGCATCCGACAACCGCGTCCGGTTCGACAAGACTGTCAACCTCGGCCACATCCTGACCTTCCTCGGATTCCTGATCACGGCAGCGGTCGGCTGGAGCACGATGGACAAGCGGGTCACCGTCCTCGAGGAGCGCATCTCCAGCCAGCGCGAGCGCGACGCGATGCAGGACAGCTCGAACAAAGACAAGTTCCAGGAGGTCAAGGAAGCCCTTGGCGACCTGAAACGCAGTGTCGAAAAGGTCGCCGACAAAGTCGGCGCCAAGTAATTCCCCCCCCTTCCCAACGCCATCTCCGGAGAACCTTCGCCATGGATAAAATGCGCATGTTTCAGTGGGTGCTGATCTCGATCGGCCTCTACGTGGCTGCCGCGCTGCTCGCCGCGAGCGGCACTGCCCCGCAGGTCCAGATCGTTCTGTGGAAGCTCGGTCACCTCACGCTGGCGGCCTTCGCTGGCTACTGGGTCGACCGCAACTGCTTCCGCGCGCGCATCACCGACGAATCGAACCCGCTGGAGCATATCCGCCGCGCCATAATCGTCGGCGCGGCCATGCTCGCGATCGCGCTGGGCCTGTGATGCTCCGGCTGGTCGCCATCCTGCTGCTCCTGGCGGCGCCGGCGTGGGCCGGACCGCCGGAGGCCGCCGCGCGGTTCAGGCCGACGCTCACGCGCGAAGCGCAGGCCGTCTATGGCCTCAATGCCCCCGTACCGATGTTCGCCGGGCAGATCACGCAGGAGAGCAACTGGCGGCCTGACGTGACAGCCTGGGACAACGGCCGCGGCCTGGCGCAGTTCATGGACGGGACGGCGAAGCAGGTAGCTCGCTCGTACCCGGAGCTCGGCGCGCCCGACCCGTACAACCCGACCTGGGCGATCCGCGCGATGGTCCGCCTCGACGGCTGGAACTATGCGCGCGTGAAGGGCGACACCGCCTGTGATCGCTGGGCGGCCTCGCTGAAGGGCTACAACGCGGGCCTCGGCTACGTGCAGCGCGCGCAGAAGCGCACCACGCATCCCGGCAAGTGGTTCGATGCCACCGAGTCTGTCAACGCGGGCCAGTCAGCCAAGAACTTCGAATACAGCCGACTATACCCGCGCTGGATCCTGCTCAAGCACCAGCCGAAGTTCACCTCGTGGGGGACAGCCGTATGTTTAAACTGATCCCCGAGCAGTATCAGCTCCTGGCGCGCGTGGTGCTGGTGGTGGCGCTACTGGCCCTGGCTGCGACTGCCGGCGCGATGGTGAATGGCTGGCGGCTCGATGCAGCCCACCAGCGCGCGCTGACGGCCAAGCAAGCCGAGTACGACGCGCTGCTCGACAAGGTGCGCGAGCAGAACCGCGCCGTCGAGGCCTTGCAGGCTCAGTCCGATGCGGCCGAGGAGCGCCGCAAGATGGCCGAGGCCTTCGCGGCTGATGCGATCAAGCGCGCCAAGAACCGCGAGGACGCCGTCGCCAACAGCAAGGCCACCACCTGCGACGGCGTTCTCCGGGAAGCATGGGGGGTCTGGAAATGAGAGGTGCGCTCCTTGCCCTGCTGGTGCTGGCGCTGGCCGCCTGCAACACAGTCCCGAAGGTCGTCGAGGTTAAGGTGCCCGTGGCCGTCGGCTGCCTGGGCGACAAGCAGAAACGGCCCGAGCCGAAGTTCGGCACCGGGCCGTACCCGGGCGACAAGGTCGCCGCGCAGGTGGCGCTGCAGGACTATGCAGCGATGGATGGGTACGCAACCGGGCTGGAAGTGGCCATGTCCGGCTGCGATCCCAAGCCGACGGTCAAGCCGCAACCGGCTCCTTCCAAGCTGCCGTAACCACCGCACCCAGCACGTTCGCGGCTTTGGCGGCATCACCGTCGTGGTTGTGGATGTACTTCTCGGTCGTCGCCAGAATGCTGTGGCCGAGCAGCTCGGCGATCTGGGACTGGGTCATGCCGGCCATGTGAGCCAGCGAACCGGCGCTGTGGCGCAGGTCGTGGATCCGCAGGTCCGCCGGCAGCTCTGCCTCCTTCTTCACCCGGGCCCAGACCCTGTAGACGTTGCTGGTCGCCTTGCCCCGGTTTCCCCCGATCAGGTACTGGCCGTCGAGGTCTTCGATGATCTCAAGGGCGTGTTCGGACAGCGGAATGTCGCGCGGGCCGACCTTCGAATCGGGTAGCCGGAGCACGCGCTTGCTGCGGTCCACCCATGCCGTCTCGGCTTCCAGGATCTCGTTCTTGCGGCAGCCGGTGAGCTGTAGCAGCCGGATCGCGGCCGCGAACTCCGGCGTCAATCGGCGTTCCGCGACCATCTTTGTCATCGTCTGGTGCAGGCGGGCCATCTGCTCGTAGGTCAGGACGGCGGTGTGCTTCTTCAGCTTGTAGCGCTTGATCCGGTGGCATGGGTTCGTGTTCGACGCGCGCCAGCCCCAATCCTCGGCGAGGTTCATGGCCTTGGAGAGCAGGGCGAGCGTCTGGTTGGCTGCTGCCGGCTTGTCGGCCATGCTGCCGAACAGGGTCAGGATGTCGGATTTCTTGATCTCAGCGACGAGCCGGGTGCGCCACTCCGGCAGAATGTAGAGGCGCCAGTTCTGGGCATCGATATGCTGGCTGGCAGGCTTCTTGAACGGCTTGGCGTGCTCCCGTGTGTACCGCTCCTCGAGATCGGCGATGGTGGGCTGGCTCTCTTCCTTGCGGCGCTCAGCCATCGGGTCCTCGCCGGCGGCGACCTTGGCCAGCACCTTGCGCGCCAGCTCGCGGGCTTCGGCCGGCGTGAGCACGTTGGTGCGGCCGAGGTTCTGCTTGCGTTGGGTACCTTCCTTGGTGCGGTACCGAACCATGTACGACTTGGTGCCAGACGGCTGGATCCGGACCCCGAAACCCTTAACCTCGCTGTCCCAGAGGAAGCTGTCGGAGGCCTCCGGTAGGGCGCAGTCGATCATGCTCTTCGTGATTTTAGTAGGCGATCTCTTCATGTTGTGCTCGACGGTTAGGGCGCACATAGGGCGCAAAAATACGGGTACAGGGCGCATTTTGCGGGTTTCGCCGGTCGCCGGTCGAGATGGCTAACGCGTTGAAATTACGCACACAAATGCATTTCCGTGTACTTCCGTGATAGGGATGATAAATGTCTCATTGTCTCAGCGCAACTGCTATTTTCGCTAGGTGGAGCATGGATTTACCCTCTGGGGCCAAGCTCTAGGGCGCAAATAGGGCGCAGACAAAGCGGGCGGCCTCAAAAGGGCCGCCCGTAGTTTTTTAGGCTGGAGCGGCGGCCCGGACCTTGGCCTTGTAGCTAGTCATCCACTCGACTGCGTCGCTCGGGTCGCCGAGCTGGCCGGTGACGCGCCGCCGGAAGTTCATGGCTCCGGCTTGGCGCCACGTGATCGCGATCGCGCCGGCGGCGACGGCCAGTGCCTTCTTGCTGAGCGCAATATCGTAGTGGCTGTCGTGCGGCGGCGCCTGGTGCCAGCGCCGCGCCACGCCGATCCGGTCGGCCATGGTGTGCAGCTCGGCATCCGAATCGGCCAGCATGTGGCACATCTTCATGCGGCCGTACGGCGCCTCCATGTCGTCGACGTAGACGGCCATCAGCTGCCCTCCACTGTCGAGTTCGCCAGCGCACAAGCCTCGCCCTCGGCCGTGATCTCGGTGACGGACTCCCAACCACCCTCCCCGGCGAACATCCTGGTGCGCAGGTAGCCCATACGCTCCAGAGCAGCGACGTCGTCCTCGCGCCCCTTGGCGGCATGAGCAGGCAGGTTGTGCCGGATCGGCGCCCGCTGGTAGTGGCTCAGGCCCAGCGCCTCGCGCAGCAGCATGAGCTGGGCCGGGGTCAAGACGGCGGCGGTCATGCCGCCCTCGCCAGAGGCAGGGTGTAGTTCCCGTCGTAGCGCGGCACCAGCGGCACGAGCCGGCGCGCCCGCTCCAGCTTCTCGCGCTGGCTGGGGTCGTCCGCGTCGTTCGGGTTGATGACGATGCAGTCCTGCACGCGCACGCCGTACAGGTGCGCCAGGGTCAGCGCGCCGATGTAGTGGCGGTCGCCGTCGGTCTGGCTGCGGACGAAGCCGGGGTAAAGGGCGTAGCGTGGGGCGGTAGCGGTCATCATGCCTGCTCCTCGATGCCCAGGTAACGCCGCCATGGCACCTTCACCCCGCTGACGAGAAAGCCCCAGGTGCCGCGGTAGCGGCCGGTGATGAACAGGGTCCAGACGCCGCCCGGGCTGACCTGCAGAATGCGGTGGTACTCGCCGAAGCGCAGGCGCGCAGTGTCGCCTGGCAGTCGTCGGTAGGTGACCGGAACCAGCTCGACCGGATACACCTTCTCGTACGTCTCGTGCTGGTGCTGCTTGAGGCGCACTTCGCGGTACCAGCCATGCAGGATGACCGTTCGGGCGTTCCACGGGTGGTCATGCAGGTCGCGGTCGTCGTCCTCGCGCATGATCCGGTGCAGCCGGATCGAGATCGGGAACTTCCACCACGGCCGGTTGCCGGACGAGTTCGCCGGGTACGGATTGAAGAGCCAGTAGCGCTCCATGTAGACGCTGCCGTCCGGACCGGTGATGTGGATGTAGGGCGTCCGCTTCGCGCGCTTGATCAGGTAGTCGACCACGGCCGGGCGCGAGACCAGGTGGGCGATGATGCTCCAGAGGGTATTCATAAACTCCTTTCAGGTTAAGGCAGCACCACGGTCAGCCGCTCGGCCGCCCGGGTGATGCCGGTGTACAGGTGGTTGATTCGCTGCTCGCGGAAGGTGGCGCTCTCGTCGAACAACATCACGTTGTCCCACTGGGAGCCTTGCGACTTGTGCACGGTGAGGCACTCGCCGAAATCGAACTCCTCATGCTGGCGCTTGATTCGCCAGTCCAGGTCGGCGTCGGTTCCGAGAAAGAAGGCGGCCGGCACCGTGACCGCGCCCGGGTCCTGCAGACCGTCCAGCGAATCGACCTCCAGCGTCACGATCTCACCGAAGGCAGACGCGCGCTGGGTGCGCCAGAGAGAGCCGTTCAGCAGCCCGAGCTCGCGATTGTTGCGCAGGCAGACCAGGCGATCATCCTCCTGGGGCAGCGGGCTGGTGCGGCCGCGCAGCTCGCGGATCCGCCGGTTGAACGTGCGACGGGTCTTGTTCATCCCGGCCAGCACCTGGTCGGCGGCCAGCACGCTTTCCGGGTCGACCTGCGAGCGGTGGATGACGCGCGCCGCGCCGTACTCGCCTGCGACCAAGCCGAGGCCCTCGCGCACGTCGATCGACAGTCGGATGATCGGGTTCTCGGCCGTCTGGCGCCGGATGTCGGTCAGCATCACGTCCGGCCTGTCCTTCGGGTCGGTGAAGTACCCCTCGTCCTTGCGCACGGGCTTGAGCTGCATCGGGTCGCCCAGCACCAGCACCTTCTTGCCGAAGCTGAGCAGGTCGCGGCCGAGGTCCTCGTCGACCATCGACACCTCGTCGATGATCGCGAGCTCCGCGATGGAGAGCGGGCTGTCCGGGTTCAGCACGAACTCCGGGTGCTGGGCCTCCGGATCGTCGATCTTGTAGATCAGCGAGTGGATGGTGCTGGCGCCCTCGCAGCCCTTCTTCCGGAGGACAAGCGCGGCCTTGCCGGTGAAGCAGGCGAAGCAGACGAGGCCGTCGGCATACTGGGCGATGTGCTTGGCGAGGGTAGTCTTGCCGGTACCGGCGAAGCCGAAGAGGCGGAAAACCTGCTTGCCCTTCGGGTCGCGTAGCCAGCTATGAACGGCCTTGAGCGCGGCCGCCTGTTGATTGGTCCATTCCATATATACCTTGTGTTGTCACGCCGTGGCGGCGTCCCGACGCTTGATCGCCGGGTTGGTCAGGGCGGCCGCCCGGCACTTCGCCATTTCGTCCTCGGCGTAGCCCCAGATATTGCTGTCGTCGAAGCGCTCCGGCCCGATCCAGCCGATCGACAGCTGTTGTCCGGTCCGGACGTAGTTGGCCAGCGCTTCGACCAGGGTCTTCAGCGTGCCGCCGTGGCTAAAGCCACTCCAGCGACCTTGGTACGCGACGTAGATCGCCTTGCCGGTGTAGTCGTCTTGAAAGTAAAGGTGACCCTTCGGGCCGATCAGCATGCGCGCGACGCGGTCACGCTCCTTGTTGTAGAAGAATCGGCGGCCGTAATCGGAAATGGTCTTGATCAGGTCGTTGACGTGCGCCAGGCGATCGGTCTTCTTGGCGGTTGTGGCGCGCGTCATGGCTGCACCCGCTTGAACTCGACCACCCACACCCATGGGTTGGCATCCCAGCTGCCGGCGCCGTTGATCTGCTCCCACAGTAGGGAGTAGTAGCCGACGTCGGTGTATCCGTTCGGGTTGCCAGCTGCGCACGCGCCGCGCGCCCACTCGGCCACGCCTTCGGACTGCGCATCTGCCTCGCTGATATCCTGCAGCCGCTCGACGCGCACGCTGACCACCTCAAGCAGGATGCGGCTGCGCGCCCGTGGCATGTGGATGCTGGGGCGCCAGCGAAGACCGCGCTCGCGTAGCCAAGCGTCGTCGCGTTCCGGCTGGGGGCACGACGCGCGGTAGTAAGTCTGGCTGCCCATACCGTCGAATTTGTCGCCCTCATCATCGATATGGACGAACGTCTCGCGCACCCACAGGCGGTCGCCGGGCTGGCCGTAGGGGTTATCCGCCATCAGCCACTCATGATTCCCTGCGTCGAGCACGTAGTCGTCTGTCCACGTGCCATCGAGCAGGCTGGGCTTCCGGCGCGGCTTCGCGATGCGCCGCGTCTGGGTCTTGCTGCCGTCGAGCAGCGCGCGCACCATGGCGCCGCTGAACAAAATCGGTCTCTCTTTCGGCGCGCGCGCGGCCGCCGCTACAGCATCTTTTTCTGCATGCATATTGCCTCCCCGGCTTTGAAAAATGCGGGGCCGGAGCCCCGCGCTGGTCACTTCGAATACTGGCTGGTGTTCGACACCGTCCTGGACTTGAGCCAGGCTTCGACGGCGGTCACTGGGTACAGCACGGCACCGCCGATCTTCGTAAAAGGCGGGCCCGAGCCATTCTGGCGCCAGTTATTCAACGTCCGGACCTTAATGCGTCCGTCCAAATGCTCCGACAATTCCTTTGGCGTGAAATAGTTCTTTGCCTTGTCCGTCATAAAACTGCCCCGTTTGCCTTCTTTTGTTGCTTAGAACAGGTCCGCACCGTCTTTTGTACGGTCTGGTACAGAATCAGCACCCTCGGTTTGTGCTTGCGAGTTCTCGGCCGGTGTAGCGGCTGGCGTGGCTTGTTCTTCCACGGCCTTGCTTTCCGATTTCACGGGATTGCTATCCGGTGCCGGCTCGGCTGCGCCTTGTTTTTGTGCAACAGTGCCTGCTTTAGCGGCAGGTTTCGTCTTGTCGGCCGCCGCTTTCGCCGCCGCGCCAGCCTTGGCCGTCTCGGCGATGCCCTTGCTGGTGGACTCGGCCTGCGGGCTTTCATCGTCGTGGTCGCCGAAGATGTCCGATGCCGGCGTGCCGTCGCGCAGCGAGTTGTACACGCCCTGCAGGTCGACCAGCTCGTCAAGCAGCACCTCGTCCAGCGTGTGGCCTAGGTACTTCTCCAGGTGCTGCGGCTTGACGCCGAACTTGGCGAACGCCTGCGTCATCTTGCGGACGCGCACCTCGAGCGGCTCCTCGTTGTTGCCGGCAATGGTCTTGCGGCAATCCTGGACGGCTTCCTCGACCAGCCACTTCGGCATCATCGCGAGGATCAGCCCGCGCGACTGCTTGCTCGCGACGTTGTTGATCTTCATGTCGATGTCGGTCTGGTCGCGCAGCTTCTTGGGGCCCTCGCGGGTGTCGCGCACGTGCAGCACCGTCAGCTGGCGCTTCACGTAGTTGTTCTTCTCCATGTCCCAGGCGAACACCTCGACCTCGGACTTGGAGTCGTCGCGCGACAGTTCGCGGTGGCCGTACTGGAAGTTGCCGTACACCTGGGCGATCTGCTCGGCCATGCGGATGGACGGGCCGGTCACCGTGCTGCCGCCTTGCGGCTTGGAATAAAAGGCGACACCAGCGAAGGCTGGCGACTTGCAGGCCAGCATCAGCTCGGCGTGCGCCGCGGTAAGGTCGCGCGGGAAGCGCTTCGCCAGCGCCATCTGGCCCTGCGCTTCGGCAATCGCGCGCTCGACTTCGACGGTGACGGCGCCCTGGTTGATGGCGCCGGTCTGCGCGAGCCCGCGGCCCTGGCCGAACGGGACGGGATGGTGTTGCTGCTGGTGCTGGGTTGGTACGAGGTCTTGCATGTTCTCTCCTGAGAGTGGTGGGGGTTACTGAATCTGGAATTCGTCGCCGGTGACGCGGGTGACGAAGAGCTGGAGGTTCGATTCCTCGGCGCGCGCGCGGAACTCTTCGAAGGCTTCCGGGTCGAGCATTTCGAAGTTGTCGACGCAGGCGATGGCCAGTTCGCCGGCGCGCAGCTTGGCGATTTCGATCGCGATATCGACCTGCTGCGCCGTGTTGAGGCGGTCGAACACGATGCCGTTGCGCAGCACCTCGCCGTTGACCACTTCGAGACCCGGGATCGGCAACTTGCTGATCAGCTCGACCTTGTAGGCGTCGATCGCGTCCAGCGCCTTGGTCTGGCGGTCGGCGTCCTGCTGCAGGCCTGCCAGCTCCTCCTGCATCTGTTTGATGTAGGCCTCGGCCTGCTCGCGCTTGGCGAAGGTGTCGCGGCTGGACTTGATGACGGCCAGCGCTTCGTTCAGCGGCGACGCCGCGGTGGTGAAGCGCTCGGTGGTCAGCTCGCGCTGGCGCGCCGCCTTGCCTTCCCAGTCGGTCAGCTCTGCCTTCGCTGCGTCGACGTCCTGCTGCAGCTTCGCGTTGATCGCATCGATCTGGGCCTGAGCCTCGGCGCGAAGCGTGGCGACCTTGTCCGAGTTCTCCTTGCGGATCCCGTCGAGCTTGGTCGCGATCCGCTGGTGCTCGGCGTCCCGCGTGGTCCGCGCCTGCTCCAGCTGCGCACGCAGCTCGTCCTCGTTGCCGCTGACGCCTTCCGGCACTTCCGGCAGCGCCAGCGTCATCTGGTTGATCGTGGAGTCCTTCTCCTTGACGGCACGGTTCGTGCCGGTGCGGTCCTCGTAGACCTGCTTGCGCACCAGCTCGATCAGGTCGAGGGCCGGCACGCCTGGCGCGGCCTTGACAGGCACGCCGGCGATCCGGGACAGCTTCTCGACGTCGAGCTCGATCGGCATCGCCTCAAGCAGTACCTTGACGCGGTCCTGCTTGCGCGCGGTCAGGAACTCGACCGGGTTCACCGACAGCAGGTCGACCAGCTGGCGGATGGCGTCGGCTGGCTTCGGCACCTTCTTGCCGTCGCGGATCATCGTCTTGGTGCTGCTCGACGCGGTCACCTTGTTGATCAGCTCGGTGCCGTCGTCCAGCACCAGGACGACCTCGCCCTTTTCGGCGCCCTTGCGCAGGAGCGTGGCGTCGGATCCGCCTGCGACCGACTTGATCGCCTCCAGCACCGAGGTCTTGCCCTTGCCGTTCTTGCCGGTGATCTCGGTCAGCTTGCCGTCCGGCGTGAACTCCAGCTCGTCGATGCCGAGGATGTTGCTGATGCGTACCTTCGCGATTTTTTTTGTGGTCATGGTGGTTAGTGGCCGACGGCCTGTTTGAGAAGTTTGTAGGTCATGGGGGCGTTGTCGTTCAGTTTCGGGTTGCGCCAGTTCGGCAGTTCCTCGTCCATCACACGGCAGATCGTGTCCCACTCGCGCACGAGGGCGGACCAGCGCTTCGATGCCGTCGCCATCTGCGGAAACCGGGCGACGAGCTCAGGCACCTGCTCCAGCAGCAGCCGGCAGCGGCGCAGGTCCCAAACGTCCGAGGGGCAGTCAGCCGTCCAGTTGTCCAGCGAGTCGACGCCGGTCAGCTTGGAAAAGATCGTGTTGCTGCTGACGCCGCGCTCGCCGGAGGCCAGCCAGATGGAGGCCTCGTGAGAGAGGTTGCTGTTGGCAGGCTCAGCGCGCACGCGGGCCTCGACCTGTGGCTTCAGCTCGGCGATCAGCGCGTCGACGTCGGCCTTCAGGCCGAACGCGAAGTGCGCGCCCAGCATCTGCGCCAGATGCGGAGCGACGAGCGCGCCTGGCATCATTTTGCTAAAGCGCGACAGCCAGTCTACTGGCATGAATCCGTAGATGATGACGCACTTGCCGCGCTCTTCGACTGTGAACTTGCTCATGTGTGCTCTCGGTGGTTGGGGAAGGTGATCAGGCGGCCAGCGCGTTCCAGCCGGACAGGTCGGCGGCATCCGCCTGGTACTCGGCCCAGTTCGGCAGCCGCGCCTGGATGATTTCGCCGCCGTCGGCGCCGGGCCAATAACCGGCGCGCAGGCAGTGGATGTAGGTGGCGAGGTCCTGCTGGTAGAGGCGGCGGCCGAGGTGGATGTCGGCCTCGTTCAGAAAGTGCACTGCGACGTCGTATGGGCGCGTCTTCTGCGCCGCGATGAACACGAATTCGCGCGGGGCGTCGGCGCCGTAGAGCATCTTGAGGATGTCGAGGTACCAGGCCGCCTGAACATGGTAGCGGCGCTGCGCGATCGTGCGGCCGAACCCGGCCTCGCTCACGTCGTCGGTAGTCTTCAGGTCGGCCACGTACCGCCCGTCGAAGGTGATCGCGTCCGTCCGGCACTTGCGCAGCACGCCGAACTGGTCGACCACATAGAACGACTGCTCGGTACTGGCATTGAAGAGCAGCCCGGGCGCGGTGTGGTGGTTGTTCACCGCGCGCAGCATGCCCAGCATGTCCTTGTAGGATTTGGCGTCGATCAGGGTCTTCCCGCGGAGGCCCTCGTTGTACTTACGCTCCAGCTCGGCGAGGATCTCGGCGGCCGGGTCGATCTCCAGCAGCATGCGGATCAATTCCGGCTTGGCCGCCTTGCTGCTGACCATCTCGCCATGCTTAGCCAGCGCCTGCCGCAAGTCGTCGGAAGTATTCAGCGCGCTCGGGTACTTCGACTTGTCGAAGCCGACATCGTAGTGCTTTTCGAATTCGCCCGGTTCCAGCACCAGCTTGTGCGTGCCGTCGCCAACAGCGAAGCAATGTTTCTCCTCGCGCGGTTCGCGGTCAGGATTAAGGTAGGCATCCCAATAGTAGAGCGGGCTTATCGCGATGGCATCCAGGGAGCTTTTGCTGATGCCCGGGCCCGAGTGGTACTCTTCGTTACTGCACTCCACCAGGCCTGTCGGGTGGTCAATAGCTGGCGCAAACTTGCCGCCGCCCTGATCGTATAGATCCGTCATAGGTTCGGTTCCGAAACAAATCACTCAATAAAAATGAAGGAAAGCAGGCGATGCAATCAAGCCTGCGGCACTCCAATACTCTGAAATGCACTTAACTACACGCAATAATCATACAATATTTTTGTGTGTAGTAGTGATTTTCGGCTACAATTAGAAAAATTTTTATTGGAGTGTCTATGTCCGAGAAGACGACTTTTGCCGCCGAAATGCATGCGCGGCTGGAAGATATGGAGAAGCGCGCGAAGGCGGTTGGCTCCAACATGACCCAGGTCACCAAGAACACCGGCATCGCGCGCGCGACCTACGAGCGCTGGATGACCCGGCCGCCGCAGTCGGTGACCAAGCTGGACGAGATGGATGCCGAGGTGATGCGGCTGGAGCAGGAATTTCGCGAGAAACAGGCCGCTGCCGGCGGCGCTGCGCAGCAGTAATCCGCTGCCGTAGGGCCACCCATGAGCCAGAATGCCATCGTGGCGGGCGTGCAGTCCGTCATTGTCGCGTTGCGCGACTACCAGGAAGATTTCGTCGCCAAGGTCCGGGCTAGGTTCGCGGCCAAAGTGAAAGCGGTGCTGCTGGTGGCTGCTACCGGATCTGGGAAAACGGTTGTTTTCAGTTTTATTGCCCGCAGCGCTGCAAACAAAGGAAACCGAGTTCTCATCCTCGCCCACCGCGACATCCTGATTAAACAGGCGAGTCGCAAGTTGACCGACTATGGCGTTGCGCACGGCATCATCATGTCTGGATTCACGCCAAACCGAATGCGCAAAGTGCAGTTGGCTAGTGTCCAGACCCTGGTTCGGCGCCTTAAAAATCTTCCACCAGACGCATTCGATCTGATCGTGATCGACGAATGCCACCTCAGCGCCGCCAAGTCATACCTCGACATTTGCAACCACTTCCACCCCGCCCGCATCCTCGGTGTGACCGGAAGTCCGATTCGCCTTGATGGAAAAGGCCTTGGCCGTCACAGTGGCGGCCTGTTCGACGAGATCGTCCAAGGTATCAGCTTCCGCCAAATGATCGAGCAGGCCTACCTCGCTCGACCTGTTGTCTACGCGGCGCCGATCAAAGTCGACCTCTCCGAAGTCAAGATGCGCGGAAAGGACTTCGACAGCGATTCGCTGGCCGCAGTCATGGACAAGCCGAAGATTACCGGCTCGGCCATAGAAAACTGGAAACGAATTTGCCCGGGGGTTCCAGCTGCAGCCTGGTGCGCGAACGTCGCGCACGCACAGCACGTTGCCGACGAATTCAATGCAGCTGGCATTCCGGCCATGATGCTTTGTGGCGAGAGCACTTCTGAGGAGCGCGAGCGAGCTACGCGCGAGCTGGAAAATGGAAAGCTGAAGGTGGTTACCTCGGCAATGCTTCTCGTCGAAGGCTGGGATTGCCCGTGTGTCGGAGCGGTGATCCTGCTGCGTCCTTCCATGTCGTTGTCATCATACCTGCAATTCGTCGGCCGTGGATCGAGGCTTGTCTACGCGCCAGGGATGCCACTCGACAGCATCGAGCAGCGCTTTGCCGCGATCGACGCTGGGCCAAAAGGTCGTATCTTTTATGTGCTCGACCATGCGGGCCTAACCCTCAAACACGGCTTCGCCGACGACGAGCGCGAGTGGTCGCTCGAGGGTGAGGTCAAGGGCAAGGGCAAGAAGAAGGAAAAGAAGGAGCTCGACCTCGCGCAGTGCCCGAAGTGCCACTTGGTCCACGTCCCAGCGCCGGAGTGCCCCGGCTGTGGCCACGTGTACGAGACCAAGCCGCGCAAGCTGGAATACGCAGAGGGCAACCTCGAGGAGGTCACGCCCGAGATGCGCGAGCTGATGAAGAAGCAGCGCCAGCAGACCATCCGGAACATGAAGACGCTGCCAGAGCTCGAGGCCTACGGCGCGAAGATGGGCTACTCGCCGAATTGGGCTCGCCATACTTTTGGCTCCAAGCAGCGCGCCCGCGAAAAATACCAGAACAATTTTTAGGTTGTGACACCACTCTTTATGCAGCCAATCGACAAAGAATATCTGGAGCGCCTTTATGTGGCCGAAACGAAAAGCATCCCGGACATCGCAAAGATAACCGGTCTAACTATATCGACGGCGCGTAATCGGCTTATCGATTTCGGCATTCCTCTGCGTTCTCGAGCGGATGGGATCAAGGCCGTGTCGCACAAGCTCGGTGTTCACCTGATCGGAAAGAGGCGTCCACATAGCGAGGACACGAAAAGAAAGATGTCACTCGGGCACCAGCAAAGCAGCCGAGTGAAAAGCGCTGCGGGGGTATCCCTGAGGCCAAACGGGTACCTCGAATACACGACCGGAGAACACAAGGGGCGCTCCGTTCATGTGGTCGAGATGGAGAAGATCATCGGACGGCGGATCACGGAAAACGAAGTGGTTCACCATAAAGATGAAAACAAAACCAACAACGACCCCGACAATCTTGAACTCATGACCCGCGCTGAGCATGCCCGGCACCATGGGATCGAAAACTATGTGAAACGCACAAGGAGCGAAAATGGCCAGTTTGAATAAGGTGCAGCTGATTGGAAACTTGGGCCGCGACCCGGAAATTAAATATCTGCCGTCCGGAGACGCGATCGCAAACATCGCCGTCGCCACCTCGTACAAGCCGAAGGACAAGGAACCCGTCACCGAGTGGCACCGCGTCTCTTTCTTCGGCCGCCTGGCAGAGGTGGTCGGGCAGTACCTGAAGAAAGGCTCGTCGGTCTATGTGGAGGGCCGTCTCCAAACCCGCAAGTACACCGACAAGGACGGCATCGAGCGCTACGCGACCGAGATCGTCGCCGAGAACATGCAGATGCTGGGCGGCACCAAGCAGGATGGCGAGCAGGGCGGCGCGCCGGCGCAGCGCCAGCAGCCGACGCCCCAGCAGCGGCCGGCAGCCCGGCCCGCGGCACCGGCCGGCGGCGCCGTCGATGACGATATCCCCTTCTGACGCTGACCGATGGCTCTTGAAGGCACCAACCAGCGCGCGATCTGGCTGCACCTGCAGCAGTTCGCGTGCCGCCTCTTCCGGCTCAACGAGGGCCGCGCCTGGCTGTCCAACCTGGGGCCGAAGGGCATCACGCGCCTGCCAGACGGTGCCGTCCTGATCCGCGCGCCGCGCTCGATCGCGCTCGGCTTCGCCGACGTCAAAGGCGATCCGGTTGCTGGCGCCTGCGACCTGCCGGGCTGGACCACGGTCGAGATCACGCAGGAGATGGTCGGCCGCGACGTTGCCGTGTTCACGTCGATCGAGTGCAAGCGCAGCAAGGGTGGCCGCGCGTCACCGGCGCAGATCACGTGGCGCGACGTCGTCCAGCGCGCCGGCGGCATCGCTGGTATTGCCAACTCGCCGGAAGAGGCTGCAAAAATAATTTCTGAGTGGAAGTGTCCCGGCAGCACTTAATTCCGGTAAGATACACTCCTCAGCCATTAATTACACAGCAATACTCGCGCGATTCCAGCGCCAATATTGCATGCTTTCTACGGGCTATCGCCGGTTAGCTCCCGGCTGAACAGGCGCGCGTGGTCCTCCCCCTGCGTGTGCCGCCCACCTATTCAAATGTAAGGGGAGGACGGGATGGGGAGCGGCTTTGTTTAAATTCATTCAGGTCTGCGGCGTTTATGCATGACCGCATTCGTTCAGCACTAACCGCAATCCCAGCCGATCTGGAACGGAGATTCTGGATCCGTATCGGCTGCGCCATCAAGTCCGAGCTCGGCGACGATGGCTTTTACCTCTGGGACGAATGGAGCCTGACCGCCGCCGGCTACAACGCCAAGGACGCCAAATCCGCCTGGAAGTCGATCAAGGCTGACGGGCCCGGCGCGGTCGGGCTCGGTACTTTGATCTATGAGGCCAAGCAGCGCGGCTGGACCGAGGATACCAAGTATAAGCCTCCCACCAAGGATGAGATTGAGGCGCGTCAAGCGGCGCGCCGCGCGCGCGAAGCCGAGCAGGCGCTACTTGATGCACAGCTGGCCGCCGCCGCCGCCGAATTCGCGCTGGACCTGTGGGAGAACAAGAGCCGCCCGGCCGACGACCACCCCTACCTGCAGCGCAAGGGCGTCAAGTCCTACGGCCTGCGCGTCGGCCCGTGGTATCGGCTCGACGAGGACCCCGACCCGGAAACGGGCGAGGTCACGCAGAAGCTGGTCGAGGTCACCAAGAACGGGCTGTACGTGCCGATGCGGGACCGCACCGGCAAGCTGCACTCACTGCAGTGCATCTCGCAAAAGCCGGACGGCGGGAAGCGCTACCTGAAGGATGGCGCGAAGCGTGGGCATTTCTTCGCCGTCGGCAGCAAGCCGCTCCAGCAAGACGGCCGGCCGGTGTTCTGCCTCGGCGAGGGCTACGCGACCTGCGCCAGCGCGCACGAGGCCACCGGCCACCTGGTGCTGACCTGCTTCGACACCAGCAACCTGCCGACGGTTGCCAAGGCCATCCGCGAGCGCGTGCCCAGCGCCATCATCATCATGCTGGCCGACAACGACCAGGACGATCCGAAGAACCCGGGCCTCTCCACCGCACGCAAGGTGGCGCAAGAGGTGGGCGCGCTGGTCGCTGTGCCGGTGCTGGCCGACGCTCCGGAGCAGCGCTGCGACTTCAACGACTTGCACCTGGCCGACGGACCAGAAGCGGTCGCCGCAGCCATCGCGGGCGCCAAGCCGTACGAGGAGACGCCAGCGGCTCCTGAGCCAGATCCGGCCGCCGCGGCGCTGCCCGACATGCCCGAGCCGCCGCAGGATATTCCGCCCGCGCCGATCCCGATCGACGAGCCGCGCCAGGACTTCGATGAGGACGAGATCGCCAACAACGGGCACTTCTCCATCCTGGGCTACAACCAGAACGACTTCTACATCTTCAGCGACGCCAAGCGCCAGATTTGCGTGCTCACCAAGAGCGACATGAACGTGACCGCGCTGCTCGAGTACGCACCGCTGAACTTTTGGGAGATGTACTTCCCGGCGCGCACCAAGGGGCAGTCGAAGTTCGACACCAACCTCGCGGCCGAGTGGCTGTTCGGCGTGGCGCACCGGCGCGGCATCTACGACCCGAGCCGCGTGCGCGGCCGCGGCGCCTGGATCGACAAGAACCGCTCCGTCTACCATCACGGCGGCTACCTGACCGTCGACGGCGTCAAGACCGATATCACCTCGATCAGCTCGGCCTACGTCTACCCGATGGCGTCCGACCTGCTGACCGAGCACAAGGATGCTCAGGCGATGACCGACGAGGAGGGCCGCTGGCTGCTCAAGGTCGCCGGCATGGCGCGCTGGAACAAGCCCGGCAGCGCCGCGCTGCTGGCCGGCTGGGCCATGCTGGCGCCGATCTGCGGCGCGCTGACCTGGCGCTCGCACATCTGGCTCACCGGCGAGGCCGGGTCCGGCAAATCGACCATCCAAAACAAGTTCGCCGGCGCGCTGCTGCGCGACATCTCGCTGCACGCCAACGGTGACAGTACCGAGGCCGGCATCCGCCAGAACCTGAAAGCCGATGCGCTGCCGGTGCTGATCGACGAGCTTGAATCGAACGACGAGACCGACAAGCGCCGCGTGGCCGGCATGATCGCGCTGATCCGCAAGACCTCGACCGAATCGCAGGCCCAGACCTTCAAGGGCACGCCGACCGGCGACGGCAACACGTTCCGGATCCGCTCGATGTTCTGCCTGGCGTCGATCAACACCAACTTCCCCGGCGGCCAGGCCGACGTCGACCGCCTGACCGTGCTGGCGCTGAAGACCCCGAGCAACCCGGTCACGCCAGAGCAGGCCCAGCAATGGGACAGCCTCGAGGCCGAGCTGAACAAGATCGACGGCGACCCGGAAATTTCCAGTCGCCTGCTGAACCGGGCCCTGTCGATGATGCCCACGATCCTGGCAACGCTGAAGGTGTTCCGCCGCGTCGCGGCCAAGCGCTTCGGCCGCCAGCGCGACGGCGACCAGCTGGGCACGCTGATGGCGGGCGCCTGGTGCCTCACCTCCAAGGCCGTCCCGACCGACGAGCAGGCCCTGAAGCTGATCGACTACTACGACTGGGAGGAGCACGCGAACGACGGCAGCAACGCCGACGACCCGACCAAGGCGCTGGGCGCCATCCTCGACGCGAAGCTGCGCGTCAACCACGTGGACTACTCGGTGTACGAGATCGCCGAGGTCGCGGCGCGCGGCGCGGGATCGCCCGGACTGCACCACGAAGAGTGCGTTGCCATCCTGCGCCGGAACGGGATCCGGATCGAGAGGACGGACGAGGGCCAGTTCCTGGTGGTCTCGAACAACTCCGCCGCCATTACCGACCTGGTCGCGAAGACGCCCTATTCGACGAACCTGCGCGGCCAGCTCTTGCGCGTGCCGGGCGCGAGCAAGATGGACAACCAGAGCTTCAAGTTCAACGGCATCACGTCCAAGGCCGTCGGTATCCCGATGAACCTGATCCTCGAACCGGACAACGGCCTGCCGATCTAAACGGCGGGCTGGGAGGGTGCGCCGGCGCAATGCGGGCGCGCCGGTCGAACCCATTCCTTCTTTCATCTAAGAAACGGCGCGGCCGCAGCTGATGCGCGCGGCGATCTCTTTGGCGGGGTAGCTGGGACATGGCACGCCAGAGTCTAGACGGTGCCGGCGTGCCAGGTGGTGAGGTGGGTCAAGGCGGCGCGCACCGAGACGACCGCTAGCGGCAGGAGGCGGCCATGTCGGTAATGCCGTCCTGCCTGGTCTTGCGGTAGGCAATCGTGCAGACCGTGCCGCCAGATGGCAGCGGGCGCGCTATCTGGATCGCGGCCGAATCGTCGTAGGTGCAGTACAGCCAGCGCGGGGTATCGGCGTCGAGCCGCCAGGTGATCGTGCTGCGCGCCACCGTGCTACGGGTGCTGGCTGTGGGCGCAAGGTAGCTCAGCGTTTCCGGTGCCCCGCCCAAGAGGCCGAAGCCGGTCAGGCGGATGATATCGGGCGGCACGTAGCCATGCCACTGCGGCGGGGCGCGCACCGCGACCGTTTCGCGCGGCAGGGTCAAGGGGCAGGACAGCGGCGCGCTGGCCGCCGCGGCGGCGAGGAACAGGGCGGGGGTCATTTCAGCTCAATCACGTAGAACGCCTCGGCGCTGTTGCTCTGGGTGTCGCCCGGCCTGCCGTGGTGGATGACCCGCGCCCATACCTTCCGGCGGTTCTCGTCGTGCGCCCACTGGTCCATGACCCACAGCGCCGCCTTACCCGCATAGCCGAGGAACAGGGCCGCGTGCTGGCCGGTGTTACGGCGCGGGAAGCGGCCATTGACGAACGTTGCAATCGCGGTCCCTACCGGCAAGTTCTCGGTGTCGAGCACATGCGCGCCGGGGCGCCAGTCCTCGGTCGAATGCCCGATGAGGCCCGGCACCATTTGCTTGATGAGTTCGACGCACTCGCCCTTGCCCACAAGCGGGTGTCCCTGCAGGCTGCGGGCTTCGGGGATGACGAACGGCATGGACACCTCCAGCGACAGAAGAGGTTCCATTGTCGCGTCATGCGTGAGCGGGCGCGTTGGCGCGGCTCAAGCGTGGTCCAGCTTCGCATCTCCCTTTTCGATATCGAGCGCGGTCATGCGGCCCCTCGCACTTCAACGATCTGCTGCGGCTGGACCATCCGGTAGGGCCGGCTGCTGCGCGGCTTGGCATTTTCCAGCTTGAACTGGACGTTGCCGTTCCAGATGGCGAACACCTCGCCCCATGTCGGGTTCTGCTGGCCGTGACGCAGGAATACAGCCACCCGCGCCCCCTTCGGGAATTCGTCGGCAAGGCAGGCATCCAGTTCATCCTGCACGCGCTTCACAGCATCTTGCAGGCGCGCGATTTTCTCGCTGTTCATTGCCCACCTCCTGCATCTTCGGCAGTGGCGCTAGGGGTGGCGGCGATGGTTGCGATTTCTTCCAAAGTGCTCGCGTAGATCATAGGTTGGCCCTCGAACGAGCAGACTTCTCCCATGCGTTCGTAATTCGCCCACGCTTCCAACACACGCTCACGCAACCCATCCCGCACCGCTTCTCCCGCTGGTGCGCTTCCAGCAGAGCGGCGAGAGGCGACGAGTTCTTCAACGTCGTAGAAGCGCACGTAGAGGCCCCAACGCTCGGGGTTCATAAGGTTTCCCCGCATGTTGAAGCGCATCAGCTTGTCGAGGTCGATGCCTTCCACGCTACCGCCTGCTGCGCGGACTGGTTCCACGTAGCCACTGTGCTTGTCGGCGTCGTAGTCGAGGATGTGCGGGCGCTCGGCCAATTCACCGATCAAGTGTCGCACCCGGTCGGCCTCGTAGCGTACACGTTCGGGGTACTCGGACCGGGCGATGGTGTGACTATTGGACATGCCGTCCAGCGTGGACCCATCTTTGCGCCGCAGGATCGCCGTGAAGTTGCTTTTGCCGTTCGACTCAGGCATGGGGCCGTACCACACGGTCAATTCGGGCTGGCCTGCGCCTGCTGCGCGCAAACGCTCGATGATCTTCTCGCCCACCTTGCGCTGATACTCGCGGCCCTCTGCGCGTGCGTGTGCCAGCTTGGCGTCGAGGTAGGCGATGAGCGCTGCACGGGCCTCCTTGACCTTCGCGTTGGACGCATCATGGGCACGCGGCGAGTCGCGCTCAACGGTATAGGCGTAGAACTCGGCAGAGTGCGCCATCAGCAGCGCCGTGAACTCCGGCGTATCCACGCTCTCCCCGAAGCGCGCACTGTCTGCTGGGGGCTGGGGTGCGGCGTGCAACGGCAGACCGGATGCAAGTGTCGGGTTCTTTTCGCTCAGACTCAGCATGTCGGCGTGGCTCATCGCCTGGCGGTCATCGCCCTCCGCTACGCTGCCCATCGTGGTCACTGGCTGGCGGGAGAGGATGGCGCGTTCGATGTCCGCGACTACGCGATTAAAAGCGGTAACAGTCCCGTCTTCGATGTGAACGCCTTCCAGCGCGCGCTCGATTGCTTCGCGAACCATCAGCCCGCCTTGCCCTTCCTGTGCGCTTGCTAGTTTTTCGCTACGCTCAGGTGCGGGGTGGGATGCGCGACGGGCGGCGAAAGGGTATTGCGTGACGAAAGCGAGTAGCCATTCGTCATTAACCTCATCCTTGACGGCCTTGCGCAAGTCTTCCAGTGCGTCGAGTTGATCGTTGTGGCGCACGCGCTCGGCCTCCACGTCCAGCTCGCGGGCGGCGGGAGTGGATGGCTGCTCGGCGGTGGGGATGCACGCTGAGCCATCGCATATGCAATCCATACCCATGCAGTATGGTTGAGGTGCGCTGCTGTTGTTCTTGTCGTTCATGGTTGTCCTTCGTATGTACTGCCTAGCCGGCAGCTGGTGTGTTGGTTATCGCTGCGGGAAATCGGGCCGCTCGCCGCGCCGCCAGGCGGCCACCTGGGCGACCCATTCGCCTTCGCATTCGCTGCACTGCGCGGTGCCGTCGCCGTTGACCAGGTGGTGCATTTCTTCCAGCGTCAGCGGCTTGTCGCAGCGCGAACAGTTCGGCTTCGTGGTGATCGCGGTCGCGCTCATAGATCGCCTGCCTCCTGGGCGGCTGCTCTGCGCTTCTGCTCGCGGTCCAGCAGAACCCAACGCCCGCGAATGTGGCCGTGGTCCCTCATCAGGTCGCCGCGCCCCTTTCCGGTGAAACGCCATGCGTGGTCTATGCGCCGGTCGAACTCGACGTTGCAGCCATTTGCGGAAACATTATTGAGGTAATACGCCACGCCTTCGAACGTGCTACGCAGCAGGTAGGTCGCCTGTTTAGCCATGCTGACCTCCTGCGCCATTGGCAGTAGGTCGCGTCAGTCCCGGCACTTCCACGATGCCATAGCCCTTGTTTTGCAGTTCCAGCAGCAGCTGCAGGCCGGTATCGATCCAGTCTCCGCCTGGCTTTTTCATCGTAAGTGTTGCCGCTTCGCCGAACTGCCAGGCTGGGCCGTTTTGCGGCTGGTTGGCGTAGGTGTACACACGACCAACTGCGCCCACAGCAGTCGTTGGCAGCATGCGCAGTGCGCGGGCCAGCTGCCAGGCAAAATCGCCCGCCAAGTGGTTGCGCGTGGCTTCGCCGCGAATGTAGCGGTGGAACGTCTTGTCGGTGAAATGCTGCTCCATGAACTTGACCAGGTATTCCCGCGACGACTGCGTGTTCATGTGCTCAGGTTCCTGAACTACTGCGTCCGCAGCAGTAGGACTGTCAGTCAGCTTCGCCCGCACGGCGCGCGCGCACACCAGCGCCTGGGCGGCGTCCTCGCGGTAGTCGGTGCTGAAGTTGCCTGATATCTGCTCAAGGCGCGCGATTACCAGTTCCATGTTCTGGCGGCTGGCTTCGCCGGACAGACCGCCTGCTTTCTCAGCGGGTGTTCTGTTGGTTGAGAGCTTGCGTAGATCGCGGCGGATTTCAGCCACTTTCGATTCGCGCCACAGTTCCAACTGCTCCGGCGTGATGCCCTCGATCCAGGTCGCACACAGTTCCAGCGCCTCGACCGCGAACGACAAACCATCCGCGTTGGCAGCAGTAGGTGTTTCGCACTGCTCTGCTGCGTTTGTGGGTGTACTAACGGGTGCACTTTGCGGAAAGTGAAAATCGGCGCTGCTGTCTTGTGCGGCATTAGTGCCGCTGGACGGAATCGACGGCAGCGCCATGTCCGGATGCACTTGGCTGCCGGTGGGAAGCACGTACCCCGGATAGAGCGCGTCCTGCCGGCCATCGACGAGCGGCGCGGAACGCGCGAGTGCCCCAGGCGGAAGCGGCTCAGCCTCGCGCACCAGGTCAGCGAACTCGATCACCTTGTCGTGGATACCCTTACCGACGAGGCCGCAGCGTACGGCCAGGTCCTCGATCTGCTCGATCGACGGGCGCCCAGTGAGCGCAGCGACGATCTCGCGCAGATCGTCGGCGGAGACGGCCGGCCAGGTAGACGCGTCGATCCAGGTGGTGAGGTACTCCAGCAGCTCGGCCCGGCTGCGCGTCGGCGCGCCGTCTTTTCGAATGGTAGTGGTCATGGTGGTCAGGGGAGGAAGTAAAGGAAGATAGCCGCGACGATGAGGCCCGCCACGGCACCATATAGGAGGTCGACCAGGCAATCGCTCACGGCTGCTCCTGGAGAGTGTCCAGACGCGCGATGCGCTTCTGGTACAGGCCGATCATCGCCTCGCACTCCTCGTGGGCTTGCGTGTAGTGCTCGAGCAGGCGATGCGCTTCGGTGAGTGCCTTGGCCCGCATCTTCTCGGCGGGTGGGAAGAGCAGGTCGTGGATGGCTTGGAAAAGCGCCTTCATGCCGGGACCTCGGCGCGCGCTACGACGGCGGCCAGCTGGCGCGACAGAGCGGCGATCTCGGCCTTGACGTAGCCGATGTCGCGATAGGTGCCGTCACCCGTGAAGCCTTGATACGCCGGGCACAGGTCGCGGTAATGCGCGCAGTCGAACCCGAAGTACCAGTAGCGCGGATCCTCGCCGATCCTCGAATAACCACGGTCCGAATAAGTCAGGCCGCCGTGCACGCGGATGAGGCAGTCAATGCTTACCTCATTGCTGTCGTGGTCGGACAATGCGTGGGTGAACATCGAGATGAAGCTAAGCTTGTCCGTGTCGACGGGCTGTTCCAGTTGCTCGCGGGTTGCGGTGACGCGGTGGTGGTACTGCTTCCCGTGCCACGGGTGGCTGGCCGGCACGCCGACGTAGCCCAGCAGCGCCCCGCTGTGCCTGGCGCGCAGGATGACCGCGTCGAAGCCCTCGGCAGTCTTAAAGTGCAGACTGCTCGGCTCCCCGAGCCACGGGCCGTCACCGAACCGGCTCTCGTCGACCAGGTAGGGACAAATGGGACGGAGGGCGGTGCGGCGCTCGCCGCGGCGGTGGTGCCCAGACTGCATGCCCTGGTAGAAGCCTTCGCGCAGGTTCCGGCTGCGCACCGAACGGTTCATCTCTTGGGGATATGCTTTCGCATTCATCATTGTCCTTGTTGGCGGCCCGACTGGACCTGTAAAGCAATTATCCAGCAAATTTGATGTATTCGCAAATAATTTTGATGCACTAATAGAAAACACCGCGTGGCTTTTGCAACACGCGGCGTTGTTAATTACTGGCGCACAATCAATCCCAGCGGTCGATCATGTACGTCTGGGCCCGGCCATCTGCCGTGACGCGCACGGTGACCGGGTATCCGCTGCCGCCCTGGCGCAGGTCGATGCCGATCGCGGACCCGTCGCTCAGCCGCTGCATCTTGGCGTCGCGCGAGTATGCCTCGATCGTGGCGCGCACCTCGCGAAGGTCCGAGCGCAGGCACTGCGGGAATATCCCGGCGCCAGCCTGCCGCGTCTCGCGCGCGCCCTCGACCAGCAGGATGATGCCGTCGCCCTGGTGCTGGAAGCGCTCTTCGCTCTCGTCACCCCAACGTGACGGCAAACGCGTGATGCCGGCTGCGGCCGCCCAGCCTGGGGTCAGGCCGTACTGCGACGGGATCGATCCGCCGTGCCACACATACCAGGCGAACGGGTGATCCCACTGGAACAGCTTCGGCGCCTGTGGGTCCACCGCAGTGGTGATGGTCAGGAAGTGCATGCGCACGCTGAGGAACACCTCGATTTTCTCCGCGGTCGGGACCACCGTACGAACGAACTTCTCCAGCGTGATCATGATCTCCGGCGTGGTCATGGCCGGCGCGGCCGCAGCGCCCTTGGGCGTCAGGTGACCGAAGACGCCACCGCCCTCCGGCTGGGCCGGCAGCTCCTGCCGCGGCTCCCACAACTTCGGGATCTCGTCCAGGCGCGCGATGCGACGCGCCAGCGCCGGGGCGAGGCCCAGCTGCGCGAACAGCTTCTCGGCCTGGGCAATGTTACCGGCCGTCGGCGCCGCCTGCGGACGCTGGTAGCGCAGCGGGTGCATCTTCGCGTTCCAAGCCGCCTGGGCCCGTTCGAAGCTCTTCCCGGCGGCGATGTCATCCAGCAGCGTGGCGATCATGCTCGAGCGCGGGTGGCAGAAGCCGGACGGCGCCTGGGCAACGGCGTTGTAGACGAGGTTGTCCTTCGCCTGGCTGCCCTGGACGCTGTCGCGGGCGGCGTGCAGGTCGCACAGGAAGTTGGCCTGACCCAGCGCAGCCTCGCTGTTGCCCAGCAGGTCGTCGTTCAGCAGGCGGCGCGCGGTGTTGCAGGTCTCGCTGGTGTACTCGCCCAGCGCCTGGCGCACGGACGCGAACTCCTCGCGCTTCTCGCATGCGGCTTGGTAGGCAGTCCTCAGCCTGGTGCCCGCGTAGACGCGCTCCGGGCGCGGCATGATTGCGAAGTGGGTCCAGCTGTCGCCGTCGCTGCGGCGGCCGGACACCGGCGTACCGTACATCGTCAGGCTCGACAGGAATGGCATGGTGATCGACGCGCGGCGGACCAGGCGCGCCATGGCCTCGACGCCGGCCTTGTAGTGCTCGGGCGCGTCGTCGGCGTTCCAGATCGGGACCAGGTGGCCGTCGTCGTTGACGGTGGCGAACGTGCCGAAGCGCTCGATGAACTGCTTGCAGCAGCTGCAGGTGTGGTACTGGCGTGCCGCAGGATCGGTGAAGCTGTTCAGGTAGGCATCGTACAGGCCGGTCGCGTCGGTCTCGAAAACCGGGCCTTCGATGCTGGCGAAGCGGTCGCTGATGCCGCGGACGAAGGCGTCGAAGTCGCCGTAGTCGTGGATGTGGGTCTCTTGGGCAGTTATGGCTTCCATTATTGTCCTTGGATATTGCCAGCGTCCGGCTGGCTCGGTTGCTTATCTACAGCCCGATCTCGGAGTGCGCCTCGATATAGCCGACGGCGAAGATGCAGAGCGCCAGGCCCAGCCAGCAGGCCCACTGGTTGCGGTCGAGCCAGGCGAAGATGTGCAGGATCGGCGACTGCTCGGTGATGATGCCGGTGTCGCGGCGGCCAGCCCGTGTACGCTCCGCCATGCGCTCCTCGAGCGACAGATAGCGGCCCGTGCGCGCGGTATAGGCGCTGGCCGGGTCGCTGGAGCGGGGTTCCGTGTCGCCTTGCAGCATGCGCTGGACGTTGTGCACGCATAGGCGCCCCGTGAGGCGCTGGTCAGTGGTGGAGACGGGGCTCAGGGCGGCATAGGCCGCCACCAGGTATCCGTTCATCTTGGCTACCTGGCGGTCGCTGAGGTGCGCCGACAACGTCTCGTGCGGCTGGAGAGGTGCTGTGGCGGTGCTTGCGGCCTCTACCGGCTTGCCGTGCCCGCTCTGCTCCAGCAGCCACAGCGCGAAAGCGACGACCTCGGCGTCCTCAGCCACGATGCCGAACTGAGCGAAGGCTGCGGCCGCGATCTCCTCGCCGGTCAGATTGCCGGCGATCTTGTCCGTCATGCGGCTCTGCGCCGCTGCGATTTTGTTATGGTCCATACCCCTCCCGGGTAAGTTGTGGTTATTGAAGCACGTACAGCAGCGGCTGCACGCGGCGCATGTGGGCGTCGAACTGCGGATCTTCGGGAAACCGGCCAGCGGCGTCAGGCCACACTAGCTGCAGGAACTTGATGTCGTCGCGCTGGTAGTAGCGGCCCGCCTGGATGCCGTAGTCGCCCATGAGCTCAGGCGAGCACTCGCGAAGGATGACGGGCATGCTGGCGATGTCGACCAGCGGCGTGTTCAGCGGCAGCTGTCCGGCAGCCATCAGGCGCGCGGCGCTGTTCAGGATCGGGTGGCCGATCTCGGGCGGCAGGCCGATAACCACGATCTCGTGGCCGTACTTCTCGGACAGGCCGATGGTGTAGGCGAAGGGCGGCGCGGACTCGGTGCCGAAGATGGTCAGCACGAAGTGGCCGTGGGTCTCGATGCCCGCGCGGATTTTATCGTAGAGGTTCATGCGGTCACTATGCTCAAGGCAGTTTGTTGAAGGTGGCGCAGCAGCTGCTCGGCGCCGTCGGGGTCGATCGCGCCATAGACGCACAGGCAGCCAAGGACGATCAAGAGGAGGTCGATCAATGCGCCACCATTCTCGTGGAGGTGTTTGGCGTTCATGGTGTTTAGGCCGGCTCGCAGGCCAGTCGTTCGCGCAGGCACTTGGCCGCGACGGTGGCTGTCATCGGGAATGGGTCGATGCCTGGCATGCGGAGGACATGCACTGAGGCAATCTCGCCTTCGAATTCGGTGGTGCGCACGTCGGCGCCGCGCGCGGTGGCGGTGGCGATCAGTTCTTTCAGGTCGGCGGTATTTTTCATTTTTATCCTTGGTTGAGGCCCGACGCGGGTCAGGCAGCCCAGACACGGCCGTTGTACGAGACCGTGGCGACCTTGGCGCCAGCTGCGTCGAAGACCGTGCAGCCCGGCTCAGCGCTCGCGCCGAGGTCCTTCTCGTCGAGGTAGTTGCGGTAGGCGCGGGAGGCGTTGGCCAACGTGCGCGCGGGTTTCTTGCTCCGGCCGATGGCGACGGTCAAGGTGCGCTGTTCGGTGAGGGCAGGGCCGGTGATCTCAGTGTCCATGGTGGTCTCCAGTAGAGCCCGCCGGAGCGGGCGGGGTGGGGTTAGGCGGACTGCACGCGCAGGCGGTCGTCGGCGCTGTACTCGTAGTCCATGTGGCCGTTGATGTAGCGAGCGTCGAAGTGGCGTGCTTTTTCGGCGCTGACCTTTTCGTATTCGAAGCCGTCCGCGTCGATGAACTTTTCGCCGACCTTGATGTTCTGGAATTCCGTGTATGCGTTGATGTTCATCATCTTCCCCTTCATTTGTCGCCGCGCCTTATGCGCTGCTCGATGACTGAATAATACATCAAATTTGCTGTAGTGTGCATTATTTTTGATGTATATGCCTAACGTGTTGCTTGCCAGCCACTAGAGATTGTCCAAGTAATCGCGCTCCGCCTGCGCCTCCTTCACCGGGTCATACTCCTCGATGACCAGGCCCGAGCGCAGCCTGATCTCTGGCTGCACCTCTGGCTGGTGCTCATCGATGAAGCGCCAGCCTCCCTTGTGGTCGCTTTCGGGGTAGAGGACCGACTGCTTTGCGCGCGCTCTGGCCTGCTCGGCGTTGTAGACGATCAGCTCGCGCCGCGGCTTATAGATGACGACGTCGTACCGGCCGCCATTGCCGACGCGGTTGATCGCGCCCACTACCTTGCCCTGGTACTCGATCAGGTCCTCACCGGGCCGGCCGCGCTTGAAAATTACTTTATCCATTAGAACTCCTCTTCATCGAATGTGGACAGCTGGGGGATGGTCCGAACGCGCGGGGTCGGCTTTGCGCTGGCCGTGGCTGGCGTGGTGCTGCGCGTGATGCGGCAGCCGCCCAGCTCGTTAACTGTGACCGTGAGGCGCGCACCGATCTTGCGGCTGTAATAGGTGGCGCGGCGCCGCACGTTCGCCACGACCAGGTCGGGGCTCGATGGAATATCAATGTGCTGGCCCGGCTGAAGCGCGCCCATGCCGTAGCCGCGCACTGGCCCGACCGGCACCGGCGGATTGCCCGGGCCAACGCGCTGCACGATGACGCGCGCGCCGCTGGCCTTGGCGACCACGTCCCACCCTTTGCGGTCACGGACGCGCTTGACGGCATTGCGCACCACCTGGTGCTGATCGACGGGCAGCTCGATCGTGCGCGTCTCGCCGACCTCCATGTCGCCGAAGTCGTACAGCGCCGGTCGACCGCGCTGGGCGCGCTGCGCCGCTTGCTCCAGATTGGGCAGCCGCCGCACCGCTGCCTTGCCGTCCTCGCCCTTCACCTCAAACTGCCGCTCGGGTCGGCGCGCGGTCACCCGGTCCGCAAGCGCGCGCGCCTCGTGTAACGTGACGCTAAATATTTTTATTCGGCCCTCAGCCATGCCGATGATGTCGGCCAGCACCTTGCTTGTGTCGTTCGGGTTCATGCTCCTCGCCGCGCCTTTCATGCGTCCGGATACCACCGAGTTACCCCGGCGGTTCTGGGCAAGCTTTTGATTTTCAAAGGAAATACCGCAACAGTAACCGGGTAACCGGGTAACCATGCGGAGACAAATATCCACAGATAGAGATTGATATTGTATGGTAATGGTAATGTGATTACCAATACTTTTTAAATTAAGTTTTGTATGGGGGTATGCTTCTTTGGTTTCTTAGTTCCCCTTCCCTCTCTATCTATCTCTATTCCTCTATGAAAATAGAATAATAATAGGAGGAACCAAAGGGGAAACTGAGCCGGAACTTGCCGGAACCTTGCTCGCAACTACCCTGAACTGCACTCTGTTCCGCCTCAGCCACGCTTTTACCGGCGATTGCTCTCGAAATATCACACACAGTGACCATTTCCCCGTAGAATTTGCGCCACAACAATGTTGTCGAGGGGCAGCGTGGCAATCGAATACTTCGAATACCCGGAAATGCCCGGGCAGAAGATGTTTCAGTGCACAGCACTGAGGGCCACGCTTCGGGTCGAGGCCTGCAAGGAGATGTGGGTCAAGGCCAACGGCAAGGACGCGCCGGATAGGCTGCACAAGTGCCGCCAGTGTCAGATCGGAGCCCAGCATGTGGGCGTGGTCGATGCAGCGCTGAACAAGCTACGGGGCACCGGGACCTGCGCGCGCTGCCACCGCACGGACATGCGCCTGATCGGCGGCAACATCTGCGTCTGCTGCAAGAACCGGGAATACGAGTGGGTCAAGGGCCGGAACGGGCGCGGGAAATTCCCGATCACGCATCCACAGCTGGACAAGCGCATCGCACGCTATGTCGTCGCCGGCCAGGTGCGGGTGCTGGTCAGGCAGAGGACCGCGAGCATGGACGAGCTGACCATCGAGCTGCTCAGGGACAGCGAAAAGCGCGTGCTGCTCGGCTGGGGCCGCGGGGTGAGTGCGGCAAGGCAGCAGGGGCTGTGGTGAAAGGATGTGATGTGGATCACAAAAAGCGCGGTGGCGCGGGGGAATGTGATGGTGATCACAAAATGAGCGGATTGTCTGCCGAACACTCGTATTCCGCGCGCGGGCAGGCGCAGGCGCATGAGAGGCGACTCGGCGGCCGCGACGCCGCACCAGGCGACGAAACCTGGGCGCTCGAGCCGCACATCTGCCGGGCCTGCTTCGGGCGCCTGGTCAGCAGGCCGGCCGACGCGCCTGGATGGCGGCGCTACCAGTGTACGAACTGCGGCCTGGAGGCATCGGCGCAGGCAGCGGCGGAGGTGTGCTGCTGCGGCACGAAACTGCGCAAGGCGACACCGTCCGGCCGGTCTGGCGCGGCGCTGATCGACGCCGGGATCCGCTGCATGTCGAACCCGGCGCCGACGCCTGATTTCCCCTCTGTGATCGTGGCCGGCGAGGTCAGTTCCGGGCAGTGAAATGATGATGTGACATTTATCACTGTCTTATAAATCAAAGACTTGCGGCAATTTCAGATTTTCAGGGCGCACATAGGGCGCAAAACAATAATTTTAAGGGAGATTTTCGTGAGCGTTTTCAACCGTATCACGGCCGAGGAACTCAAGGCCAATTTCACGCACCGCGGCTGGATGTTTGGCTTCGCCCCGGTCTACGTCGGCGACCTCGGATCGCACGCGCCCAACGTTGAGACGCGCAACTGGGTGCCAGATTTCCTGTTCGACCTGGGCGCGGCCCTGTTCGCTGGCTTCTGCATCATCGCCACCACCGTGGCGCCTGACTTTGAGCCGAGCTTCGAGATCACAGTCACCGGCCGCCTTGACGGCAAACCCTTGGAGCAGGACCTGTGAGCGCGCCCTCCCTGGTGCGCCGGGTGTCGCGCAATACCACCGGCCGCGACATCATCGTCGGCGACGTACACGGCAGCTTCACGGCCCTGCGTCAGACGCTTGACTCCATCAAGTTCGACGACAGCGCGGGCGACCGCCTGTTCATGGTCGGCGATCTGGTGGACCGCGGGCCGGAATCGATCGAGGCGCTGTGGTGGCTGGCGCAGCCCTGGGTGTTCGCTGTCGCCGGCAATCACGAGGACATGGCTATCCGCTGGCCGACTGGGCACATGGAAGTGGGAACCTACGCGGCGAACGGCGGCGGCTGGATGATCGCGCTCGACCGCGAGACCCAGCTGGAGGTCGCGGCGGCCCTGTCGGCTCTGCCGGTGGCGATCGAGCTGGAAACCGCCGACGGCTTGGTTTGCATCGTGCACGCCGACGTGCCGTTCTCGTCGTGGCGCCAGGTGACTGCCGCCTTGGAAAACCCGGCGCTGTCGAACCGCGAGCGCGGCGCGCTGGTGGACTACCTGCAGTGGTCGCGCGACCGCATCAACTCGGGCCGCATCGAGACTGTCGAGGGCGTGCGCGCCGTGGTCGTAGGCCATACCCCACTCAGCAAGGGCCCGGTCACGCTCGGCAACGTCATCCACATCGACACAATGGGCTGGCGCGGCGGGCACTTTACGCTGCTCGATGCAGCAACTCTGCTGCCCGTGAAGTCTTCGCGGTCATCGGCTGTGTAAAAAGTCGCCACAAAGCAAGTTCTTCGATGTAGAATTACATCAATAATTTTATCAACAGGGGATGCGATGGCTCAAACTTTGGTCAACGATTCGCCGGTGACGGACTGGTTCTCCGCCAATACGCATCATCCGGCGCTGCCGGGCCGGTACGAGGTGCGCAACAGCACGCCGATGGGCAGGCGCGCCCGCATGCGGCTGATCGGCCGCTTCCGCTACTGGAGCGGCGCGGCGTGGTTCACCGACGAGACCTGCCGCTTCAGCTCAGTCTTCGGCGAGCACTCGTCCCACCAGTGGCGCGGCGTGCGCAAGTGGGTGCTGGCGACGACCAAGTCGGCGCTGCTTGGCGAGCGCTACGTCACGCGCATTTCCGACCAGCGCACAATCCACCTGATCGACTGCCCTCAAGTGGCGATGACCTTCGACGCCGAGGCTGAGGCAAGAGTCTATGCAGCTCGCCACCCGCGCCTCGCTGGCGCGTACGCCCTTACGGCGGTGCTGGCATGATGACCGACGCCGAGTTCGATGCCGCATACGGCGGCCGCGAGCTGCTGCCCATCGAGCAGGTCGCATACGAGGCAGAGGGCGCGGAGCGGTTCGCAAAGGCACATGGGCGCTGGCACGCCAAGCTGCTCGGCCCGGCCCCGGAGCTCTCCCAATGACCGCCGCCGCCCGCCCCAGCCGCGACCTCTGCATCATGGCGTGCACGTTCTGCCGCGACCCGCAGTTCCGGCGCTGGCTCGCCGCGCTCGCGCCCGGCCATGGCGAGTTCACCGAGGACATGGCTAAAGAGTTCATTCTCGGGGCCTGCGGGATCGGCTCCCGAGGGGAGCTCGACACCGATCCGGCGGCCGCCGAGCGCTTCCACACCATCGTGCGCGCGCCATTTGTCGCGTGGCGCGACCAGCAAACGGCCGATGGCGCTCCCTCGTGGGTCGGGAGCGCGCAATGAGCACCCGCAATCGCGCTCCCGCGCCCCGCCGTACTGCCTTCGCCCGCCGCGCTGCTTCCGCCGGGCTCCTGGTGCTGGGCCTCTGCCTGGCGCTTCCGCTCGCGGCCTTCCTGACCGCGCCCTGATCCTTTCTGCCCCGGACGAACATGAGTGACAACCGCATCCACGAACTTCTCGCGGCCAAGCCGAAGAGCCGCTTGGTCGACCTTAGCGACCGGCTCGACCAAGACCCCGCCGACGTGTCGGCCGCGCTCTCCTCCTTGATCGCCGTCGGCGAAGTGGTCGAGGCTGACGGCCTCGCGCCCAATGGCGTGCCCTGCAAGGTCTACGACCTGAGCGACACGTTCAAGGCCGCCGAGGGCTATGCCGTGCTGCAGGCCAAGGCGCGGGCCATGAACTTCACCGCCGCGCCCGGCCTGAACCGCATCGAGCGCGCGCTTGCGTTCATCCGTCAGTACGGCAGTGCCAGCACGTCCGAGCTGCATATCGTCATGGGGCTCACGCCGGACGAGTACGCTTCGACCGCGCTGGCGAGCGCGGTGCGCACCAGCCGCCTCATCAAGGACGGCAAGACCTGGACCATCGGCCCCGGCCCTGCTGGTTCGGCCGCGCCGCGCCCGCCGGCCGTCGAGGCCAAGCCGGCCGTGTCCGCCCCGGGCCCGTTCGACGCGCTGCTCAAGATGCCCACGCCGGAGCCAACGTCGGCCCCGACCGCCGCGCCTACCGAGGCTCCCACGGCTGCGCCGACCGTACCGCAGGCAGCGGCTCCCGCCGTCGTCGAGATCCATGCGCCCACAGTCACCCTGACGGGTCACCTGTCCGTCGCCCCCGTTCCCGCGCAACCGGGAACGCCCGCTGCACCGGTCTACCGCTGCGCCCTGTGGTCCGATGACATCCTCGAGGTGCAGCGTGACGGCGTGACCGTGGTCGAGGTCGAGAAGGCCGCCGGCGAGTCGCTGGCCGCGTTCCTCACGCGCCTGGCTGGCGCCCGGGAGGCAGCATGAGCGGCCAGCATACGCCGGGGCGGCTGGTGGTGGGAGAGCTGACCGGCGCTGTGCTGGTGGACGAGCGCGGCGACCATATCGCCAGCACGTACAATGGCGCGATCGCCGACAACATTCTCGCTGACGCCCGCCGCGTGGCCGCGTGCTGGAATGTGTTCGCGGGCGTCCCCACTGAGTACGTCGAGGCGCTGTCCGGCGTCGGGACGGCGCTCAGCGACCTCGCCGCCGAACGCGACCAGCTGCGCTCCGAGGTTGAAGCGGCGGGGGCGCTGCTGGGCGAGGTGCTGGAGATGGGTGTGCACGATCTGGCTGAGCCGGACATGCCAGAGGGCGTGCGCTCGACAGGTGATCTTGAGGCGTTACAGGCCCGCATCCACGCGCTGCGGCCCGACGAGAACACCTTCACTGCCGCTGACCGCGTTCGCACCATGGCGCAGGCCGCCGCTGCTACCGCTGCGCGCTGGGGCTACGTACTGACCATCACCCAGCGCCCTCGCCTGCCACTGGCAATGGGCAACTACGACACGGTGGTCGAGGTGCGACCGGCGCGAGGTGCCGCATGATGCTCACCCGCGAACAGGCCGCCGCGACCTGGTGCCCGATGGTGCGCATTGCGCGGCACGAGGTCATCGAGGAGCGCCGTTCGGCCGGCTCCGGCATGGAGATCGTGAGCCAGGAGAACCACGTCGTCGGCGGCTGCAACAGCGCCAGCGGTATTGGTTGCGGTCCGCGTAATCCGGCCAGTTCCCGCTGCATCGCCGACAAGTGCGCGATGTGGCGCTGGGGTGAGACCGACGTCCGATCCGAGCGCAAAATCGAGGAGGTCGGAGCGCTTCGACGCGAGGTCACCGAAAGCATCACGGTCCCGACCCGCGGCTACTGCGGCCTCGCCGGGAGGCCCGAGCTGTGACCCGCGCCGTCATTGTCACCCTGTCCCAGATGGTCTGCGGTGCCGTCCTCACGCTGGTGCTGATGGCCGGCTGCGCCGGTGTCGGCATGGTGTTGGAGAGACTGCTGTGACCCGCCGCCGCAAGACCCCGGCGCCCAAGGACGCCTACACCCTGGTCGACGAGCTGATGGCCTCGCCCACCGCGCCCATGTCGGCCGCTGATGCCGCCGTGCGCGTGAACGCCGCCCGCCGCGCCCTGGAGCACATCCAGACCGCCGACAAGCCCGCCGTGATGGACTGGCGCACCTGCGCGATGGTCGGGAACGTGATCGAGGTGATGCTCGAGCGCGGCTCGGCACAGGACCCTGACGGGCTGCTGGCCGACGCCCAGCGCGCGCTGCGCCAGGCATCCGAGCGCGCGATCCGCGAAGGCGTGCCGATCCGCCTGACCGGGCCGGGCCTGACCGCCGTGACGTGGATGATCGACAGCTTCGAGGAGATGCTGGCCGTGGCGCCGCACCGGATGATGATCCGGGCCTTCCGCGAGACCGACAAGCGGATCCGTGAACTGGACCGGGGCGCGCGCCGGCCGGGCGACTACATCATCAAGCGGACCGGGGGCGCCAAGTGAGCGGGCTGCGCTGCAAGCCGGGGGACCTGGCTGTGGTGGTCGGGCCGGGTATCGTAACGCCGGGGCTGCTGGGCCGGTTCGTCATCGTGGAGCGGATGCTCGCGATCGGCGATGTGATGCTGCCCGGCCTGTCGTACGACCCAGTTCGGGACGGTATCAACGTGTGGTGGGTCAGGGCGGCCAGCGACGGCGCCATGCTGCCGTGGTTTCAGGCCCCGTTCACGATGCAGGTCAAGCGGCGCATGCTTGGCGACGAGTTCCTCCGCCCGATCCGCCCCAACGATGGCGAGGACGAGTCGCTGTCGTGGGCGGGCAAGCCCGGCGCGGGCCGCAGTACTGTCAAGGTGTTTTTCGACGGTAAGGAGATCGGCGAGTGCCAGTCGGTCCACATCGACTGCTTGGAATTGCCATGACCGACCGTCCGCCGAGCTTCAACGCTGGCACGACCTACGTCGCCAATCCGGTGCGCCTGGTCGACGGCCGCGAGGTGCTGTCCGACAGTGCCGAGTGGCGCGCCGAGTGCGAGGCCCGCTACATCCTGAACCTGCCCAGTAAGCTCGATCGCCAGCGCATGCTGGCCAAGATCGAGGAGAAGCGCGGGGATAAGAACGACACGGCGAACATCAAAGGGAAGCTGGCCCGGCGTCAGATCGAGCAAACAATCATGGCGCTATGGCGGGCTGCCCAGCCTACCAGCGCCGCATAACGGGAGGGGTATGGATCTGCATCTTGCGCGCCGCTGGCGCATCTACGTGCACGGCACGGACGGTTTGAAGGAGACCACGATCGGCTTGCTGCTGGCGTGGCGCAACGTGCCGCACTTTGCGCGCCGCGCCTGGCGCACCAGCGTCGATCTGTTCTGGGATATGTTGCCGCTTTTGTTTGCCCTGCTCGGGCCGCTGTTCTTCTGGCTGGCGCCGGTGATCGCATTCTTCACCGCCTACATCGAGCCGACCGAGGAAGAGCTTCGTGCACGCTTCAACGCACAGCGCGCTCGCATGGCCCAAAAAGCTGCCCCCGACGAGCACGCCGACTGCACCCGCGCCGGCAGCCTGTAGCAATTCACCCCGCCAGCGTGGCCGCGCCGCTGGCATCCGGGGTTGTGCGCGGCATTGAGCGCGAGAGCGCAGAAGGAATTTTCATGGGTCAACAATTCACGGCATTGGCCGATTCCATCCGTCAGAACGAAATCCCCGAAAACGTCAGCCGCCTGGCCGATGAGATCCAGGCGATCGGCTCCACGATCAATGGCCTGCTCCAACGCCTGGAGCCGGTGCTGCGTTCTCAGGCGCCCGAGGTCGGCGCTCCCAAGGCCCTCAAGGAAGCCGCGCAAACGGCACTCGGTTCGCGGCTGTCCAACATTCGTGACGAGCTGCACTCCTACAATTCCCAACTCGAAGACGCCCTTCGCCGCCTGGAGCTGTAACCCATGATCGAGATCATCCGCACTCACCCGGTCGGTGCACTACTGGCTGCGTTGCTGCTTCTATCTCTCCTGTTCCTGGCATACCAGATTATCGGTGCGGGGCTGCAGTTCGCGATCTGGGCTACACCAAAGCTGGACGCATGGGCCTGGCGCGTGATCGCTTCGATCCGCTCGTAACCACCCACCGCTGCCGGGCGGTTCCCGGCCAACAACGAAAAAAGGGGAAACCCATGCAAGTCGAAAACTGGGAAATTTGGGCCGGCCCGGCCGTGGGGCTGGTCATTGTTCTGGGCCTGTTCCTGATGCGCCTGCGCTGGATCCGGAAGGTTCGCGAAGCCGAGGCACGGCGCCAGCGGCAGGAAATCGAGCGCCAGGAACAGCTGGCCGCGCGGCTCCGCGCACACCAGGCGCGCACCGCACCGTCGCGGGAGCGGCCGTCCCTGCACGCGGTCTCGGGCAAGCCGTCAACCCCGGCCCGCCTGCGCGAGGATGACACGCCGCAGCGCGCCGCCAGCACCACGACCGTGGACGACGACTGGGCCACGCGGATGCAGACGGGGAGCACCTGGTTCGCGCCGGACACGTCCAGCACCAGCAGCTCGTCGTCGCACTGCTCGTCGAGCCACCACAGTAGCCACGACCACAGTTCGAGCAGCCACGACAGCAGCTCGTACAGCTGCAGCAGCGATTCGGGGTCGAGCTCCAGCGACAGCGGCTCCAGCAGCTTCGATTGAGCACACCGCCGCCGGCCGGCCGCCGGCACCTCCGCCGACTTGATCGGCACCACCAAGGAAAACTATGGATGACAAAAAAATCGAGGCCGAGATTCAGGCCAAGGGCCTGACGGCGCCGCGCGTGACGCCAGCGGACATCGAGGCGAACATCGCCGAAACGCACTACTTCACGGCAGCCGATGGCGTGCGTGGTTCGGCTATCGCAGATGGTCTTGATGACGGCAGTACGCCGCCGCTCCACCTGCTCACCTTCTGCGTGCTGGTGCTGCGCAACGGCTTCACCGTCACCGGCGAGAGCGCCTGCGCCAGCCCGGAAAACTTCGACGCCGAGATCGGCCGCACGATCGCGCGCCAGAACGCGATGCAGAAAATCTGGCCGCTGATGGGCTACGCGCTGAAGGAGCGGCTTAGCCCGTCGCCCGCCAGCATCGAACCGCCACCGCCATGCGACAACGACCACGTGGCGCCGGGCTGCGAGCAGTTCCCGGAGCCCGCTCCAAAGGCTATCCTCTGCCCGCGCGCTGCGGAGAACGGCGCCATCCTGAGTTCGCTCAAGCCGCCGTTCAACGGTGAGATGGTATGGCGCGATGACGACACATGCTCGTACTGCGGCAGCCTGAACGGCGACATCCTGATGGCGCGTATCGAAGCGGGCACGATCTTCCTCGAAGGCTCGGACAAGAACTACAAGGTCTACATCAAGGCCACCGATGGCAGCGAACCGCTGAAGGCGATCAAGTTCTACTTCCAGCACCTGTCCGAGGAGCAGATGAAGCGCTTCGTCGAGCTGTGGAACGAAAAGTGCATCAAGCACAGCCTGTACGTGATGCCGTACTTCATGCAGGTGTCTGCCCCGGCGTCGTGATGTCATCCTGCGGCCATGTTGACCTCGTTCGCTACCACGCTGTTCCTGCTGGTCTTTGCACACGCACTGGCCGACTACCCTCTGCAGGGCCCGTTCCTGTCCGATGCGAAGAACCGCAACACGGCTTTGGGCAAGGCCTTCTGGCCGCACGCGCTTTTTGCGCACGCCATGATCCACGGCGGGTTCGTGATCCTGATCACGGGTTCGCTGACGCTGAGCATCGCCGAGGTCCTGATCCACGCTGGGACGGATTGGCTCAAGTGCGAGCAGCGTATCTCCTTGAACACTGACCAGTTAGTACACCTGGCTTGCAAGGTGGTGTGGGCGCTGGTCGCCGCAATACCATGACCGAGGGCACCAAAGACTGGCGCAAGAAGGCCGGCGGCTACCGGGTTCGCCTCGACGAGCAGGGGAACCCGGTGCCGCGCGCTCGTGGCGGTGTGTCGTCGCGCGACAAGCGCCCTGGCGGGACCGAGGACCCGGGGACTGATCGGCGCGCCACCGCGCGCGCGCTGTACGAGGGCGTCCCTGGGACAACTTGCGAGTCGGTCGCCAAGGAGACCGGCGTCCCGGTCGGCACCGTGCGGCGCTGGAAGGCCACAGACGACTGGAAGCCGGCCCGGCGTGCCATCCAGAACCTGAGCGCGCGCGCCGGCGAGCTCGCCAACAGCTTCAAGACGAAAATGACCGACCTGGGGAAACCATTGAGCGACGAGATCGCGGCGGCCGAGGCCGCAAAAGAATTGTCCGAACAGTTCGCCGTTGACGTGCGCGCGCAACTCATAGACAGGCATCGAAAAGAATGGTCGGCCCCGCGCAAGATCATCTACGAGGCGGTCCAGTCCGGCGACCTCGACAAGGCCAAGCTGGGCAAGATCGCGGCCGAAACCCTGATGCTGATCCAGACCGGCGAGTGCCGGGCGTATGGCATGGACCAGGCTGCCCGCGGCGCTGATGCGGCGCGTACCGTGGTGGTGATCGACCGCGACGGCGCCGAGACCCAGGAGCCGGAGCCGGCGGCGCAGATCGAGCGCGCTGTGCCGGATGACGGGACCGACCAGTTCTGATGGCAAACCTGCGCGTCGTCGGGCCCGAGGATTCCGGCATCTTCATGCCGCGCGAGATCGTCATGCGCGCGGTCGACGAGCTGTTGCCCTATGCTGCCAACTCGCGCCAGCATACGCCGGCGAGCACGGCGGCCCTCACGCGCATGATCCAGCGCTTCGGTTGGACCAACCCGGTGCTGATTGCCGACGGCGGCATTCTCGCCGGGCATGGCCGGATTTTAGCGGCTAAAAAGCTCGGCCTCGTGCGTGTGCCGTGCATCGACCTGTCCCACCTGGGGCCAGACGAGCGTCGCGCGCTGGTGATCCAGGATAACAGAAGCCAAGAACTCAGCTCCTGGTCTCTCGAGGAGTTGAAAGCCGAGACCGACTATCTGCGCGACGTCGGCTTCGACCTCGAGGCCGACGTCGGCTTTTCCGAGGAGTCGCTCGCGGCACTGCTGGAAGGGCTGGTCGAGGAGAAGGACCCGGAAAGCGAGACCGATCCGGACGAGGTACCGGAGGTGCCGGCCGACCCGGTATCGCGCCAGGGCGATTGCTGGGTCATGGGCCCGCACCGGCTGTACGTGGGCGACAGCACCACCATGGAAGCCTGGGACGCCGTGATGCAGGGCGAGCTGGCCGATATTATCGTGACCGATCCTCCCTACAATGTGGACGTCGATCGTAAGAATCGGCTGATGGACGCCGCCACCGCGGGCACCAGCAGCGCGGGCGATCGATCGAGCAGCGGCACCATCAAGAACGACAAGATGTCGGACGCCGACTTCGCCCAGTTTATGGCCAGTACCTACGCGGCCCTGTTCGAGGTGATGAAGCCCGGCGCCACGATCTACGTCGCGCACAGCGACAAGGCAGGTGGCACCTTCCGCGCCGAATTCGACCGCACCGGCTTCACGTTCAGCCAGAATATCATCTGGAAAAAAAGCAATTTGGTGCTCGGACCGGCCCGGTACCAGCCGATCCACGAGCCGATCCTGGTGGGCCGCAAGCCGGGCAGCAAGTCGCGCTGGTACGGGGGCAGGAAGCAAACCACCGTGATGGAGTTCGGCGATGGCGGCCCGTTCCAGCAGCTGCCGGACGGCCGCTGGCAGATCAAGATCGGCGACGCCGTCATGGTCGTTGACGGCGCCGCGACCGTGGAGGAGCACCCGAGCACGTTCCTCTCCGTGGGCAAGCCGGCGAAGTCCGGTCTGCACCCTACGCAGAAGCCGGTCGAGCTGTTCGAGCGCCTGCTGCGCAACTCGGCGCGCCCGGGCGACATCGTGGCCGATGGCTTCGGCGGGTCTGGCTCCACGCTGGTCGCGGCTGATCGCATGGGCCTGTGCGCGCGCCTGATCGAGCTCGACGAGGCCTTCGCCGATACGATCGTGCTCCGCTGGCAGCAGCTGACCGGGCGCCGCGCCGCGCACGCTGTGACGGGCGAGCTATTCCCGCTGCCGGGCGAGGCGCGCGCGCCGGCGGCCAAGTCAGGTGCGCCGCCGGCGGACCTCGACCCTGGTTCGATGTTCTGACGATCGATCCCTACTTGTCGTGACGACAACAGTTCTCGGGCGCACCCCGCGCCGAGGAACTGGATTTGCCCGAGCCTGCTGTCCCGCAGATCGCGCTGCGCGATATCGATGCACTCCTCCCCTACGCTTATAACGCCCGGACCCACAGCCCGGCGCAGGTCGATGCGATAGCGCGCTCGTTGCTCGAGTGGGGCTGGACGAATGCCGTCCTGGCCGACGGCGAGGGGGTCATCGCCGGGCACGGCCGGATCATGGCGGCCGGCGAGCTCTACCGCCGCGGCGAGACCATCCGCTTCCCCGGCGGCGCGCCGATCCCGCCGGGCAAGGTGCCGGTGATCGACTGCAGCGGCTGGAACCCGGCCCAGCGCCGCGCCTACATCCTCGCCGACAACCAGCTCGCCGCCATGGCCGGCTGGGACCTCGACCTGCTCAAGCACGAGGTCGACGCGCTCGGCGCCGAGGGGTTCGACCTGGGCATGGCCGGCTTCGACGAGAACACGCTCGCCGAGCTGTTCGACGGGGTGGTAGAGCCGCCCGCGCACCAGGCGGATCCGGATGAAGCGCCGCCGGCGCCGGACGAGCCGGTTTCACGCTCGGGTGACGTCTGGGTGTGCGGGCCGCATCGGGTGATGTGCGGCTCGTCGCTGTTGCCCGCCGACTGGGCCACGCTGATGGCTGGCGAGAGCGCCGACGTCGCATGGACCGATCCTCCATATAACGTCAGTTACGAGGGCGGCACCAAGGACCGGCTCACGATCAAGAACGACGCGATGCCGGATGCTGCTTTCCGGCAGTTCCTGCTCGACGCCTACGGCTGCATGTTCACCGTGCTCAAGGCCGGCGCGCCGATCTACGTGGCGCACGCCGACACCGAGGGGCTGAACTTCCGCGACACGTTCCGCCAGGCCGGGTTCAAGCTGTCCGGCTGCCTCATCTGGCGCAAACAGAGCCTGGTGCTGGGCCGCTCCGACTACCAGTGGATGCACGAGCCCATCCTGTATGGCTGGAAGCCGGGCGCTGCACACCGGTGGTACGGCGGCCGCAAGCGCACGACCATTATTGAATACGGCGAGGGCGGGCCGGTCACGCGCCTCGAGGACGGCCGCTGGGCGATCCGCGCCGGCGACAACCTCCTGATCGTGTCGGGGGATGCCACCCTCGAGGAGCAGCCCGGATCGGTCCTGTACCACGAGCGGCCGTCCCGCAACGCCGAGCACCCGACCATGAAGCCGGTCGGGCTGGTCGAGAAGATGCTGGGCGCGTCGGCGCGCCGCGGCGACATCGTCATCGACGCGTTCGGCGGTTCCGGCTCGACCCTGATCGCGGCCGATCGGCTCGGCATGTCGGCGCGCCTGATGGAGCTCGACCCGGTCTACGTCGACGTGATCGTGCGCCGCTGGGAGATGTTCACCGGCCGGCGCGCGGTGCACGCGGTGAGCGGGGCGTTGTTCCCGAGGGCTGTCGCAGTAGAGCACCAAATACACGGGAATGCATCGAAATAATCCCACCAAACAACAAATTTGCGGCATAATTGCTTTAGGTAATCCTTGATCAACTTCAACTAAACGAACGTATGCTGCCCTTCCTCAACAAGATGAAGCACTCGCCCGTCCGTAATTACGGCGGGATACCTGGCCTCACGAGCTGGCTCATCGGCGCGCCGAGCGACGCCGGCATGGTTCGGCTGATGGAATGCTCGCGCGAGCACCAGGAGCCCATCATCCCGCACTCGCACCGGTTCGACTTCCACTGCCAAGTGCTCGCCGGCCGAGTGCGGAACCTCGTCTGGTCGCGCGACTGCGGCGGTGACGAGTACGAGATCACGCAGCTTGTCTACTCCGGCGCGCCTGGAAAATACGAGAGCACGGCGGTCGAGCGCGGGCTCTGGGCCTGGCGCAGCCAGACCTACATGGAAGGCGATACCTATTCCATGGGCGCCGACGAGGTGCACTCGATCTTCTTCGAACGCGGCACATCGGTGCTGTTCTTCGAAGGCCCGCAGGTCCGCGAGCACTCAATCATCCTCCAGCCCGTCGTCGACGGCGAGGTAATCCCGACCTTCCGCGTTGAACCGTGGATGTTCAAGAAAGGCGGTGTCGCGTGACATTCGCCTTCAAAGCAATGCAATTCGCGCGCCGCGTGCACGCCGCTCAGCAGCGCAAATACACTGGGAACCCCTACGCTGATCACTTGGCCGAAGTGGCGGGTATTGTCGCCGCTACTGGCGAGCTGCCGGGTGTCACCTTGGACACTGCTATCGCTGTCTCCTGGCTGCACGACTGCATGGAAGACCAGGGCGTCACGTTCGACGAGCTGCAGCGCGAGTTCAGCTTCGTGATCGCGTCGGGAGTGCGCGACCTGTCCGACCTCGAGACGGGCAACCGCGCCGCGCGCAAGGCCGCATCGCGCGAGCGCCTGTCGCGCGCCGAGGGGTGGATTCAGTCGATCAAGTGCGCGGACCTCATCAGCAACACATCCTCGATCGTGCGGCACGATCCGAAGTTCGCCGTGGTCTATCTCGAAGAGAAACGGCTGCTGCTGGAAGTTCTGCGACAGGCCGATCCGCGTCTGGTGCGCATGGCGGAGCGGCAGGTTGACGTGCTGGAGCGTGCGGCATGATGGGCGGCCTCGTCCCAGCCGTCCCGGCTGTTAACTGGGAGCTTCTCTATGCGGAAATGCCGCTGCGCATGCTCACATCGTCCGAGCTCGCGAGGCTCCAGGGCTTTTCACCTGAGTTCGTGTTCGTGTACGAGTCGCCCCCTTGCAAAGCATTTGCAGTTTCGCTGACCGGTCCTAGCGAGCGTGCCAAATGAGGCGCGACGAATTCACTCTGGACCTCGATCTCGGCAACGAACTGGTGATCGATAACTTCGCCGGCGGCGGCGGTGCCTCCACCGGCATCGAGATGGCGCTCGGCCGCGAGATCGACATCGCCATCAACCACGACGGCGAGGCGCTGGCCATGCACAGCGCGAATCACCCCGACACAGCCCATTACGAGGAGGATGTGTTCAACATCCACCCGGGCTTCATCACCCAGAACCGTCCGATCGGGCTTGCCTGGTTCAGCCCGGACTGCAAGCACCACAGCAAGGCCAAGGGCGGCAAGCCGAAGGACAAGAAGATCCGCGGCTTGGCCTGGGTCACCCTCAAGTGGGCCACGTTCCAGATGCCGCGCTGCATCGGCCTGGAGAACGTCGAAGAGTTCCGCGACTGGGGCCCAATCGACAGCCATGGCAAGCCGATCAAGGCCCTGAAGGGCCGCACGTTCCAAGCCTTCCTCGCCGCGCTCACCACCGGCCTGGAGCGGGGGCACCCGGACGAGCAGGAAATCTTCGACGCGCTCGGCGCCGACTTCCCGATGGAGCGCCTGCACACTGGGCTGGGTTACAAGGTCGAGCACCGGATCCTGCGCGCCTGCGACTACGGCACTCCGACCATCCGCAAGCGCCTGTTCATCTTCGCTCGCCGTGACGGCCGCCCGATCGTGTGGCCCAAGCCGACCCACGGCAATCCGAAGCAGCCCGGCTTCGTCGCGAGCGGGTTGAAGCCATGGCTCACCGCGGCCGACTGCATCGACTGGTCGATCCCGTGCCCGAGCATCTTCGAGCGCTCTAAGCCGCTGGCGGAAAAGACCCTGACGCGCATCGCCAAGGGCGTGAAGAAGTACATCGTCGACTCGGACGAGCCATTCGTCGTCGGCAATCTGGCACCGTTCCTCACCGAGCACGCCAACGCAAGCGTCCAGCGCGTAATGTCGATGGAGAAGCCGCTCAACACGATCTGCGCGGAGGTGAAGGGCGGCCACTTCGCGCTGGTGTCCGCCATGCTCGCCAAGCACTACGGCGGCGTGGTCGGGACGGGCGTCAAAGTCCCGTTCGGCACTGTGACCACGACCGATCACCATGCTGTGGTGACGAGTAACCTGGTGAAGCTGCGCGGTACCAGCAGCACGGCCGACATCCGCGAGCCGCTGCATACGATTAGCGCCGGCGGCACACACCACGCCGAGGTCCGCGCCTTCCTGATCAAATACTATAGCGAGGGCGGCCAAGACCAGCCGGCGACCGACCCGATGCACACGATCCCGACGAAGGATCGCATCGGCCTGGTCACCATCCGCGGCCAGGATTACCAGATCGTCGACATCGGCATGCGTATGCTGACGCCGCGCGAGCTGGCGCGTGCGCAGGGCTTCCCGGACACCTACGTCCTCGACCCGTACTACAACGGCAAGAAGCTCTCGAAAGCGTCGCAGATCCGCATGATCGGCAACAGCGTCTGCCCGCCGCTGGCGCGCGCGCTGATCGAGGCGAATTTCGCGCACGAGCGCGAGATGGAAGTGGCAGCATGAAGGGCCGCATCTATCTCAGCGGTCCAATGACCGGTGTCCCGCAGTTCAACGCCCCGGCATTCAATGCGGAGGCAGCGTGGTACCGGGCGCTCGGCTACGAGGTGGTCAACCCGGCCGAGGTGAAGCTCGCCAACGGCGCGACCTGGGCCGACTACATGCGTGCCGACCTACCCCTGATGATGACGTGCACGCGCATCCACATGCTGCCGGGATGGCAGATGTCGAAGGGTGCCTCTCTGGAGCACCACATCGCGCGCGAGCTGGGGTTCGAGGTGACGCATGCGCCGTCGGCGGGAGTGGCTGGATGACCCGACGCCGAATCCTCACCGACGACCAGGTGCGCGAGATCCGGAGCCTGCACCAGCCCGGAAAGCGCGGCCACGGCTACGGCGCGCTGGCCAGAAAGTACGGCGTGGGCGAGTCGACCATCCGCGACGTGATCACCTATCGGACCCGCGCACTCGTGCGGGCGTGACGGTACCGTTCCTGCAATCGAAGGAGACAGCATGGATTCCGCAACTGTAACTGTGCCGCCGGCGTCTGCGCGCGAGCGCAAGAGCCCGCGACTGGGGCTCGCCATCATCCTGGCCGTGTGCGTGCCGTTCTGGGGTGGTGTGTGGTGGGCGCTGCTATGAAGCGGTATCGTCGCGAGCTGGGCGAGGCCGGTGTCGGCGTCGTGTTCTTCCTGATGTGTGGCGTGCTCGGCTGGCTCTGCGGGCTGACGCTGGCCGCAGAAATGGTGCGATGAGCGAGGGCCAGAAACCGATCCCGGAGCAGATGCGCGAGGAGCAGGCGGAACAGCGCAAGCAGAGGAAACGGACGATGATCCTCGTCAGCGTGCCCGGCTTCCCTCCACAGGATCCCGGTCGCCTGATGCTGTGGGAGCCACGGTCGACGCCGGCCAAGGCCGCTCGCGAGATCAAGCGCCTGCAGCAAAAGATGCCGGAGTATGTCTGGACCAAGGAGCTGCTGACCAATCTGGAAGCCCAGAAGATCAAGTATAAGCCGTTCGACTCCAGGGCGCTGTACGCGCGCAATCGCGGCGAGATGCCTGCGGCGGGATCGTGACGCGAATATGGTGGCATGGACACCCTCGCCAGCGCGCCGCGCCTCTACATTTTCAAATCCGACCAGGTCAAGATCGCGCACCAGCCTGGTTTCGCGCTGTACGGCGGCCGATGGCATAAAATTCACCACGACAAGCCAGCCCCCAAGGGTGCCCCACTCAGCGCGCACCCGACTGCCGCCGGTGTGCACGCGCCCGTTGTCCTGACGAACGAGCAGATCGACCAGCTGAAGTACCCAGCTGAGAAGGCCGCCAAGAATCCCGAGATGGCGGCGTTCAACGACAAGCACCTGCCGACGCTACTGGGGCACGCCGCGCAAGGCGATGCGACCGCCATCGTCGGCAGCAAATACGGCACCAACACGCACGCGAAGAAGCAGGTCCTGGTCGCCAACTACCTGCTCGAGCAGATGGGGTCGAAGCATAAGGTCAGCCCGGGACAGGGCGCCGGCTGGCATGCGGCCGTCGAGCATGCGCCGGCGGAGCCCGCTGCGCCTGCACCAGCGGATCAAAGCCCAACCACCGATCCGACGCCGGATGCCACGCCTACATCAGCATCACCAGCCGCGGGTCTGCCGGAACTGCCGCAATTCGACCCGAACTATAAGGCGACCCCGTTCTACCAGAAGCTCGCCGCGAAGCTGAAGGACCTGGCCGACGCAGGTGACATCGAAGGCCTGAAGTCGGCCAACGACGGCAGCGCGGCCTGGCAGGGGAAGAGCCAGAACAGCAAGCAGCTGCTGCATTTCCACCTCGACCTGATCGACGCGCTCCAGGGCGCAGCGCCGGCCGTTGCAGAGGAGCCTGCTACGCC